GTGGATTTCCTCTTGGACGGGTGGTTGGCCGCGATTGAAGTGGGCCGTTTTGTCGGTTGTGCCCTGAGCCTCTGCGCCTGTCTATTTTCGTGCAGGGGCTTCTACACGCGCGCCTCAACATTGGGGCGTGAGTGCTATTCGGCAGGATGTAGTGAGGGGGCGAGGAAGTGATGGAGGAGAGATGCGCGAACCGAGGATCTACCGATCCACTCGGTCCGCGCGGAGCTTGGGAAGCTACTACCGGCCGGGGCCGAGCTGGCCAGCCTGCATGCGCTTCAGTTCGTCGTAGATCGCCGCGCGCAGCGCGGTCGCATCGGGGGCGACCGGGCCCGAGGGCACGCCGCAGAGGAGCGAGTCGGTCGCGCAGACCGGGATGCCGAACATGCGCATCTTGACCTCGAGGTAGAACGCCGCCGGGTCCACCGTGATGGGGAGGACATTGAACGGATCCGGTCCGATCACGACGCCCGTGGGGACGCCCGTGGTGACCGTCAGCTTGCGGCTCTCGTCGCGCGCATTGATCATGAGCACGGCCATGTACGGCTTGAAGCAGTTGCAGATCGGCTGACCGAAGGTCGTCGCCTCGTTGCCGAAGATCTGCGACATCGACGGCGCGTCGCTGAGGTTGCCGAGCACGTACGTGAAGTTCGAACCTCCACCGAAGACGGCCGTGAGCGACACGCGCTCCAGGATCGCCTTGATGATGCGGGTCTCGTAGCTGCCCGAGCCCGAGAGGGTCGCGAACACCGAGTTGACCGCGTCGCCAGCGGTGCCGCCCACGCCGGAGGCCGGGATCGGCGCGAAGGGCGTGACCGGCGAAACGCGGTTGATCAGGCCGACCGGTTCGATCGAGTGACCGAAGCACAGGAAGAGCTGCCCGCGATCGACCGGTGCGCCACCGGCGTACAGGTTCGACTGCGTGATGTTGCTCTGCTCCCAGATGCCCGCGGGCGCGCCCGGATCGCTCTGACCCACGGCGAAGAACGACGGGAACTGGTTGCCGACATTCGGCGTCAGCACGAGCTGACCCGCAGCGTTGAGCACCAGCAAGAGGCGGATGGTGGACCAGCGCTCGACCATGAGCGCGGAGGGCGCGTCGGCGAAGAGCGGATCGCAGCAGGCACCGAACGACCGGCCAGGAATCAGTTCCTGGTTGCCCTGGATCATGGGGTACGTGCGCGCGCTTTGACCGAGATACGCGGCAACCGAATTCAGAGTGTCGCTGCTCATGGTGGATTTCCTCTTGGACGGGTGGTTGGCCGCGATTGAAGTGGGCCGTTTTGTCGGTTGTGCCCTGAGCCTCTGCGCCTGTCTATTTTCGTGCAGGGGCTTCTACACGTGCCGCATCTCTGGACGTCGCCTGTTCAGCGGCCTCGCATCATGAGGTTGATGCCCTGCCTGCTCACGTGTCCCGCGGGTGCGATCGCAGGCGGTGCATTGAGTTGCACCGGTGCTTGAGCGGGGAGCGGCGCCGAGATCGCAGGCGCAGCCACGAGCTGCTGCGCAGACGTCTGCAATGGGGCAGGCGCCGGGACAGGCTCGGCGATCATCGTTTCGAACAGCGCCTGGAGCAGGTTCGCCACGCCACCTGCGGCGAGACCGATCGCGATTCGAGGAGCCTTCTGATTGACGGCGAGGCCGGTGCCCGTCGCAACCACTCCTGTGAGAGTCGCCTTCATCGGATGCGACATGCGCGTGTCGCGCATCGCCATCGCGCCGAGGATGGTCGCGCCACCGGCCCAGCCGCCGATGATCGCCATGTCCGTGAAGAATGACCGGGCCCCCTGCGTGGTCGGCGCGGGGGGCCGATAGCCGCCGCCGTATCCCGGCTGACCGAGCATCTCGGCCTGTCGCCTTTGTTCGGCCGCAGCTTCTGCTGGGGCCGCGTAGGGCGATGCGTTCCGTCGGATGCCGTACATGCCGTAACCGTCACCGTCGTTGTCGTGCATGGGAATGTCCTCGATGCCGTGAGAGGTCACGGTGTAATTGCGTCCGCGATGGGATTGCTCGATGCGCATTTCGCCCCGGTCGTTGTGGACCAGAACGGGCATGTACTCTTCGGCGAGTGCGGGATCGGTCTTCTGGAGTTCTTCGAAGTTGATGTGCCGGTAGACGTCTTTCCGCGGCTCATTTTCCTCGACGTGCTTCTTGATGTAGCGGTTCTCAGGCATCGGCCCGAGCTCCACCTCGAAGCGCGGCTTGCGCACGTCCCACGCACGGCACTCGATCTCCGTGGGTTCGATGCCATCGTGCAAGGCCCGGTACGCCTCCGCGGCAGCGCGGATATCGGCGGGCTTGCAGTGTGGCGCGCGACGCTTCGCCATGGGTGTTAGCGGTGAGCGCCCGGCGAGGAAGGAGCGGACAGAACCCATGCACCGGCGGCGAGGAGAGCAAGAATTCCCAGCGTCATCGGCACTGACACGCGCATCGGCGTCGTGACCGGCTGAATCGTCACCGGAGGACGCGCTGCGGCAGCCGCCTGACTCGGCGACATCGGCATCGGATCGACACCCGGCCGGAAGGTCCCGGACCACGTGCTGTCTTCGCGCAGACTCTGCGGCGCCGACTGCCACAGAGGCAATACCGCGTTGTCCGGCAACACCAGAGTGGTGCCGTCCACCGACGAATGCCATGGCGCTGGCGCCTGCGGATCAGGATCCACCGCGTCCACGTAGAACGCGAACCAGATGATCTGCCGCACAGCCTCGTGCGTGATCGAGCGCTCGTTCGCTGCCAACGCCCATTCTTCGGCGCGCGTCGTCTGATGCGTCATGCAGAGCAGCGCCCAGAGAATGTCGGCGGTGTCGTCGTGCCACAGGCCATCGACCGCGATGTCGGATCGCGAGCGCGCATTGGCCGACAGCACGCCCCACACATCGCCCCAGACACGCGATGTCGTCCGCGGACAGCTTCCGCTGTTCGAACGGCCGTAGATCGCAGGCAGGAAGTGGTTCTTTGCCTTGTCCTGGAACATGCGCAGGACGACATCCCACTGCGTGATGGTGACGCGCGGACCCTCGGGGGTCTGCACGACCCACCATGCGGAGCCTGGATCGCCGAGGCGGAAGTTCGGTGCTGCCGGGTACGTCATCGTGGTCTCCTACCGCCGCGCCGCGTGGCTGGGAGAATGGGGAGAAGGACCGTAGCCGTGTCCGGGCGGCCCACCCGGTCCACCTCCCGGCCCGCCGGGATGGCCGGGGTGACCATCCTTCTTGTCCTTGGTGTAGTAGGCCACTCCGGCCACACCCAGAAGAATGGCGCCGCCGAGCAACCATTGATTGCGCGTCAGGCCCATGGTGCGATCTTCGAGCTTGATGTCCTGGTCAGTGCCTGCGGTGCTCACCGCGGGCGTCATCGTGACTCCCTGTCCCTGTGCGGCGGGAGTGCTCGGCGTGGTCGTCGTGATCGCCGGAGATCCGCCGCCCTGCGAGAGAGGCGTCGCGACCGGCGTCGTGTCGGGGTTCCACGTGTAGAACTTCCCGAGCTCGGCGGCGGCAGGCGCGGGCGCAACATGGCGCCACGGCGGCGGCGTGATCTGATTCAGCATCGACGCGGTGGCGAGTTCGATCTTACCCATCGCGGCGGCGAAGCCGATCGTCGAATGGCGTGCGGCCCAGATCGCGGCCTTGAGGGTCTCGAAGTTGATCCGTCCATCCTTCACGGTCAGCTCGATCTGATCGAGATGGAACTGGAGACCATGCAGAGCATCGTCTCCGACGGTGCTCGCGCGCTGGTTTTCAACCCAGCGCCAGAGGGCGGCATTGGTCACCGGTCCCCAGTTGGCATCGTTGCCGATGGCGTGCCAGTCGAAGCGGATCTCGGCAACATCACCGCGTCCGCCGCCGTAGGCATGCTCGTTCGGATTGAGCGCGCCGATCACGGGTGCGTTGCGTGACAGCGCCAGGAAGTACTCCGTGAGCTGGTTCTGGAGCCGCTTGACGAACGCATTGCCGGTCGTCGCGACCACGGACTGCTCGGAGGCGCCGCGTTCGACCCACCATGCGGACATTGCGGTGGCGGAGTTGTAGTTCGGAGCGTTGCTCGGGAATGCCACGGTGGACCTCGTTGTGCGGGACGGCGTTGATCGAGAAGAGACGACTCTCAGCGAGGCGCGAGTTTCCTCAGCGCGCGACGGGATAGTACGGAGACTGGCCCGAGGGGTTCGGCAGGTTCGACCCGCCGCGATGTGACTCGTTCTCGCCACCACGCACGCCATAGGGGCCGTGCGCGGGCTCTTCCTTGGAAGACTTGCGGTAGATCACCACTCCTGCGATCACCGCAGCGCCGAGTCCGGCGACGACCCATGGCGACACCGTCATCTTCGCAGCGACAACGGGCGTGGCGGCGGCGGGCGTCGCGGTGATGTTGGTGGCCCCGGGAGCGGACTCGGTGACAGCCGTCTGTCCCGAGGCATGCACCAGTTCGCGAGCCTGATTCTCCCAGCCCCCAGCCGTGCCCGATGCAGCCACGCGATCCAGACCCATCGCGGCCTCGGCGGCGTTGACCGCCTCGGTGATGCCTCGGTATCCCTGCTCGAGACCGATGTTGCGAGTCTCTTCGAGCAGCGCGGTGGTTTGCGCGTTGTTGAGCAGGTAGGTGAGGCGATCGACGTCCGAGAGGCCGTTCCACGAAGCAGCGCTCAGGCCGCCGACGATCGACATCGGCGCGATGTCGATCTGTCCCGAAGCGCGGAGGCTCTGCGGGTCTGCGAGTCCCATGCCCGGTCGCGAGAATGCATCCATCCTGGCGATCCGCGCGGCCTGGGTGAGCTGTGACGCCTGCTTCCACAACCGCTCGTACGTCGCATAGTCGTTGCGCGCGAGAGCGGCGTGCATCGCCACATCCAGGGCACGACCCTGATCGGTGAGCGTGTTGGCGCTCGCGGTCAACTGGCCCGAGGCGCTGGTCTTCTGCTGGAATGTCCCGGCATTCTTCCCGAAGAGCCCCGTGATGGCCGACCCTCCCGAGCGGAGCGGGCTCTTGTACTCGGTGGCAGCGGCAAAGCCCGTGGCCCTGACGGGCGGCGGGAAGCCCATCGACGTGCAGTACGCGTCCATCTCGTTGATGGCACGATCGAAGTCCAGGCGCGTGACCGGAGGCGTACGCAGGCCGCGACGCAGCGCTTCGACCTTGTTGTCGAAGGGCATGCGCGACCACGTGAGGCAGTCCAGGCCGATGAGCAGGAGCGCACGGCCGCCGCGTGCACGAGCCTCCGCTTCCGCGGCGGCGATGCCGGGGTTGATCTGGCCGGACGGCCCGAGCGGAAACGCGGGACGCGCGCCACCCGGAAGAGCCATACCCGACGGCCCGAGCGGGAAGCCCGGACGGGCGCCTCCCGGAAGAGTCATGCCCGATGGCCCGAGCGGGAACGCGGGACGCGCGCCACCCGGAAGAGCCATCCCACTCGCCTGCGGCTTGCCAAACAGCGCTCCTGAAGCCATCGCGACACTTCCTTCCGGCGCATTTGCAGCGCAGTATTCATCGATTCTCGAAACAGCGAACTCGTAGCTGAAGTTGGACCCTGCGGGCACATGCAGTCCGCGCGCGACCTGGATGCGTTTGTCGGCATCGCTGAGTGCGAGCCATGCTGCACAGTCGTGGAAGTCCTTGCCCATCAGCATGAGGGTGCGACGGCCTTGTTCCTGCCGCTGGAATGCGAGTGATTCCGCGAATGGATGGCGCGGGTCAGCCGCCTGCGGCTGCCGGGGCACACAGCCGCCTGCGCAGCGCCCTCCGGTGCCGAGGGACTGTCCCGGGAAACATACGCCGCATCCTGTGCAACCCGACATGGGGTTACCGTATCGGAGGCGGAGTCTGTCGACTACTTTTGTGCAGGGGCAGTTTGCGGTGGCGAGGTCGTGGCCGCGAAGATGCTGATTGGAACAGGCTATCTCTTCGGCGGCTGGGTCGCGAGAAGCGACGCTGCAAACTGCGCGAGAGCTGCGTCTGTCGGATCGCACGTCGGACACGACGCGAGGAACTGCGCGAGAATCGCCGCATCCTCCGCGCTGGGCTGAGCATTCGAAGGGGCTGCTGTACCGGTGACCACCGGTGCTGAGCGTCGTCAAGCCATTCGCGAATCTCCCAATGAAGATTGTTGGTGGAGTGGAGCAACGCGTCCGCCACGCCTGCCTCAGATGGCGAGCGAACGGACGCGATCGGCCTACTTCTTGGAGCGATTCATGATGCCGATGGCGAGACCGAGCACGGCGCCGCCGAGCGCGAAGTACGACACGAGGTCGGATCGTACCTGCATCTGGTGCGGCGTGAGCTCGGCCGCGGGCGCCGGAGTGATGGCGGTGGACTGACCACTGGGGAAGATGTTGTTGCGCATGGGGATGATCCTTGTCGAGTGAGCGATTCGTTGACGGTTTCGAAGCGATTCTTGGAACTACCGGTGGCAGTTCGCGACGCCGATGGCGAGGCCGAGAACAGCGCCGCCGAGGGCGAAATACGAGATGAGATCGGACCGGACCAGCATCTGGTGCGGCGTGAGCGTGTCCGCGGGAGCGACCTGACCAGAGGGACGCGGATTGGGAGTTCGCGCAGTTTCGCGCTGCGCGTTCGCAGCCTTGTGCCGGGCGGCTTCGATCGCAGTCGCGTGCGCGGCTTGTTCCGCGCGATTCCAGTCAGGCCTTGTGAAGGCGCGGCCGTCGGTGCCCGCAAGCAGCCGCGACACGAACTCCACATCGAACTGATTGAGTCCGCGCGGGCTAGCCTGGACGTTGCCGCTCGGGGTCGGGAACCTGCATGCCATCGATGAAGGCTCTCAGATGCTTAGAGCGCCGTCATCTTTCGCGCAGTCCGCGCCGCGCGCTACAGCCGTGTGGCGGCGCGGCTCGCGAACTTGTGCCAGAGCGGCGAGCGGAGAAAATCATGAAGCAATTCTGGCGAGGTTGGAGGGGTCAGAAGCCCTTCCCAGATCGTGCCGACGATTGCATCGCCCTTCCGGTTGTTCATCTTCATGGCGAGCGCGAGCGCCTGATTGATGCGATCGCGCCGCGTGGCATCGCTGATGCCATGTTCGAGCACCCATCGAGGCACGTCGTGCTGCTGGTGAATACCGCCGGTCGTCGACCCTCGAGCGTCGGATGGATTCGCATGCAGGGGCGGTGCTGCGTGCGGCGGCATGCCAGCGGGCGCCGGACGTCCACTCGGTCCACTCGGCCCGAGCGCGGGATGCGCGTCTTTCTTGCGCGTGACCGCGATCCCGATGCCCACCGCTGCCGCGACTGCGAGGCCACCCAGAATCCAGGGGACGTAGTTCGTCGAGCTCGCGGCTGCGGGAGGCGTTGCTGGTGTGGCACTGGTGTCGTCGGGCGTCGCATTCGTATCCGGCGTTGTCGCCGGTGCAGGCGTCGGTGTCGTGCCCACCGGTGTCGCCGTTTCCGGCACGAGCGCCGGTGCTTGAGCGGGCTGCGCGGGCGGCGGCGCGGTCGGCTCATCGGGGACCTGCATCACGTCCGTGGTCCGGGTGCCATCCGAAGAGAGCGCTGTGACCTGCGGGGGCGCTGGCGATTGATTGGTGTTCACCGGAATCGCCGGACGCTCGAGCCACTGCGGCAGTTGCGCACCCGGAGCGAGCGAGACGCCGCCCAGCGTCTGGATCCACAAAATCGCTGGATCAGTCCGACGCACACGGCGACGGGCATTGGTCGGCCCCTCGGTCAGATCGACATTTCTCGGCTGGTTGTATGCGAGCCAGAGGGCGATCCGATACGTTTCGGCGGTGATTCTCCGCGCTGCGGCGTCGGCCTGGATCTGTGCGAAAGCCGTCGCCGGTACCGCCATGACCGTCTTGCCGTACGCCCAGAGCGCGCGCAGCGAATCCGGTCCGAGGACGCCATCGATCCGCACTTGATGAGGCGTGACGCCATCGAAGGTTCGAGTACCAGACGGGACGCCATTGAACAGCATCATCTGGATCTGGACCGTCGTCGCCAATCCGTCCGTTTCGATGAGCTGAGCGACGCCGTTGCGCGCCACTCGCCACCACGCGTCGCCGAAGGTGCTGGTACGGAAGTTTGGAGCTTGTGGGTACGTCATTGCGAGTCAGCGCCTCCAAGCGCATCTGAGCTGGAATCCCAAGGGTTCCGGTGCGTGCGAGCCACTGGTTTGGCCCGCATGGCGAAGTAGGCGATGCCGCCCGCCAGCGTGAGCCCGGCGATGCCCAGCCCTACATAAAGCAGGGCGTGGCTCTTCTCGGCTGCGGGCGTGACTGCGGGTGACGCTGGCGTTGCCGTCGTAGTGGTCGTCGTTGTCGGCGGCGCAGCCACGATCGGCTCTGCTGTCGTTTCTGAATGGGCCGCTTGAAGCCGATTGATCAGATCGGTCAACGCCTGGATCTGCTGCTGGTTTTCTCGCTGTATGGCGAGCGCATCTTCCGCCGTGGTCGCCTGCGCGGATTCGTCCATCAGATGGCGCAGCGCCTCGGCCGCCTGGATGTTCAGGCGGCCGATCGCCAGGGAATTGTTGGACTGAATGACTGCCGCGATCGTGTTTGCGCTGACAGTAAGAGCGTCCGCTGCCGCCGTTGCGATCGCGGTATTGGTTCGCTCCCTCGCAGCGGTCACTTCGGCAGCAGTCGTAGGCATGTGGCGCTCTAGCGGACCCCGTACTGGGACGCGTATGCGCCGGGCGGGTAGCTCGGCAGCGATGGATTGTGCTTCGGCTCATCCTTCTTGCGCAGCGCGAGATAGGCGACGCCGCCGACTGCCGCCACGCCAACCACGCCGAGACCGACGTAGAGCATGGTCTTGTTCCTGGCAGCGGCAGCCTCTTCGGCGGTCGGTGCGGCGGTCAGGCCTTGCGTGAGCGTGACGGTGGGCGCCGGAGGCGCAGCAGCGAGTTCCGCCAATCGCGCCGCCAGAGATGCCTGGAGAGTCGCGACGGCGTCCATCTGAGCCTGGGCCGCAGGGGTGATCGTTCCACCCGCCGCCGCCGCTGCCCGGGCATTGTCGAGTCGCATCGCCTCCAGGCGCTCCGCTGATTGAATGCGGAGGCGCTCGAGCGCCGTCGCATTGCTCGATGCGACGATCGCCGTGATCGTACCGGCCGTCGTGCCGAGAGCTTCGCCTGCCGTGGTGGCGATGCTCGTGATGGTGTGCTGGCGTTCGAGCGCCACTTGTCGATCGGCATCGATCTGCGCGTTCCGCGTCGCCGTTGCCTGGGCACCTGCGACCGCGGCGGCTTGCGCTTCGACAGCGGTCAGCGGCCGAGGTGGCGGGGGCGGCGGCCGGGGCGGAGCGGGAACGGTGACGCGAACGGTCGCCGTCTGTCCCGACGGCCTCGGGCCGTAGCCCGCTGGAATTCCATACATGTTGACAGCTCCTGCGGCGTGAGTGATCGGTCCGAGCGGGCTGCTGCCTTTGCTCGGCAGTGGGGCGGAGGTCTTGGTCGCCATCGGCGTGACCGGCGTCGGTGGCTCCGCATACGGCATCGCCTTGACGGGCTGCGACACGGCGTCCACTGGGGCGGGCGGTGGCGGCGCGGCGTACGCGACCTGAGCGACCGGACCGGCGGGCTGCTGAGGAATCATCGCCTGCGCGACAGACCCCTGCGGCGCGCCGGGCTGGCTCGGAAGAGGCTGGAATGCCAGCGGCTTCGGAGGCGCCGGGGAACGCGGCTGCATGATCTGCGGACGCGGCTGCTCCGGCTGATTCGGGTAGCGCTGCTCGGTCGTCGGCGGGGGCGGCGGCGGAATGAGGGGAAAGTTCCCCTCCGGCGGACCGGGCAGCCGCGGCTGCGACTGCTTGGTCTCCGGCGTGGGGAACAGACGTCCGCGGCCGGGCGTGCGAGGCAGCTCCTGCAAGGTGTTGTTGGCCCGCGAATACTCGCGCTTTGCCAACGAAAGGGTGCAGCCGACATTCCCATGCGTGTTGCCGCGCATCCCGAAGCGCACTCGCAAGCATGCGCTGGGTCCCGGGCAATCGCCGCCCTCACAGCCAATCGCGCTGGCGCATCCGGGGCAGCAGTTGATGCCTCCCGACGCAAGAATTCCAGATGCTTCCGGGCCTGGGCAACGTCCTCCGCTGCATGCCCCACGCGTGCCGCAGGCACCACACATGTTGGCCGAGGAATACGCGTCGAAGTTCATGTTGACCATATGGGCTCTGATCTCCTCAAAAGGCACTATCTCACTGGTGCGGTCGCTTGTCGCGATGCAGCCACCAGTAGCCGCCTGCGCCTGCACCAAGGACCACGACACCACCGACGACCCACGGCCATACCTTGCGCGGTGCGGGCACGATCTCGGTCAGTTGCACGACCTCGTTGTGCGCTGGCAGGATCTCCAACGCAGGCGTCGTTGATGTCGCTGGCGTCGTTGTCGATGGGGGCGCTGCTGGCGTCGAGGTCAATGTCTGCGTCGCGGTCTCCGTGACGCCCTTGCCAGGGGTCGTCGACGTCAGGACAGCCATTATGTTCAGGACCGGCGGATTCACGGCTCCTCTGACTTGGGCGCCCTGACTGGCGCAATACGCATCGACGAGGACTCGGCGGCGATCGCCTTCCGCCGGATCGATGCCACGGTTCACCGAGGCCGACCGGAGTCGGATCGTTCGCGCGGCCGGATCGCTGATTCGCGCCCAGGCATCGCAGCCCATTCCAAGGTCGCTCAGGTAGGTCTGCCCGGCATTCGGACCCTGCACGGTAGGCCGACCGCCGCGTTGGAATCCTGGCGGGTCAGGGATCGGAAGGCGAGCGTTATCAGGGTGACCTTCCTCGCCGGGAAATCCTGGTCCGAGTCCGCCAAGCCAGCCGAGCGCGAACGATGGTTTGTACCGACCGAGGTCGTCCTTGAAGTTGCCATCGGGCGCGACGTCATGCGTCCGTGACGCGTCCCAGATCGTGAGACCCGCACCGATCACGGCGCCCGCAACAGCGGAGATGCCGTACGTCGCTCCTGCGAGAGCGGCGCCAATGGCACCGACGGCCGCAGCGGCCATCTGCACATTCGGATCGGCGGCACCCTGGTCTGCCGCGCGATTCTCCTGCCCGGCGAGGAGCTGTCGATAGAATGCATCGGGACCGCCTGCGTTCTGGATCCAATGCAGATTCTGCTGAATCACGAACTTGCGGCTGTCCACGATGATCTGTTCAGGCGACCGACTCTCGAGATCTCCGATCCATGCCTGGAGCCACGGCAGATAGGCGCGCAGCGGCGCCCAGACCGGCAATGGAACGAACGGATTGAGGTCGTCGGTGATGACGAGTGCCAGATGCGTGGTGATGCGGAGCGCCTCCACGAACATTCCGTAATGCCAGTCGAGGTTCGCGCAATTCGCGTGCATCGTGACAGATCGCTGGATGGCGCCCCAGGCCGTGTCGACTGCCGTTTCATCGGCGCGCCTTGGCGGCGCGGGTCCACAAAGGACACCTCCGCCGCTCGTGACGACACCGGTGACGAATCCCATGAATGCAGCCGGGCTGATCCACCTCGGACATTCGAAGTCTCGATTGGTACGGCACCAATTCTCGGGGGACAGAGGGGCGTTGCTCCCGCGTCCAGTGCTCGGATCAGTTCCGGGGAGAATCTCTTGCGGCAGATCGCCCATCACGAAGGGCCGGTTGATCCGATTCCTCGAGGTACGGACGTCTTCGAATACGTCTGCGGGCCGTCCCTGGGCGTCCAGGCGGCCCTGCGAGTCCACGTAGACACCGACTGATTGCCGGAACTCGCTGGGATGCATCTCCGCCACACGGCGTCCGAGAGGGTAGTCCTGGAGGAAGATCTGACGCGCCAGCATTGGAATGCTGCCGGTGAAGTCCTCGGCGTGCACCTGCTCGCCATCCAACAAACGAATGCCACCGGCTGTCGGGAAGCTCTCGTTGGCCCGGTACCAATGCCCGCCGCCATAGTTGTCGTAGGCGGAGTATTCGCTGCTGCTACTCGCGGGGGGCCCGGAGAGGGACGCCCGGTATCGCATGCGTGCGAGCGGGTCGTTCTCCCACAGGATGTTCATGGCGTTGTAGGCGTTGGCGATCGCGAAGGTGACGGCTACGAGCAGCGCAACCTGTGCGGCATGACCACCAGCGTCTGCATCGCGGACTCGCTGCGGATCGATCGCGGCAGAGGCCTGCCGGATCCATGCACGCGCGAGCTCGACATCCGCCCAATGCAGGATATCCCAGGATCCGTTCGGGTCCACGGTGGCACGGTCACCGTCAACGCGTGCGCGGATGTGAATGAGCTGCCAGACCGCTGCCATGAGATGCCTCCGCGTGGACGTGCCTACTCAACGGACGGGCACGTCACGCGAAAGGCATCCTCGTTGGAACGGACCGACGGGACGGAACGACTAGCGACGGCCGCCGGGACGATCGCCCGCCGGACGGTAGCCGTAGTGACCCTGGCCACCACGGGTGTAGTGGTAGCGCGGATTCTCGTAGGGGTTGTCGTGCGCCCCGGCACCGAGGGCCTTGCGGTCCTTCATGCTCTTGATGGCGTCGCCGATGGCATGGCCGAGGACGGCGCCGAACGCGCCAGCGACAACGGTGCCGACGGCGAGCGCCGCGTACTCGGAGCCGCGGAGGTTGAGGGGTTCGGTCGTGGTCGTGTCAGTCGTGGTCGCGTCGGGCATTTTCGTCTCCGTCAATCGATCGTTTGAGAGCCTGTGGGAAACAGAAGGCGTGCGAGGCGCTCGATAGGCGAGCGCGATGAACTAGCCCTGGTGGCGGTTCATGATGCCGATGGCGAGGCCGAGGATGGCGCCGCCGAGCGCGAAGTACGACACGAGGTCGGATCGCACCTGCATCTGGTGGGGCGTCAGATCGACGGCAGGCGTCGCGGTGACGGCCTGTCCCGAGGCCTGGACCATGGAGCTGGAACCGATGCGGCTCGAGTAGCCAGCGGGTGCAGTCGTCGTTGCGTACATGCGATCGTCCTCGTGGTTGGAGTCTGGATGTCAACTCTCGGCCGAGAACTCTTCGCTGTCTATTTTCGTGCAGGCGCACTGGCGCAGCTATGCGGTGATGCCCACGTTCGCTTGCTGACCTGTTCGTTCCGCGGCGCGATAGGGGTTCTCGCCGAGCCGTGCGTCGACGATTGTGGTTTCCACCCATCGCATCCGACCGTCGACGCTGGCACGCACGGTCATGTGATTGAGGGCGGCCCCTTTCTGGAAGATCCACCAGACCCAAGCCTCGATGCCCAGCAAGCGCAGCAGAGCCACCGCCACGACGCCAAGATCGTTGCAGTTGCCTGCCCTCCCACGACTGGCGATCGTGTAGAGACCGCTCTGGTACCACTCGCCCGGCGGATCCGGGATGTAGCCGAGATGCTGCACGTAGTTGAGCACTGCCATCGCGCGCTCAGTCTCGGTGTTCAACCCCTCCCCGATGGTGGCTGCCAGCCCCTGAATGATGGGCTGCTGCATCGTGATGTGGACGAGAATGTCCTGCATGCGCAGGCGATCATCCGCCTGGGTGGTGTCCGGGATCCGATAGGGCTTCGAGTACGGGTCGAGTAGACGCGTCGCGATGTCCGGCGAAAGCCGCGGCAGTACGTCGTATGCGTCCTGGAGTTCCGCAGGAGTCTGCCACCGGATCATCGGACCTACCGATGCGCCGGGGTCGGATCGCGCAACATCCACCAGCCGAGGCCGACGACGCCCACCGCGCCTGCAACGAGAAGCACGGGGACCAGTGGGCTACTGCGCACGACGGCAGGCGGTGCCATCGTCTGGCGGAGTATAGCGTCTTGATTTGTGCCTCTGCCATCGAGCATGGACTGGTTCTGGCAGTAGACGTTGATGGCGGCGATCTGCGCCGGGATCGGGTTCGCTCTCGGGGCTTCTGATGGATCGCCAGAACGTGATGGCGGAATGAGAAGAGCGAGCCGAGTGCCCTGGTCATCGGCGGTGAGTGCGCTCCACTCGTCGCATGTCAGGCCGAGGCTCGCCAGGAGCGTCGCCGGTGTTTGCACCGGAATCGGTACTTGGGTCGTGGCCTGCACAGACCGAAGAGCACGCGCTTCGGCAAGAATTCCAGGCGTTCCGTCGCTGCCCGTAGCGCGCACGGACCAGAAGTAGGAACCGGCTGGCACTCGCATTGTGAGCGAGAGGCCAGTGAGCATCATGCCGCCACCTGTTCCCGTGATGCACCCGAGCTGGAGATCGGCATCGAGACACAGACGGAACTCGTAGTTCTGCGCTCCATCCACCGCTGCCCAGTTGAAGGACACGTCGGCATCCGCCACCACAGGGACGCCCGCAAGCGGGTTGCCCAAGACCGGGGCTGGCAACGGCCCGGTCCGTGGCGGCGAAGCTGCTGGAGTTCCCCCTTTGGCACCACCACCACCGACCAGAGTGAAAGTGCTCGTGCTCGAGGGCAGAAGCGTTGTCGCGCCCACGAACGCCGCTCGCGTGGAGACGATGCCGCACTGCGCATCGATGACCCGGCGCCGACGGTCGGCTTCCTCGGGAGAGAGATCGGGATTCGACGAACGGAGCCGAAGCGTCCGAGCGGCTGCGTCGGTGATTCGCGCCCAGGCCGGACACCCCATCCCCATCGTATGCAGGTACTGATCGGCTTCGCTCAACGGCGTGGGTGCGCCGGGCCGCGCGTCCCGGATCGCGGGAACGGTGCACCAATCATGGTCCGTCATCCAGGCGGCCATGTCCGCATCGGTCGCGAATCCGCCCGGGGGCGTCACACAGAATCGACGCTGGAATTCCAGGGCTGCTGCATCACGGCCCATCACGATCAGCTCGCGCGCCATGGCATCCGACAGCTCCGACGGAAGCTTCTGATTGCCGAATCCGAGCATCAGCTTGAGGGCAGCGCGCGAGACATCGCGCACGGTGTCGCTCGCCGGGGCTTCACACCAGACATGGCTTCGCGCCCAGGCTGCTCGGGCGGCCTCGTTGATGAACCCTGCGTCGGGCAGGGTGCACCAGTCGTGGAGAAACTGCGCGCGTCGCTGATCGAGCGGCATCACGAGCAGCCATTGCACATGGGCATCGTTGAAGACGACGCCTCGGCCGTTGTCCTTGTTCTGCTCGGGCAGATCGGTGACGTTCAGGCTGGCCCGCAGTTGCTCACGGCGGCTGACGATCTGTCCCGACGGCTGTGGTCCGAGTCTCTTCTGACCAGGGAATACGATACCGGCCCTGTTTCCAAGTCCCGGAGCCAAGATGCCCGCTGGCGAGGTCCCCGCGGTCGAAGGAAAGAGGCGACCGCGCCCACAGGGCTTGCAGGGTTCCATGCGCCCATCGTCTGGCGACACCGCAGAACGGTCAACTTTCACGCAGATTGCGCGACTCTTGCCTCAGCCGACCAGTCCGAGATCTTTCCCGTGGGCAGTCCCCACCGAGCCGTCTTCCCAGCGGACAGTCGCGTTCATCATTGGGCCGGACCCCTCGAGCGAGAGGATCGTGCCGCGGCGCCCGGCGCCCCGTCCAAGCTTGGTCACCCGACTGCCGATGAACGAATGCGACGGGTTCGAATGCGGACCCGGGCCATCACTCTTCGGCCAGAGCCACCATGCAGCGCCCGCCAGCGCGGCAGCGCCGAGGATCCATGGCACTGCCGAGGCCTTCGCCGCCACCTGTGGCGCCGCGGGCGTCGTCGGCGCTGGCGCCGAGGTCAAGGCTTCCACCGACGTCTGAAACGGTGCTGCCACGGACGCGCCGAGCAACCGACGCACTCCAGCGGAGTGACCGACGGTGCCATCTTCGGCGATGCCGCGCACAGTCCAGTAGTAGGTTCCCGCTGGAATACTCACGGTGAGCGTGCTCTGCGGCGCAGGCAGACGTCCCTGTCCGGTTAGGCAACCGACCGTCATGCCGGGATCGGTACAGACCACCAATTCATGGCCTGCGGCACCGGGCACGAGCGCCCAAGAGAAGGTCACGAGGGTGTCGGGATCTGCATGTGTCATGTCCGCAGGCGCAATCAGCGTCGGCGGTGGCAGGGGTTGCCCGGGCGGGGTCGTCGTCGTCGCGGACGGCGCGGCCGACGCGAGATGGCGGACTTCCGATGCCGGACCGAGCGTGCCGTCGGCGGCGATCGCGCGCACGCGCCAGAAGTAATCGCCTGCGGGCACCGCGAAGAGAAGCATCGTCGCGTCCGGCGCTGCCGTCCGACCGTTGCCGCTCTGCAAACACCCCTGGGTCATGGCGGCATCCGTGCAGACCTGGACCTCGTAGCCGGTTGCATTCGCCACGGAATTCCAGGAGAACGCCACGGTTCCATTCGCGACGACGAGAGCCGCATCGGTCGGCCCTGCGAGGGTGGGAGCCGCGAGGCTTGGTGAGGCGGCAGGCGCGGCCGACGCCAGATGGCGTGTCGCGGAGACCGGCCCCACGGTGCCGTCAGCGCCGATGGCGCGCACGTTCCAGAAGTAGTCGCCCGCGGGAACAGCGAAGGTCGTGTTCAGGCCTGTGATCTGTGCCGCGCCACCGGGCAGGCATCCCTGGGTCATGGCGGCGTCGGTGCAGACCCGCACCTCGTAACTCGCTGCGCCGCGAACCGTCTTCCACGAGAAGGTGACGTTGCTGTTGGCGAGGACGCGGTTCGCGTCACCGGGAGAGAGCAGATCCGGCACTTCCATGAGAGGCGCGCCGCCGGGTGCCCGGACAGTGCTGAGGGCGGGAGGCGGGCACCAGCGATGACTGTCCGCCCACGCCTGCCGCAGCGCTTCGGAGGCGAAGCCCTCCGCGGGCGGCGTGCAAAAGGGCTGGGCGCGGAACCACGTCGTGCGTGTCGGGCCATCCATTGCCAGCAGCGCAGTCACATCGGCATCGCTGAGTTCCGGCGGGAGGTCGTGGACATCGAGCCGGAGCATCAGAGTCTGCCGAGCCACCGCAGGCCCCGAGGTCCGGGCGGCCAGCCACGCGGCGCGGGCGTCATCATTCGCGAGCAGACGACTGACCTCGTCATCGCTCATCTCTAGCGGCACCTCGACCCCGCCAAGCTTTCGTTTCAGCGTCTCGCGCGGGGTCTCGACCTGACCCGCGGGACGGACGGTGCGACGAAGCGGCGCGGGCGTGCTCTTGCCGAAGAGTGATGGGGGCATGCCGACATCGTCGGCTATGCGTCTCGCGCAGGCAACTTTCGGGTGCTCGGAAAGAGTTCCATCGTGTCTGAGAACGGGATAATCGTCCGCCCAAACAACGATGGATGCTCTTCCCAGTGGAGCAGGGCGCGCGGGCCGGTCAATCGCTGCCCATACACGATCAGGGTATTGGCCCGCGCCGGGACATACGCCAGAACTTCACGCGCATTGAAGTGAGCGAACAGCGCCTGCGTGCCACAAGCGTTGCCGCTCGTATTCGAGCCGACGTAGATCACCATCCGTAGCTCTTCGAGAATGTCGATCAAGCCAAGGCTGTCGTGGTTCAAGGGCCATGCGAGATGAGCGACTTCGATGTCCCGGTCCCTGATCTTGCCGCGCGCATCTCGGAATTGGCTGCGGAACGATTCGATGCCGAGGATGGGTGTCGCATACCAGGGCGCGGGGTCCTTCTCGACGGCGAGAACCGAAGCGGCACCGAGCGCCAGCAAGATGAGGGTGCGCTCCCCGTCACCAGCTCCCAAGTCGACCACACGCCGCTCTGCAATGAACGGTCGCATCTGAGCCTGGAATTCCAGCGGGAAGGTGCCGTACATGGGTCACGGCATACAGATCAGGAATCCCGCATCGCCGATGGAGCAGCGCGACGAAGCGCAGTCGCTTGGCAACTGACAGCGACGGCCGACCACACATGCCGCGCAGTACGCTCCGCAGTCGATGTCGGTCTCGAGACCGGTCTGTCTTCCATCGATGCACGCGGGCTCGAAACAGGAGCCAGCTCGGCACTCGGCCGAGAATGACAGACAGTCGGTGACGCCCCGACAGTGATTGCCTTGGCGGCATTGGCGGCAAACGCCACCGCCGCAATCGATGTCGCTCTCGAGACCGTTCTGGATTCCGTCCGTGCAGGTGCCCGGCGCATCCGGCCGTACGTCGGCCGGGACGTCCGAGGCCGTGTCGGGCGCGGTATCGACGATGGAAACGTCTGGCCGTACATCCACGACGACGTCCTGAACGACATCAGGAGGCAGTGATACGTCGACGACATCCACAACGTCGGTGGATGCCGGGACATCGGCGGCGGTCACAACGTCAACGGCATCGGAGCTAGATTCGGCGACATCGACGGCATCGTCGCCGGACCCACTATCGCTGGAATTCTCTGCGCGTTCGTCGCGCGCGGCGTCGCTCTCGGCATCCTCCCGCGAGTCATAGAGCTTGAAGGGCGTGCAGGCCGAGATCGCGAGGATCAGGAGTAGATGGATCTTCATGGTCTTCACAGCGAGCCTCCACAAGCGATTCCAAGATCCCCAGGACCGCTGCCGCACCAGATCCTGGCCTGCTGGTGCGAATGCTCGGATGCAGGCCGGACGAAGACGATCGCCGCGACAATCGCCAGCAATCCGCCGGTGATCAGCCCGGTGGCTGCCAGCGCCCCCGCGCCATTGGCGCTGCCGACCCATGCGCTCTCGAGGCAGCCGTTGCTCGGAGTCGGGTCACCGATCCCACGGCAGGTCCGATTGTAGGACTGCGCGATCGATTCACGCGCGATCGCACCAGCCACTCCAGCTCCCAGCAATACTACTGCCCCGGCGGCGAGGCCGAGTGGCAGGGTGTTCGAACGAGTGGACGAGACCTGCGGCGCCGGGGACGGAGCAGGCGAAAGCGCGGCCACCGGTCGTGATGGCTGCGCCTCCGTTGGCGGCGCCGTATGCTGGAGGATCACGGCATAGGCGGCTTGGAGCGCGTCACGATGTCGGTCAATCCAGGTGTCTCCCTGCGCAGCCAGCGCCGCGCGCAGATGAGCCTCGGCGTCAGTCCAGTGTCCAAGAGCCTGCTCCGCCAGTCCCATCTGCGCCACGGCAAGCGGTCGGTGCGATTGATCGAACGCGTGCTGGAATTCCAGCAGCGCCGACGCATCGTCACCTGCTTCGCGCAGAGCGATCCCATGCCGGATCTGTTCGGTGACTGGATCACTGGCCTGCGCGTGCGCTGACCCAGCAAACACTCCAAGGACGAGCGTGAGTCCGATCAGCGCGAGTGCGAGGACGATGCGGTTATTCATCGAGCCCCAGGATCGGTGCGCCATTGCGCGAGCGGCTTGCGGAATGAGCCGCGGCAGGCGGTGGAGGCGTCGGATGGACCGCGACTGGCGCCGCAGCCCGGACATGGCGAATGATGGTGGGCGCTGCCGTCGGTGGTTCCACGACGAGAGGCGGAACCGCAATTGGCTCGAGCGCGATGCGAACCGGCGGAAGCTGGTTGCGAAACTCCACGCGACGTTCGACACGTCCGGGGGCGTAGCAGCGCGCGACATGGCTGCGGCCATCAACCGGCAGCACCACGGCGACATGACCGGTGCCCATCGGCACACCGTCGATCTCGATCGTGGCGCCGGGGACATCGAAGACCGCTTCGAACGTCGCAGCCGGACGCGGCGCGGGGACGGAGGCATGGGAGCCAAGTCCACCGATCCCAAACGCAATACCGATTGCGGTCATCCCGAATGCGGTGAGCATCAGGAACCCGGCCATCACGACGAATCCGCTGAGCGATGATGTATCGAGATGGTTGTCCGACGGGACGAGGATCTCGCGCGCCGTCCTGCCGAACGTAGTCATGCGTGGCGGCGTTACCTTGCTCGGCATCACTTGCAGCACGTCCGTCCCACGGCGTTCGCGCTCCATCTCGATTGGGCCGTCGACCGATGTAGTGGCTGCCTGATGGGTGACCCGCAGAGTGGTGTGCCAGCTCTCCTTCTCGAACGTCGGGCAGTCGAGCAGAGCACCAAGGAATTCCTGCATCGAACGGAAGCGCACCGTCCGATCGCGCTCGAGCGCACGCATGATCACCGCCGCGAGTGCATCGGGCACGTTCGGCGCGATCGACTGAATCGGCGGCACTTCTGCGGTCAACACGGCTGCGAAGATCTGGTTGACCGTCTCGCCTTCCCAGGGGCAGCGTCCCGAGAGCATCTCGTACAACATCACTGCCAGGGCCCAAACGTCGGTCTGCGCATCAACGTCGCGCGCGCCCGCGGCTTGCTCGGGCGAGAAGTAATGCACTGTGCCGAGTGCGACGCCGGTCTGTGTGAGGTCCTTCGATGCGACGGACTCCTGTACCTTCGCGATACCAAAGTCCAGAAGCTTGGGGACAACACCACCTCCTGGTGAATTCGCGAGGAGCACGTTGGCGGGCTTCACGTCGCGGTGCAGGATGCCGCTGCGGTGAGCAGCAATCAACGCGCTCATCACGGGCACGATGATCTCGAGCGCTTCACGCGGAGGAAGCGGCCCACGATCTCGCATCAGATGCTCGAGGTCGGTCCCCGGCAAGAATTCCTGCACGATGAAAAGAGTCCCATCGGCATCCTGCCCCAAGTCGAGCACGTCGACGACATTCGGATGATGCACACGTGCGGCGGCTCTTGCTTCGCGTAGGAAACGCTCCACGAGCGCCTGATCACGACTCACGTCGGGGTGCATAACCTTGACGGCAACCCGCCGTGTGAGCCATGTGTTCTCGGCGTCGAAGACCGCGCCCATGCCACCCATGCCAAGAATTCGATCGAGCCGATACTTGCCAGCCAGCATCGTTCCAATCCGTGCTTCCAAGGCCGCCGCGTTGAGCATGCGAAACAGGGTAACACAGTGCTAGCGCGTTGCAAGCTGCTATGGCACTGGTGCCACGTTCCGGCGTGGTTTGTGTACTTGAAGCGGCAGATTCAGAGCGGCCTCGATGGAGAGACCTCGCCGTAATCGTCCTTGCAGCGTGGTATAGACCATCCCCTGATCCTTGGCCCAGTCCTTCATACACAGTGTCTTCCCGGCAATGGTGAACAGCTTTGTCCTGCACGTATTTCGTGACTGCTCTCCAGCGGTCGCCCAGCGGCAGTTCAGCAACTCATAGTTGCCGTCGTTGTTCTTCCTCTCGATTGACAGTTCAGGAGATGGCCGAGGACCCATATCACGAAGAAAATTCTCGAAGCGCAGCCAGTCGGTGCAGACGGTAACGCCCTGTTCCCCGTACAGATAATAACTGTCCGATGATGGGTTCCGGCAGCGCGCGAGCATGGTCGCCCAGATATGGTATTCGGGCGTGTCGCACTTGCCATGTTTGATAGGCCGGATGCACCCGCAGCAGGTTGATGTGTTGTTCTTCAATTGCGATGCCCGCACCCACTTCACGGTCCCGCATCGGCACTCGCATTCCCAGAACAGCGTGTTGCCACGGCCGCTGCGTCGTTTCTCGCGTTTCTCGCGGCCGAGACGAGTCCATGCGCCATACGTTTTGCGCTCCGTCATGACGGTAGCCTAGAAGTCCATGACGAGTCTTGGCAACCATGCAGTTGCGGCCCGCTGGACATTGGTTGTCACATGGGCTGGCTGACGACGATCGGGATGCCTAGATGCCTTGAAAGCTCGCAGCCACGATTTCCTCGAGCGTCGGAGGCCCCAGTGGTCGAAGCCAATGCAGGATCTCGCCGCCGGTAACGCCAGCTTTCTCCGCCGCACACATGGCACGGTCGGCGGCGTACTTCGGCTGACCGAACACTAGGTCATCACTCTCAAGCAGACTTCTCAGAGCATCGTAGATCGCATCCCATACGAGTCCAGAGTTCGTGAGCTTGCGGAACCGGGCATCGAATGACGCTTGTGAGTTGGCGAACGCGCGCGCCGTGACGACCTCCGACGCACGCTGGAGCGGAATCCCAACCGACAACTCAGCCGCTCTCATCCGCAGGAGCGACAACGAACCTTGCGCGTCGATTGGATTGGATACTCGCGGCTCTTTCTCGAGCGCGAGAGCAACAGCCTCGACTACCGCGAGCCGCGCTAGTGGCAATCGCGTGACGAGCAGGATGCGCAGCATCGCTCGCCAGTTCGTAGTGCGGTGCCAGAGCTTGTGGAGCCGCTCTGGCGTGAGCTGAATCGCGAGCTCGAGCGGCATCGGACCGGCGCTGAACCAGACGTACGTCTCGATCAGTGCGATCGACGGCGTCACAGTATCTCGCCCTCGGCCAGCGCGCGGATGGCCGCCGAGCAGGCGGCCCATTGCATCGTGACCGACTGTGCCTGGAGCACGACGAACATCGGTGGATAGACCACCGCATCGGGGAATGCGATGTACCCATCGTCATCGAAGATGAGATCCCATGCGTCATAGTTCGGACCGCCGGTCGGCGGACTCGGTACCGGGATATGCATCCGCGCATCGTTCTCCTTGAAGCCAAGTTCGTTCGAGCGACCGAGCCAGATCTGCATCCTGCTGTCGTCGAAGTAGAAGGTATTCGGCGGGCAGATCGGTACCCGCGTTCGCAATGACGGGTCGCGCAGAACATGTCGCACCGCAGCTCTCCGCACCACGCGACGAAGCGCGACCCAGTTCAGGATCCCGGCGATCCATGCCTCGGTCCAGCATTCGCTCGGGGCTGTTCTCTCGCGGCGGGTGAAACGGTATTGGCATGCAAGTCCGACTGAGGCCAAGTCGCGTGGATCGACACGGCCGAGACCCTCCGCGATCGCCTCGCTCGTCGCGCGGGCGGCCATGCAGCGGAAGCCGCGTTGATGTGCCGTCATCCCACGCCAACTGGCGACGCGCTCGTGACAGATCGGGCACTCGACAGAGTGGTCGCTCACGGCTGCTTCGCTCCGAGCTGATGCATCAGCAAGCCGCCGCGAATGAACTCCTCGATGGCCGCCTGAACGATGACCGCGATGTGCAATGGCATCTCTTCCACCTGCGCGTCATCGTGTTGCAGGATATTGAGGATGACGCCGGTCGAATCGTAGCTCACCAACCATCGTTCATCGACCCATGGGCCATCCGCAAAACCGACGGACGCCTCTCCTGAGCCATCGCTATGCAGCCGCTCATGCGAACGCCAGTCCGACCGATGGACGCGATTGAGAGTGACTCGAATATCGTCGGTGCCGAATCGTTGCGTGAGATCTCCAACGATTGCCCGCAGTGCTGGATCGGCGGCCACGCGGCGGAGCACGCGTTCACGCTCTTCGTCGTCGAGACCAATCCAGTAGATGATCACGCCTGCCCAGGCAGCGATGTATGGCGCCGGAAGCTCGGACTTCCCCGCTCCGACGATGCGCGGCGCCTTCCAGGTGATCGGCACTCCAAGCTCTGTGAGCAGGGCCTCGTGTTGTCGTGCCCCATAGCACTCGATCAATCTTTCGGAGCGGTTCACGACGCGCCCAAGGCGTGCATCACGGCGTCGCCCCGCACGAACTCCTCGATGGCCTGCTGGACGACGACCGCAATATGCAGCGGCATGGGGACAATCTCCCCCCCCGCTCTCGAGCGCGGCCCAATCTTGAGAATCGCACCGGTGCGATCGTAGTGGACCTCCCACTCTCCAATGTTCCGATCATTGGTCCACACCTGCGCGAACATCTCTGTCGGGAACCTACCCTCTCGATCTCGCATGAATGACGTGCTCTGAAGAGCGACTGTGACCGTATCCGTTCGCATGACCTGGACGAGGCCGCGCACGGTCGCCCGCAAGGCTGGCTCGGCGGCCAACCGCCGCAACGCTGTCTCTATCTCCGCCACGCTCAACCCCATCCAGTTGACGACTCGGACTGCCCAGAACGGGACATGTGGCACGGGCCGATCGTCATATCCACGTCCGGCGTTCGCCGGATCGCGCAACATGATGACGGGGATTCCAAGCTCCCTCAGCAGCGGAGCGAAACGCTCCGCCGCGTAGTAGGATTTCTCGAAGTCTTCGGTCTTCCGGCTCATGCAGCACCCTTAACCATCTGTTCGAGTACGATGTAGCCTGCGAGCCCCATCATCTGGAGAGCCTCGGGCGTTACCCCGACGAGCTCGTAGAATCTACGGAGCATCGGCCGCACTGCTTTCTGATGGTGCGCCGACAACGACTTGAAATCATCGAAGTTCCTGCCCACTCCGTGGCCCTCTGGGAACAATTCGTCCCGGTGGAAGGTTCCCCGCTGGTAAGAAAAGTAGCGACCACCGAGCACACCGATGGGGAACCCAGGAAACCAGAAGAGGCCAGCGCCTCTATAGAACGCGCTCTCGCCCTTGCGTTCGAGCCAACGCAAACCGATCACATGCTCGCCGATGATGAAGCTCTCTTCATGCATCGCTTGCCAGCCATCGGATCGCAGCATTGCAGCGCGCGAAGTGCTCGATCGCGCCCTGAGCCTCGACCATCACGCTCAGCGGCGGGGCATCCTCCGGCGTGTTGATCTCGAGATGTGGGACACGGAACGGGACGATATCCACGATGCTCCCGGTGCCGTCGAAGTGGACGTGCCACATGTTCGTGTTGCCGCGTCCGTGCCCCGAGATCGAGATTGTTGCCATGGATAGCCCGTCTGCGCCCGCCGCGTGTTCATCAGACAACATCGCCATATCTTGCACGTAGCGCTTGTGGTTGATGGTCACTGTTACACCCTGGAATTCCAAGACAAGCGGGCAGTGCGGCACGTAGGCTCGCAGACTCGGATCAGCAGCCACTCGCGCGAGCGCCCGTTCGCGAGTGGCGACGTCGAGACCTCGCCAGTCAGCGATCGGTGCTGCCCAGGCCTCGGTCCACCATTCTGGATACTTCCAGCTATGGTTCCGGCTGCGCGCATACGAGGTGAGCAACCGTTCCGTGCGCACTCCAATGGAATCGAGAAATGGCGTCCCAGTATCCCAGTTCGAGAAGTCGTGTTCGGTCATTCGAACGAGTCCCTGAGCGATCGCCTGCTCTGTCGCAAGTCTCGCCTCGGCCGCCAGCGGCGCCGTGCGTTGATGCCCCGCTGAACGCTCGTGCGCACGCATGCCGCCGGACATGACCTTCGTCTTGCAGACCTCGCAGTACGTCGCGCTCACGGCGCACCTGCCAGCCAACGGATGGCAGCGTTGCAGCGCGCGAAGTGCTCGATGATGTCCACTGCCTGAACCATCAGGTGCAATGGTGGCGCAGCGTCGTGCGTTGCGATTCGCAGATGCGGGATCTCACATCGCGTGATCTCCAGGATGTGTCCGACTTCATCGAAGTAGAGGTTCCACATGCTGCTACCGGCGATCCGTCCGTGCTCGCGCTCAGTCGAGATTGTTGCCATCGCGCTAGGATTCCACTCGAAGCTCTTGAGCGACACGCGAGCGCCCGGCAAGTCTACGTCCTGCTGACACTCGGGCACGGATGCACGCAACGCTGGATCGGCTGCCACACGTGCCAGCGCGCGCTTGCGAGTCTTGGTATCCACAGCATCCCAATTGGCGATTGCTCCAGCCCAGGCTTCTGTCCATGGCTGACGTAGTGGCCGAACTCTGCCGCGCGCCGATTCGTGCTCGACCGACGTTGGTAGCATCTCTGTTCGGACGCCGATTGCAGCGAGATGATCGTAGAATTCGGCGGCGTAATATAGTCGGACCAGCCCAGCGGCAGCGGCATTCTCGGTCTCAGCCTGAGCTGCCTGCACCACTGGCACGGCCCTCAGATGCTCCGCGGTGTGTTTGTGAGCCCACATCCCATGGGGCGCGACCTTCATGCCACAGACCTCGCAGTACGTCGCGCTCACGTGCCACCTGCCAGCCAACGGATCGTGGCACTGCACCGGGCGAACTTCTCGATCGCACCCTGAGTTTCGATCATCACGTTCAGCGGCGGCATCGGCATCTCTTCGTGCTGTGGCCAATGGCTCGACCGGAACTCCAGGATCTCTCCGTGTGGGCTGAAAGTGAGGTCCCAGGATTCCACGGACGTCCACTTGTCCGACGGATCCAGCAAGATCATCAGATGCGCTGACCCGGGTTGGCTGACCCAGACTTGCATCCCGGCCCTTCGCGCAGTTCCGGCGATGGCGTGCCCGCTTGAGAATTCCAGGCCAACGAGGCGGACGCTCATGCCGATGACGGGGGGCCAGTCGCGCACGTACTCGCGGAGGTTCGGCTCGGCCGCAAGACGCTCGAGCGCGCGGACACGCGTCTTGAACTCGACCTCTTTCCAGTTAGCGACATTCGCTGCCCACCACACGGTCCACAACTCGTCATAGCGGTGGCTGTATCGAGTGCCGCGATGGAATCCGGTTGGCAACGCGAGAACTGGAATACCAAGGGCATCGAAGACCGGCGTCAGCCGATCATGGCCTGCGCTCGCAGTCGACAAAGCATCCTGGTCGTACGGCGCGAAGTCGAAATCGATCAGACGGTCGAGGCCGTCATTGTGTGCCTGTGCTTCTGCCGCGCGCGATGCGAGGAACAACGGCGCCGCTTCCTGATGCCCGGTCGTCTGCTCATGCGCTCGCAAGCCTTTGTATGCGACGTTCACGTCGCAGACCTCGCAGCGTACGCGCGCGCTCATCGCGTCCCTGCAAGCCAGTTGAACATCGCGTTGCACCGAGCGAACTGTTCAATCACTGGCATCACTGCGAGCACGATGTGCAACGGGGGAAACTTTCCCTCATGCTCGTACTTCCCCATGCGTGCACCAAGGAAAGAGTCGACGATCTGGCCGTCATCGTCGAACACCAGAATCCACCGGAGGCCGGGCTGTTCCTTCATCATCACCTCGGCGCCGGTCGCCGAGATCAGGTGCACTGTTGCCTGCTCGGTAAATACGGTCGAGGCACAGGCCCCGATGTGTGCGCGTGCATCGGCAAGCATGGCCGGGTCTGCGATGAGACGCCGAACCGCAGCCCGCTTCTGGTTCTGATACAGCCCTTCCCAGGATGCGATCCTGGCGATCCAAGCCTCGGTCCACCATTCCTCAACCGCGCGCTCGTAGGCGCCGAAGCCATGGAGATCCGGTAGACCCGTCGGTCGTCGCTCGATTCGCATGCCAGTGTCGTACAGTTCGTTCAGCCAGCCACTCCATTCGGAGTCGAGCCGATCGAGTCCTTCGGCGCGTGCCTTGGATTCTGCGCAAGCGACCTGACACTGGAGCCCGCGGTGAGCGTGCATGCGCCGTTCGGACAACGCCTGTCCACATTCCGGGCATTTGATCAGCTTGGGCACTTGCGCAGTATCGCCGCCCGCGGCGACGCCGTCACCCTGCGTGCAGAGTGCCGCTCAGAAGTCGACGCGCGCATCCATCGGCAGCTCGCCGTCGGGCCGCGGCGCGGGCTCGTCGCTGGTCACCTCGGCCGAGGCGTCGACCGTCGATGCCTCCACGGCGGTGGCGTCCAGGACGTCGGGAGTGGCCGCGGGCGGCACACAAGCACTGAGAGCGAGCATGGAGAGCAGAGCAGCAAGTTTGAGCATGGTGAACATCCTAGCGTACGATCGGCCGATGAGCGACTTCATCACGGTCCGCACCGATCCGCTGCCGCGCTCCTGGAATGACTTCGCACGGGACGTGCGACAGCTCGTGTCCTCACACTTTGGCGTGGAAGGAACAGGCTGGTGGCTCGTCGACGTCACGATCCTCGCGCCGGAAGGCGGACGGCAGATGGCCGAGGTCAACGTCTCTCAGGTCGGCGGCGTCTGGGAGTCCCACCGCTTCATGATCGAAGTGACCGGGCTCGAGGACCTGCTGATCCCACCGAATGCGGTGTACCCGATCGTCCTCCACCCGTTCTACTTCGCCGACCCGAGCAGCGAGACCTTTCTCGTCAACGCGTACACCCGGCAGTACGCGCCGTATCATTTCTGGCAGGGTCGGCCCGCGCACTTCCCGCTGCATCCCGGACATCCCGGGCCGGGCCCGCATCCGGGTCCTGGCCCTGGCCCGCATCCAGGTCCGCATCCCGGCCCCGGACCACATCACTGACGACGTCAGAACGCGTACACCGGCTTTCCGGTCGCTTTTGCGCGCTCGATCATCGTCACATAGCTAGGATCGTCGAGAATCTTCCGAGCTTCATCCGTCGCGGCATACTGCTGGTAGTTGCCGCGATTGTCTTCGTACTCCAGCCGGATCAGGCAGAGCTTCAGAAGCTGGCGGACGACAGACCACGACGTTCGCTCGAGATCGACCCACCACTGGCCTGACTCGCCAACCAACTGGCCATCGTCGCCGTCCTTCGGCTCGACCATCAACCGCATGATTGCGCGGGCTCGCTTCGTGAGCCTCCGCTCTTCTCGCACAGCCACCCTCGTAGAGACGTGCGTCTTGGCCATGGAATTCCAGCTCTATCCGGTCGCGTGACGAGCCTTGCTGCCATTCTTGGCGACCTTGCTCTTCGGTTTCTTCGAGACCGAAGAGAGCGCTGCCAGCGTTTCCGCTGACTCGGTCGGCATGGCGGCTTTCTTCGCCTCACCGATCAACAGCCGTACCACGTCCGAGCGATTCACCGGCAATCCCGTCGCGGTTTCACGTACGGCGGCGAGATCGTCCAGCCATGCGAGTGTTTCTTCGGGAACGCGCACAAACAGGACACGCGCGGGCCGACGCGGCGGGGTCCGGGTCTTCGATGATTTCGCCATATTAGAATGGACCGTAGCCTTGGTGCTAGCGCGCGTCAAGCGCAACGCAGGCAGCAGTCGGTCCAGATCATGTTTCCACGCAGACATGGTCCTGGTACCGTTGTCGGCATGATCCCTCAACACCTTCAGCCACTCGCCGACGCGGTTTGCGAGGCCATTGGACGCGCCAATCGAGATGAGCCAATCGGCGAACCCGACCTTCGTAATGCGCTGGTGTTCGCACATCAGTTGATTGCGGAGTTCGCGAAGCACGGGATCCAGATCACTCCGCGCGAGCTCGTGCGGGAGGGTTACACGGTCCAGTATTCGATGTCGGCCAAGAGCGGCCCAGCATTGGACCCGGCTGCTCCCGCTCGCGTCGCTCTTCCGTGGAATCCGGCAGAGCATCCCGGCCCCGGCTATCGGCGCTGAAGCAGAACGCCTCGGCATCGATTGGATGCCGAGGCGTTCTGGGTGTGTGGTTCCGAGCCTGGGAGTCGCGCCCAGTTGTCCGGCTTATGAGACCGGCAGGATGACTCCACCCCCCGCTCGTACGAGTACAATGCCGTCCTAGCGCATCGGCGTCAACCACTGCTACGAGTTCATGACTTGATCGGCCAGCGTCGCGAGGGCACTGCCGTCGATCCCCACGCGACCAACGGTGAGTTCGCGTGCCGTCTCTACGCGAATGCCCCGCGCTCTGAGATGTTCGGCAACGAGCCGAGCGAGGCGCAGGATATCATCGGACGTGGTGCCCATGGCGCGCGCTGCGTTCTCGAGTTGGTCGATCCTGAAGGCTCTCGAGCCATGTTCGATCCGCGACCATGCGCCCTTGCTGAGGCCGACTCTACGTGCCATCTCGGCCTGGGTCATCGAGATCGAATTGCGCGTGCTGATCAGTACGCGCCCTACGACCTCGCCCCAAGTCGTGGCGGGAACGAGCGGATCACTCACCTCAGCCCTCAGCCGCTACCACTCGTGCCCGCAGGCGGCGCGCCCATCGAGGTGGCGAGGCTGCCGATCAGACGTCCGATGGCGGGGTTGTCCATGAGCTTGGGGATCATTGCCTGGACGGCGGCGACGCCAACCTGACCGGCCATCGACGGCGCTTCGCCGGGACGAACTCCCGCGGCGCGCTCGGCGCGCATCTGGAACAGCTCGCCCTGGAGGGTGAGGAAGTCGTTGCGCAGCTTGAAGACCTCGGCATCGCGCTGGGCCAACTGATCACGGTGCGTCCCACGGATCTGTTCGATCTCGCCGTTCTTGCGGTTCAGTTCTCCCTGAAGCCACTGGATCTGTGATTGGTCGTTGCTGGTGTGCTGCGACCCGGAACCCTGAATCAGGGTGGTGAGCGCCTTCGTATTGTTCAGCGTCCGTTCGAACTCGTCCGGGCGGTTCGGCGCGGCCTGTCCGCCGCCGTATCCGGCAGGTGGATACCCCGCGGGCGGATAGCCCGCCGGTGGATAGCCGCCGGGCGGATACCCCGGCGGACCGTAGCCCGCCGGTGGATAGCCACCGGCCTGCTGCGGGTAACCTGGGGGATACCCTGCGGCGGGGGCTCCCGGTGCGGGCGGCTGATATCCTCGGCTCATGTTGGCTTCTCGCGCCTTTCTCTCTGATTCTTCGCGGAGTTGCGGTACCAGCGAGCGCCAGCGCTCCTCGCCTACCAGCGCGAGCTGCCGCTCCATCACGTAACGCTTCTTGCCGCCCGCGGCGGCATCAGGGGCGACGGCGCCGAGCTGAAAGCGGCCACCTCCATACTGATCGGTGATGTCCTGCTCGATGGAGGCGGGCTTGATCTTGTCGATCAGCCACAGGTCCTCCTCGCCTTTGCCGCGCGTCGAGATCCCGAACAGTTCGATGAACGCGCACGCGTCGACCGGAACCTCGGGGAACAGCGGCATGAATGCAGGAGCAGCAGAGCTGGAGGCGGCGGCGTCAGCACCCATGCCTCAAAGGTAACACGCGGCGCCGAAACGAGGTGTGGAAAACGTGTGGATGTATCGACAGCCTGTATCAGCGCGGCGCAGCCGATACAGGTGCCAGATAGCGAACCATCGTTCCTTTTGCGCGATTTACGCGCACCATCGCGGCAGTGTCGCCGTTCAGACGATCGGGGTGTGCGAGCCTCGCTGCTTTCTTGTAGGCAGCGTCGACATCGGCTCGCGTAGCAGGCAGGGAGAGCCCCAGGACGCCTGCCGCGTGGAGCACTTCGGGCGGGTAGTTCATCCCATCGGTGACGCCGCCAGCGGTCGGATCGACGCGCGCCTCGCCGCGGAACAGATTCGCAGCCTGCTCGACGTCCGCCATCGCTGACTTCATCGCGGGGGCGGCTCCGGCGATCAGCTTTGCCGCGGCGGCCACGTCCTGGGCCACGCGGACGGACTTCTGGACGTAATCGAGGAGACCCATTGGGTTTGCCTTTCAAGTGCGGAGGTGACGCAATAATAGGTCGCGCGCGACGTTTACAGCTACCATTTTCTCTGTCGACCCATCCTTGCCGTCGGGATGCGAATCCGGGTGATGCTGTCTCGCCTTTCGCTTCCAGGCCTTTTGAACTGCATCCACCGTCGTGGGGAGGGTAACTCCGAGGGTCTTGGCGGCCTTGCGCACCTCGCGCTCGTCGGCCGGTATCGAGATCGCTCGGCCGGGTGGCCGCTGCCGATGCATGTCCTCCATGGCTTCCCGGACTCGGTCGGCGTATCTCCCGCTATCCCACATCGACCCATATGGGTCCGCGAAGCCGGTGCGCCATGGAGGAGGCGGCGGATCGGCCGGGGCTGTCGCGAAGCGCATGAAGCGATCGTGGTCGCCCACCCAGGTGGCGCTGGTGCCGGGTCGGGTCATTCCCGCAAGAAGCGTCCGGCGTCGGAACTCATCGCCGCGCTGGAGTAGCCGCACGCAATACCGATGCGCCATGCAGTTCTCGCAGAGGTCGATCGCCAGGAGCTGAAGTTGTTCGGAGAGTGCCGCCGCGCGGGCGCTGCTGACCAGCATCCCGCACTCGAGCGCGCGTCCGTGTGCCTCCGAGACGGTGCCCCAGACCACCGACATCACGACCGATGGCAACCGCTCTCCCTCGGGCAGGAGGATCCAGGGCTTGGGGTTCTGCGGCCAATCGAGCGTGAGGATGTCGCGCCAGTGCACGATTGGGTTGGGCATCGCGACACCATGCTGAACACGGTCGTATGGTCTGCGTCAACGGCGGCGCGCGCATGATACGCGCCCGGGGCGGTTCCGTCACCGCTACCATTCTGGCGTGGAAGCGAGCAGTCTGGGACGATGATCCACCTCGGCGCCATCGGCACGATCATCGTTGTTCTCGTCCTGGCAGGCCTTCTGCTGGGACTCGTGACCACATACGTCCCGATGGCCCCACCGATCAAACAGCTCCTCGTCACTGTCGTGGTGATCGCGCTCGTGTTCTGGATCCTTCAGGTCTTCGGAATCTTCGTGGCCCTCGGCATCTTCGGTCAGATCATCCAGGTCCTCGTAGTGGTCGGCATCCTTCTCTGGCTCGCCACCACGTATATCCCGATGTCACCGCCGATCACGGTTCAGGACAAGTGGCTCTCGCTGAACGTGGCTCTGCCGGGCGTCGCGCTCGCGGCGCAACGCGCGGCGCAGTACCGTCGGACACAACGATGACCGCGCCGTATCCACTCTGGGTTGCCGTCACCATGGAGAGCCTGCGGCCGACGTTCAATGCTCCGTACGCGATCGACTTCGACAAGACGCCGCCACGGCCGTACGAAATCGCGGATCCAGGCGTGTATCGCCTCGTTCAGTCCGTCGTCGCGATCGGAATCGCACCCGAGGCGATGGAGATGGCCGCCGACATCATCGCCCGCGGCGAGGCCATTGCCATCCTCACGAAGACCGGCCGCCGTGCGCTCGACTTCGAGACGCCTGGGTATGCATTCGGATCTTCGATCGAGCGAACATGGCGACGACTCCTCGCCGATACGATCGCGACCGAACCGCCACGACTGCTCGAGATCGTTCGCCCTGACGTCGACGATCCATGGAAGCTTCGGGATGCTCGGGATGCTGAGTACGGATTCTTCGCTGAGTTGTCAGCCGAGGGCGATCACGTCCTCAACGAGGACCAGATCCGACGCTACGTCTCTTGGAGCGAGGCCGAGGAGCGGTTCCGCGACTCGCCCGAGGGCACTCGTTACGATCCACGCTTCGGCGAGGAACGTGAGCAGTATTGGTATCCGACGCCGCTCCAGCGTGAGTGGTTGCGTCTGAACGAACTTCTGCCCGGCGTTGTCGCTGCGCAGTCTCGGCGATGACCGGCTGAACGTCAGACGGCAGTTCCACGCTGGACCCATGCGAGCAGTCGAGCCGACTCGATGCCAATGTCGTCGATGCTGACGTCATCCAGCATACGGCGGGCACCGTTGCCGCGCGTCGTCGCCGTGATCTCGCCGTTCACCGACACGTCGAACCATGCCGTGTGGTGTGTATCGACGCGCCCAATCCACAGTCTCACCGCATCACTCGTGGTCCGCGCCGAGGAGTGAATGACGACGACATCCTCGATCGCATCGCACACGATGACCTGCACGAGCGTCAGCCATGCAGCATGCTCATGCGCAGCGCTCATTCGTCTTCCAGCCCAACACCACTGACTTCGTATCTACCCATCGGACACATCCGCGAGAATCGCACTGCACAGATCGAGACCGTGATCCACACACACGGATCGATGCCGGACATGGCCGAACTCATCCCGCTCTTCAATCACCGCGCCATCCCTCGGGCAGCGCAGGTACTCCGCGTCGTCCTCGGTCGGGACCCAGTCCATCGCCTCGCACTGGCGGAGCTCGATCACGAACGCACTCTGCGCAGCATGCGCACAGATCAACGCTCGGCGCCCGGTGGCAACGCGACCTGCGCTGGTTTCTCGAGGCTCTTCACTTCCGCCGCGTCGTAGCTCTCGAGAGACGCTGCGAATGCCTTCGCTCCCTCGATGGATGCGCGTCGGATCGCACGCACGTAGACGGCCGTCTCGTCGGCCGATCCAATCACGCCGAGAAGCTCGCCGAACATCCGTTCCAATCCTTCGATCGCCATGTCGTCTTTCCCTTGTCTCCGCGCGAAAGTCGCGCGGCCGTTACTTCGCGCGCTCCTCGAGGTATGCCCTGGCATCGTCGAGCGCCACCGCGACCGCATGTCGATCGATAGACGTCGGCGAGAGAAGCTTCATCTCGGTCTCGAAGATCTTCTCGAGAACGTCGTGGAGCTGGCGGAGTTGGCCGACCAGCCTCTCATCGACCGTCTCGGCGCGAAGCAATTGAACGCGCTCCAGCACCGAGCCAGATCCTGGGCAGCCGATGGCGCTCAACGCCTCGTGTGTCGCCCAGCACTCACCACGATGCGCTCCACGCTGCCGCTCGAGTTCGTCGCTCACCGCGTTGGCGGCATCGGCCGCGCGCTGCGCCACGCTATCGCCGGTGATCAGCGCGCCCTTCGCCATGGCCCTGGCGTATGCGATTCTGATCCAGTCTGGCGTAGCGCCGAAAGTGCGGTCCCCGATCGTCGTCTCGGCGTCGTGGATCGTCCCGTTCGCGAGCATGTCGCGTGTCGGGTGATAGTCTTCGATGGCTTCCGGTTTCCCGCCGCGGAACACCGCGTTAGTCATGTCGCAATCTGTCGGCTGGATCTTGAAACGCGAGACGAGGAAACCGAGGCAGGACTCGCACAGATCGAATCGCCACCGGTGATAGTCCGGCGGGAAGGCACTCTCGTAGCCGCCGTCCACCACTGTGGATCCTCCCGTCAGATACTGACGCGCCTGCGGCGTCCCTTCATGCTGCGTTTTCATGCAGCTCTCCCCGCATAGGTTGCAGAGGATGTCCTTCACCACGGTGCGGACGATGCGCTTGCGGACCTTCTCTTTGATCTTCATGGACCGAACCTCGAGCTCAGTGGTTCACCGGATCACGCGCAGCGGACCCACAGCGACGCTGGCTATCTCTTGTCTAGCACACAACCAGCGCCCGACCAAAGCGCGATCGGCATCGGTGCTGGTGACCGTGCTCCAACGACCACGCTCGTTCCGACGCCAGCGCTCGACGAACCCCTCCATCCCGAAGGCGTCGATGCTGCCACCGTAGCTGAGTCCGCGGCTCTCCACGAAAGCGATCAGCGCATCGCAGAACGGCTCTGTGTCACGTAGCCCATCGGAAACGAACGAGCCGTCGACGGAGAACCCGAACTGGACGAACTCGCCCAGTGCGTTCTTTCGACGCTGGCGGCGATTCATCGGACGTTGGTAGGTCGCCCGCCCGCGCGGCGCAAGACCGCCCAGGCGCCTTGCGTGTTCATGGGGTGAACGAGAAAAGCGTTCGACTCGCTTGACACCGCACGGCCCGTGCATATATACCTACCCAACGTCAGCAACACCGCTGGCGCCCAACCAAAGGATCCGTCACATGGCACCGTCAGCGACCCTCACGATCAAGCCCGGCCTCCTCATCGCCCTGCGCAGCACCGTCCGCGGTGGAGTCAACTACACCCGCGTCAACCTCGAGTCCGACTCGGAAGCGACCGTCCGTTGGGAAACAACGCGCGTGATCAACGACCCGAAGGAGCACGCGCTGGCGCAGAAGGCTCGCAGCAACGCGATCGCGCAGATACGCGGCGTATGCATTACGACGAGTTTCGGTCTGCTGTGCCCCGCCGAAAAGGAAGCGGAGCTCGACGCAGCGTTCGCCAAGGCGCTCGAGATGCGCGATGCCCACAACGCGCAGGCCAAGTGCTCCGTCGTGGAGCTGCACATGCTTCGTGGCCGGATCGCTGCGACCGACGAGCAGGCCGTGAAGACGATCAACGCGGAGTTGGCTGGTCTGATCAACGAGCTGGGCTCGAGCGTCGAGAAGCTCAACCCGGAATCGATCCGCGCCGCCGCGACCCGCGCCCGTGAGCTGTCGGCGATGCTATCGCCGGAACGCGAGAAGATCGTGACCGAGGCGGTGACGGCGGCCCGCGCCAATGCCCGCGAGATCGTTCGCCGCATCGAGAAGGGCGGCGAAGAGGCTGCCCTCGTTCTCAAGGACATGCGTCGCGGCGCAATCGACCGCGCCCGGGTCACATTCCTCGACCTCGAAGAGGATGCCGTTCAGACCTCCCTGTCGCTCCCCGCGGTCACCATTCAGCGGTTCGCGGATCTCGGCGCCGATGCCGATGCCGACGCGGCCACGGATGCCCCGGTTGTTCACGCGGCGGCAGTCTGATGCCGTGCGATAGCAAGATCCCCGAGGGCATGACGCTCGAGACGCGCAACATCCAGATCACCAAGGCACTGAGCCGCCTGGAGGTCGCTCTCACGGCCGGGCGGGTCCGCGCCAACATCGGACAGAACGGCGCGATCGCCTTCTCCGGTTGGAAGGACAGCGATGGCGTGTCCGACGTCTGCGCGTACCGCGCGCTGGCGGCGAGGAATTCCTGGGCACTCCGCCAAGCCGTCTCGCGCGCCGAGACGACCAGCGGACGCAAGCTCAACCCACAGGCGGTCGGAGCAGGCGTGCACTCGCACGACGGTGGCAACACATGGCACCCGGGCCACAAGTAGAAGACATGAACAGCCAAAGCCGAAAGGCGAGATCAAAGCTGATGGATCGCTACGAATCGGGTCCCTACGTCGTCGTTGCGACGCAGGTTGGCCATGAGCGATTTCGTGTCTGGGCACTCAAGGATGGCACCGAGGTCTTCAGCGGCGAGGCCAGCTCACTCCGGGGCGCCATGTCCATGGGGATGACGCTCGGACGATGAGTTCGCGCTCCGATCGCGGAGCCACGGGCGCGCAGACAATCGACCAGGGGATACGAATGCGAACGAAGAAGAACAAGACGTCGGTAGCGCGCCAGGAAACAGCGGAGCCCGCTGAGCGCAGGTGCGGGGTCACGCACTTCCGCATCTCGGGCGAGTATCTCACCCGCGCGGCGCGCGACATCTTCCTATCTGACATGCCCGGAAAGGCATGGCGTCTGATCGTCGATGGCCTCGGTGGCGGCCCGCCCGGCGCCGCGGAGCATGTTGCTTCGGAGCTACTCGACGGCAGACAGAAGTTGGTCGGGGACGAGACGGGCATGGACGCCGCCGATGACGATGACCTCGAGTACATCGCGCAGGTCCGATACCTCTATGCGGGACGCATCCGCATCGACGGGACATGGTGGCGGCCGAGCGCGGAGGTGATGGACTTGGGCCCGGACGATGCCGATCACGCGAACTCGAGACGTGTCCGCACACGCGGTATCACAGAGCGTGGTTACGACGATCGTGTCTCGTTCTATGCAGGGGAAGGCGATCGCGTCTGCCGAGTCGACCGCCCCGATCGTGACCCATGGGAAGCTTGCATCATCTTCGAGGCATGCGGCGAACCACCGGTGTGGTGGACCGAGAACACGACGCCGACGAAGGCGCTCGCCGACTTTCTCGCCGCTGGCCGCACGCTCACCAAAGAGGGCTGGAGCGCACGCTGTGGCGACCGCGCGAGGTCAGTACCTGATGAGGACTCGGACGAAGAGCTGCCGCGGCCGTCGCGGTCCGCGGTGGCCATGGAACGAGCGCTACGCGAAGACGCGCAAGAGGTGGAGTACCGTGCCGAACTCGACCGCATTCGCCTCGGCGTCATCGAGCGTGCGAATGGCGACATGCTCGACGTGACCACCGAGGGCGGCAAGGTGGTGGCTTCGGTTCCGCGTGCGCCGTTCATGAACTGGGCACTCCACCGAACCTCGCTGCGCCACCTCGCTCCGGCATGGAAGTGTGTCGCCCATTCTGGAACGAAGATGACAAACGATGATCCGTACCACACGGATTGGTGGCTCGGCGCGGGACTCCCGATCGAAGACGCCTACAACCCCGATTCCGAGGTCTGCAAGGGCGCGGACCACACGATGTACGAGCTCCAGGAACGGCTCGGCAACTTCGAGTGTGCCGTGCTCGTTGGCGGCGCAGACGTCTACGGCGTCGTTGGGACGGACATCATCGTTCTGCCCGATCTGCATCCAGACCGGCTCGAGTCTCTCCTGTCTGCGAAGGGCGTGATCACCGAAGCCGGAGGCGCGTTGGCTCATCTCGCCCAGGTGGCGCTCGAGCGCAACATCCCGATCGTACTCGTGCCGAAAGCGTGTACGCGATACCCCGCTGGCACCAGAGTTTCCATCTGCCCATCCGCAGGGCTCGTTCATGTGTCGCTGTACCAGGAGAAGTCATGAAGACCGAGAAAGTATATGGGGAGCCAACGATCTCTGGGCTGACGATCGACGACGCTTCGACACGCGACATCGACGATGCGATCTGGGTCGAGGAGACTGCGACGGCATGGAAGGTGACCGTTTCGATCGCGGACGTCGCTGCGTTCGTCAAGGATGGCGACGAAGATGATCTGCGCGCGCGCGTGATGGCCGAGACGCGGTACTTCGCTTCGGGGAATAGCCCGATGCTTCGGCGTGATCTGAGTGAGGGGGACATCTCGCTGTGGCCTGGACAGAAACGTCGCGTGCTGGCGGTGACGATCGCCGTCGACAAAGAAAGCCTCACGAACACAGACGTGACCGTGTCGCACGAGATCCTGGTCAGCCTTGCGAAGCTCACCTATCGAGAGATCCCAGCGATCCTGAATGGAGAGATGGATCCGCCGTATCGCGCCATGTTGATCTCCGCGGCGTCGCTCACGCGAGCGTTGCTCGACAAGCGCCGGTTGGATGGAGCCTTCGTCCTGTACGACCTCAACAACGGCTGGGTGGCCAGCGAGGAGGGATTCCTTCGACGGATCGAGAGCCATGACGCCACCGTCGGATACATCCTCATCCAGGAGCTGATGATCCTCGCGAACAGCGCGATCGCTCGTTGGGCTGTGGATCAAGACATCCCGATCCTATTTCGCAACCACGTCGCGCGCGCGGCGGCGCCTGACCGGGCGGAGTTACAACGACAGCTCGGCGGCGCCATCACTGCGCCGCTCCAGGGACTCGATGCCCTCCGTCAGCGTACGCATCTGCTGCTCGACCGCGCATCTTACGGCGGCTCGGTGCTCGGCCACTATGGGCTGAACCTTCCGGTCTACACGCACTTCACCTCTCCCATTCGACGATACGCGGATCTGATCAACCATCGCCAGATCCGCCGAGCGCTGAAAGACGGCACGCACTTCTACGCGAAGGATCAGATGACGGTGTTCGCCGAGCACATCGCGACGGTGATGAAGGCGGAGGACGCTGCCACATCTCGAGCGATGAAAGAGAAGAGCGAGCAGAAGGCCGCGCGCGCGATCGGTGCTCGGCAGATCGATGGCCTCGCGCACAAGGATTTCGAGCGAGTGACGAAGGTCGAGGCCCGGTCTGGTCTCGACCCGTCCGCGGCGTTCGCCGATGCGTTCCTGCTTCGCACCAGAGAGAACAAGACCCCACTCTTGGCGATGACGGTCGTCCTGACGCAGGCGCCGATGACCGATGCGTGGCGGCCCATGCGCGCCGCCATCATCGCAGCGCTGGCTCAGCGCCCGGAGGATGCGGTGAGCGCTCTCGCACAGGCGGCGTCGCTCGATCCGAGATGGACCGTGCCGCAATACGAACTCACTAGTACCGCGCCCGGTACCGTGCCGGTGTTCGAGGTCGTTGCGTCGGTGTCGATCGACGGTGTTGTGTGGACTGGGAAGGCCAGTGCCAAGCAGAAGAAACGCGCGGAGCAGTTGGCGACGGTTGCCATTCTCGCGAACATGGCGGGCGTGCCAGTGCCCCAGGCGGACATGGAGCGTCCGCCGGTGAGCCCGACGGCGCCTGTCCCCGTCGCTGCGCCGGTGCCGACCTTGAACCCCTCGAAGGACCCCATCTCCACACTCCAGGAATGGTGCCAGATCGAGAACGTGATGCCGTCGTACACGTTCGAGGTCAGCGGTCCACCGCACATTCCGGTGATGCTCTGCGCGTGCAAGGTGCGCGAGCTGATTGTCCACGCCCGGGCCGGAAGCAAGATCGACGCGAAGCGCGGCGCGGCGATCGAGATGATCCGAGTGCTCGGCGACGGCCGGTGAGAAAGCCATTCGTGAAGGCGTTTCTCGAGGGCGATCCCATCGAGTTCATCCGGGCGAACCCGCCGCCGCCGATCACGCTGAATAGCTGGGAGCCGGGTACCTACGTGGCGCCATCCCGTGCTTTCCCAGGCTGGCACCACGTGAAAGACAAGTGGGGAATCCGCACGGAAACGATCATTCCGAACCGGCGTATTCGAAAACGCTCGTAATGGCTTGACGACGCACGGCCCGTGCACTATTCTCTGGGAGTCGGGATCGGACCCCGGCAAGGAGTTTCTCACATGGCCACCGAGACCCAGACCCGCGGACAGAAGACCAACGCAGACATCACCGCGCTCCTCAAGGCGCGCAACACGCTGTTGTGGATCGTCACCCGCGAGGAAGTGCGCGTCGAACGCGCGATCGCCGATGCGTGCGCGGTTGCGAAGTACGAGACCCGGTTCTGGGATTGCGCCACTGGCCTCACCGACCTCGAGGGCGAGGAGGTCTCTGGCGACAAGGACCCGAGCGCCGTCCTCGACTACATCCGGGATAGCAAAGAGCGTTGTGTCTACGTCCTGCGCGACTTGCACAAGTGGTTGGATCCCGTCGTCCTGCGCGGCGTACGTTCACTCGCGCGGTCGCTTCAAAGCGCGCCTTCCGACGTGGCCCGCACGATCATCGTCCTCACGCCGAGCGGCGATGTCCCGCCCGAGCTATCCGGCCATACTACGGTGATCGAGTATCCGCTCCCCGACCGTGCCGAGGTCGCGCAGATTCTTTCGGACGTGATCGAGGCGCTCCCCGAGAAGATCCGCGACAAGGTCGCCGATGGTCCGATCCGCGAGGCCGCGATCGACGCGGCGGTCGGTCTCACCTCGGAGGAAGCCGCCAACTGCTACGCACGTTCGCTCGTCACGCTCAAGAAGATCGATCCCGCGATCGTCAGCGCTGAGAAGCGCCGTGTGATCGCTCGCGAGAAGGTCCTTACGTGGCACGAGCCGGATCCGCGCGGCATGGAGGCCGTCGGCGGCCTGGACCTGCTCAAGAACTGGCTCTCCGCGCGCAAGCAGGCATTCTCGCCGCGCGCACGTGCCTTCGGTCTGCCCGCGCCGAAGGGCGCGCTCCTGATCGGTCCGCCCGGGACCGGCAAGAGCCTCGTGGCGAAGTGCATCGCCAGCGCCTGGGGCATGCCGCTCTTGCGCCTGGACATGGGCGCGCTCAAGTCGAAGTGGGTCGGCGAGTCGGAGGCCAACATCCGCAAGGCGCTCCAGGTGGCCGAAGCAGTCAGCCCCTGCGTGCTCTGGCTCGACGAGATCGAGAAGGCGCTCGGCGGCAGCACCTCGCCCCAGGGCGACGGCGGCGTGGCGGCCGATGCACTTGGCGCGGTACTGTCTTGGATGCAAGAGCGGGTCGGTTCGGTCTTCGTGATCGCGACCGCCAACGACGTTCGCGCGCTGCCGCCCGAGCTAATGCGCAAGGGCCGCTTCGACGAGGTGTTCTTCCTCGATCTGCCGACCGCGGTGGAGCGCAGCGCCATCCTGGCGTCGTCGCTTCGTCAGTACGATCGCGCGCCGGACGCCCAGATCGACAGCGTCGCGCGCGCCACCGCAGGATTCACCGGCGCAGAGCTGTCTGCCCTGGTGCCCGATGCGCTGTTCGTGGCGTTCGCCGAGAACGAGCGTGCGATCACCTCGGCCGACCTGCTCGAGGCCGCGAAGAACGTCGTGCCGCAGAGCAAGAGCGCGAGCGAGAAGCTCGAGGTGCTCCGAACCTGGGCAAAGGGCCGTGCGCGACCGGCAAGCACCCCCGAGGCAGCCGAGCGCTCCGGCGGGCGCAGTGCAGCGCTCGATGTCGAGTAGGCGGGCATGCCGTCCGAGTACGATCGGTACTCGGACGGTCCGCATTGCGGTGACAGCCGCACGCCCCGTGCGTTATGGTGTTCGGCCATGAACGGCTGTGTTTTTTGTGCAAGGACGGGCGGTGCTTTCGAGCACATCAGCGAGAGCTCCCACAAGGAACGGCACGCGACGAAGACCGCCCCGGTCATCCCGGTCAAGCTGGCGGTCTTGGCCCGGTTCGCGCGGTCTGGTCATGCTCCGTCGCTGGAACTCGTTCGTGCGGCCGTTCGCGCGGCGCTCGAGACGCATGCTGGCAACAGGGATCAGAGCGCGCGCATGTTGAAGGTCTCACAGCGCGTGCTGCATTACTGGCTGCTGCCCTTGAGCGATCCACGGGGGCTCGGCTTGGACGATCTCGCTCGCGAGTATCCACGCGTTCGTGGACGACCACGAAACAAAGCCGCGCCCGCGGCGGCGGTGAAGGACGCTGTGAAGAGTGCGAAGGCTGCGCGTGATCCGGCGCGCACACCGGCGAAGGCGCCACGAGCGGCACGGCCGCGGATCGCGGTGGGTAGCAATGGACGCTGACGCGCCATCGGCATCTCCCGCGGCTGTTCTCGAAACGTCGGTGCGTAAGGCATGCGAGAAGGCCCTCGCCATGCTGGCCGAATGCGACCGCGATGTGGCGGCGTTCGCGGCGTCAGCAGAGGATCCCGACTGGATGGATCTGTTATCCGTGCGATCGACGCTCGCCCAGATCACCGGCGTTCTGCGCATCGCGCTGTGCTCGCACCCGGACGGCTTCGGATCTTCAGTCGGGTCATGTCCGCACTGCGGCGATGACTCGGCCGCAGAAGCAACAGTGGCCGGGATATGGATCGTAGGTGCGGAGGGAGAGTTCTGGTGCTGCCATTGCGATGGTGATCTTGCGCGCGTCGTGGGGGCTGCCGTCGACCGGTGTCCGCGTTGCGGTGCCATTCGACCCATCGGACCGCTTGAGGCTTCGCGATGACCGAGTTTCTCTACAATGTTGAGGACCGGAAGCCGATGAACGCCGAGGAACGCACGTTGGCCATCGGAGTTCTGCGCGATGCACGTGATCTGATCTCGCCGCCTGGATGCTGGTCCCAGGTTGCATATGCTCGGAGCAGCGACGGTGTATCAGTCGGCGTGAGCGATCCCCGCGCCGCATGCTGGTGCCTTCGTGGCGCGGTCCAGCGCGTGGCGCCAACGCGCCGCGCCGAGATCCATGCGTTGGTCATATTGTTGACCCACATCGAGTTTGTGTCGCGCAAGAAGAGCGATGCTCAAATCGGACTCTACAATGACACGCATTCGCATCTCGAGGTGATCGCTGTGCTGAGTCGCGCGATCTCCGATGCTCCTCCGTGCGCCGTTCTGGACTGCGAGAATGACGCGGTTCACGGCCAGTCGTGTTGTGCCGTTCATCATGCCGCTCGCCGAGTCGTGAGGCCATGATGGGGAACCGCGGTGACGGTACTCAACAGCGGGAAGTAGACGCCGGATTCAACGCGTCGTGCACCGACTGCGGCGGATCCTATGCCTGCGATCGGCACTTCATGCCGGGGGATCCTGCGGCACGGCAGCGATTGGACGACGCGTATCCAGAGCGTGTCGCGACCAGGGAAGCAGCGAAGGTCGGAACGTGGTGCGAGAGCGGAACATGGAAGTGCGGCTGTGAGCCGCACGTTCCCAGACCTGCCGACTGGATCGATTGCGGGAACTGCAAGTATGAACGACCACCGATTTCGTCGTCTCTTGATGGTGATCCAACGGCCAACATCGAGGACTGCGCGCGCGAGCTACGGATCGATCTCGACAAGATCGAGCGGCCCGACGTCCGCACGAAGACGATCATTCAAGCGATGGCCAAGTGGGCCAAGAACGACAACGCCATGCTCAGGCGCGAACTGGATCGCGTCCGAGCACAGGCGGAGAGTCAGGCGCGAACCGATCAGCAACGAATCGAGGCGACCGAGGCGGAGATGCGTAAGCTCGTTTCAGCGGTGCATGCACAGCGCGAGCGAATCGAAGAGGCGCTCCGCGAGCGCTGAGCTGCATACCAGTTACCGAACCTGCCGTCCGAACTCCTCGTCAGCGTTGTCGGCATCGGCATCAGCACGCGTCGCATGCACGCGACCATCGATGTGATTGGGCGGACCGTAGACGGTGTAGAGCTGCAATGGATCCTTGCCGTCGTTCTGCACATTGTGCCGTGCGCCTGCTGGCACTACGACGACATCGCCGGTCGTGATCGTTCGGACTGAATCGCCGATCCACGCGCGACCCTTGCCGTTCTGAACGAAGATCATCTGCTCGACGTGCGCGTGCGTTTCGGCACCGATCTCGCCCCCAGGCGGAAGACTCATCACGACCAGTTGCATGCGCTGCCCGGTATGCAGCACGCGTCTGAAGTTCCTGTTCTGCGAGCCAACCTTGCTGATGTTGGCTTGGTACGGCGCTGGGTATCCAGCACTCGGATTGGCGACCATGCCGTAGTACACCTGTCCGGCGGCTGCGGCAGTCTCCCGATCCACGTGAACGACGCCTCCCCATTCTGAAAGGCGCGTGAGGTAGGCATCCTGATCGCGCGAGTCGGTGATCCCGATGCGCGTCAGGAATTCGATCCAGTCCTCCTCGCGGAAGTCGTCGGGGGCGATCTCGTGTCCTTCGAGCCATGCCTCGAAGAGCGTGTCCGCCGATGACATTGGGAACGGTGGCCCAGCAGGCGCGTCGGCGAGAAAATGTGCGTAGAACTGTTGAAGTCGATCGGCGCCGGTCATGGGACCTCAGTGCTGTTTGTAACCGACTTGGCGTTTGGGGAAGATCCAGCAGGTCCGGCATCCTGCGCTCTGGCAGTTGACGCTACGTTCGTACGCCGGGCAACTGCACTGGTGGCCCTTGGCGGCAGGACCGCACGTGGTGAACGCGGCGTGGATGGACGGGGTATCCACGCTGGTTCCGCCGTCCAGTCCATGCACGACCGGCGGTGCATCGCCGACCTGGAGCGCGCTCGGCCGGATCACGAAGTTCGCTGGGCGCTCTCGCATCGCCGCGGCGAGATCGGGGTTCGGTCGGACGTTGCCGTACTTCCGTGCCGTCTGGGCCTGATCGGGGAAGAACACCCAGTCGCGGGTGGGCGCCCAGAAGATGATGCGTTTCACGAAGTGAGCCGCCACGGTGTTCCAGGCACGCACGTACGCCGCGCTGCCCATGAAGTCGCCAGAGTCATGGACTCGGAAGTAGCGTGAGTCCCAGCGTGGGTCATGCGGTCGCTCGAGGATGGTCTCGATGGAAGCAATCATCCCCGGCGCGAAGCTGCTGTCGCGCACCGCGGAGATGGTCCAGTCACGCCGGATGAGGCTCAGCGCGACATTTCTGGGCCACTGGTATCCGCCCTTGGTGGCGTAACAGTCGTGGCAGATGAAGACTTTGTCAGGCTCACCATCCAGCTTGGATGCGGGACAGGTCCCTCCGGCCGAGGGGAGTCCGGCCGGAAGAGAGAAGCTCGGCGCCTTCATCTTCGTGGTGTCCGAGAAGAGACCGGCGGACCAGATCGGGCTGCTCGTCCTGATGCCGCCTTCGCCGTCGTCGTACTGCATCACAAGCGGCCCGCCGACAGGGACTATGCACGGCTCATGGACATGGCCGGTATACGGGTCGACCGGGCGCACTACCAGTGCGAGGTCGCGTGCGGCAACGAAGGCCAGGAATTTTTCACGTCGCTCCATTCGCCGGGCGAACACTTCCGCTTCGCGCGCGTGCTCTTCGGGCGCGACACGGCTCTGGCCGAACACTGGGAGCCGCCGTGGTGGGTTCTCGTGCATGTCGGCAGTCTACACGGCACGAGTAGTGCGGACACTTCCCGCGCATTCGCGTTCCTCTCACGACGCAATCACCGGTGCAAGTGCATGGGCCGCGGGTACTGGCCCCGCGCAATCGTCTGAAGATCGCGTGCGTCGTAGAAGATGCGTTCGCCGGTAGCTCTCTCGGCGAGATCGTCGGCGCGCTGCTCTGCCCATGGCTCCGCAATATGCCCATCAGCGAGGTGTCCGAGTTCGTGACGGATGAGGCCGATCTGATTCTCGACCGGCAGCGACAGGACGCGATGGGACAGATGCACTTCACCATGATCTGGAAACGCCCAGGCGAAGTCGCGCCACACACATCGGCTTGCGGGCGAGCAGGCGCGCGGCGAGACCATCAGCGTGGCATGGGCGACATTCGGGAAGACGCGCGCGAACCGGTCGCGTTCGATCTTGAAGGTCCCGTAGAGCCGCAGGAGCTTGCTCACCGGAGTTGTCCTGTACGCGGATCGAAGATGGCCTGCGCGAAACTGAAGTGCTTCGGTCGAGGCTTGCGTTGCCGTTTGCGCGGGTGCTCGGCGACGTAACGCTCCTTGTCCCTGCGCGCGGTGAACTCCGCCGGTGTCTCCCAGTCAGGCGGCCGAACGAAGCCGTCGGTGGCGAGTGCGATTCGTTCGCGCCCCTCGCCGTCCGGCCGCTGTTCTTCGTTCAGCCATCGGCAGAGCGTCACTCGGCCGACGCGCAGGATCTTCGCGAACTTCGTCTGGCTGACGCCACGCTGGCTCATGTAGAGCTTCAGGCGCGCGGGCCCGGCTACGTGAATCTGCGGCGGCCGTCTCTCGCCGATCTGGAGCTCCCTGGACATCGCAGCAATGGTACAACGAAACGATGAACCTCGCGATCATGCTGGTGCTCGGGTGCATCCTCGGTGCAGTGTTCGGACCGATCCTGAGACCGGTGCAGCGTCTCCGTGCGCTCGTGCCGATGAACAGTGAGCAGTTGCAGGTGGCCACGCATCAAAGTCTTGATGTGCTGCGCCAGCGGTTTCACGCCGACGCTGTCATCTTCATCCTCGTGGCGACGCCAAGCGGCGGAGCGGCGATGGCGGACTGTGCTGAGTCGCGCGAGCATGTGATCAACGGTCTCCGCATCGTAATCCGGGATCTCGAGGTCAACCGTTACGGGAAAACCGAGGTTGTGGGACCGCCGTGAAACACACGGATCATCGCATCATCGTTTCGGCGAGAGCGCTGCGGCGACAGCCGCCTCGAACAGAAGATATGTCGCCAGTCCGACCGTCCGAAGTTCGTCCTCGCTCAGCTCGGGTCTGAGGAAGAACGCGGGTCCGGTTCCGAGCTCGGGCTCGAGGTTCGCCACGAAGGCGTTGGCCGCAACCGAGAAGTTGCCGTCCTCGCTCTTCGGCCGCATCGGGTATGCCAGATTCCAGCCGGTGAAGAAGTGGTGGGAGTTGACGTTGTTGCCGGTCAGGATCACGGGGAAGCCGACGTTCCACAGCGCTTCGGCAGTCGCGCGCGTCACCTTCAACAGCCCGAGATGCCGTCTGGCGTCATCAGCTTGGGCGCCGCGCACGAGGACGATCTTCATGGGCGCCACGGTACCACAATAGGACGCAGGCCCGAGTTGCACGGGCGACCAACCGGTTAGGAACCGGGTGCTCTTCTGTCGCTTGGGTGGCTTGTACTTCGCCGCCACTTACAGCTCGCTGAGCTACTGCGTTGTGTCGACAGTAGCATGGTAGTCTCGAGATCGGAAAGAGAGACGATCGATGACCAATCCAATCAAGTGCCCGGCCTGCGATGGACGCGGTTCACATCCTGGCTCAGCACCACGCATGCGCGTGAAGTGCAAGGGATGCGGCGCGACGGGCCTCCTGTGGCTGCCGACCCCGGGCGCCGCACTTGCCGAGTTGCTGCGCGCGGTGTCGATAGCGCCGCAACGGATGTACCCCGACGTCTATCCGCTTCCGATCGTGCCGATCATGCCGATGCCATTTCCGTTGCCGTTTCCGCCAGCGACCCCGACGATCGGACCGTGGCAGCCGAATCCTGGCCCGTTCTGGGTAGGACCCGGGACATTCAGCGGCGATCGCACCACCGGTTGTGCACCGGCCCCGTTCCTCACGCCGCGAATCCAGTCGTAGTCGGCATGGCTAAGACGAAAGATGCGTGCCCGTTCTGTCCCGCATGCGGACACATCAAGTGCGGCATCTGTGGCAACGAACAAACGCATGCGTTCCACGGGCCCGTGGACGCTCGTGACGAGCATGCAAAGTCACGCTCGCACGAGTTCGCGCCGCAGTGTCCAGACTGCGGGCGGATGAACATCGATTCGCAACAGCACGCGTGCGAGTTCGACCAATAAGCCTTCACGCGGCAACGCTTGGCGTAACGTGCCGATGTCAATCCGATCATCTCGCCCGGTGATCGGAGAACGGCGTTACACGGCGTTACAATCGCTCAAACCGCTCTGTGCGGAAGATTTCATGATCTTCCGCAGGTAGCGGGTCCACCGATGCATGACTGGTCGTCAAGGGTCGAAATGGCGATTCAACTGTCCAGAGGGTGCAACCGAGACGCTCAAACCGCTCTGGCGATGTTCGCGGCGTATTCAGGCGCGACCTCAATGTTCAGGCGCAACCTCAACCCGGCAGAAACCGAAAGCGCCTATCCCACGGCCGGTTTGAAGCACCGGCGCAGGGTCCCAGCGATCAGTTTTTCCGCATCGACGATTCCACGGACCGCATCGGCGACGTTGGCGTCGGTCCCACGCAACTGATACGACACGTTGCCGCAGTTGAACGAGACGAACGTCGTTGCGCGATCCTGGCTGTAGCGCGGTGCCGATTCGCACGAGACTTTCTGGCGGAGCGCATACATCAACGCGCCGAGCGCGTGTCCCTCAACACACTTGCTCCATGCCAGCCGCAGCGCATCTTCCGGCGTGCGGTCGCCGAAGTGTTCGATGGCGAAGGTCAGAGGGATCGGCTCTTCATCCTCGATGTACTTCGCGAGGCCGTTCAGCAGAAGACCTTGCGCGGAGACCACTGGTGGCGTCGGGCACTGGTGTTCGTGAAGCGCGGCAAGGCTCCGCTCGCGGCCCATTGAATCCGATGTGATTCGGATTGGATCCGTCTTGCGACCGCAGCCGATGCACTCCGCCTGATAGTGCGTGATGGCACCACCGCGCGGACCTCTCGACTCCTCAGCGATGATCCGGTGAAAGACTCCGCATCGGGCCATGTCGTCCTCGTCCTCGTCCATTTCCACTATCACTTCGACGGGCGAGCGCCAGACTTCAACCACGCTCGAGTCTTCTCGAACGCACCGCCGTGGGAGCCGCCCTTCCTCCCCTTCCGTGCGAGGTCATCGACGATCGCGTTGTAAAGCCTCAGCTCGTCGCTGGTCGGCTTCGGCGGACCCTTTGTGGCTGGCGGCATCGGCCCTGGCAACTGGCCCGGGATGATGCTCCACACCTTTCCGTGGCGACGTTGCGCTGGATCAGAATTCTCCGATCGCGACACCAATCCACGCTTCTCCAGATCTGCGAGGCGCTTGTGGTAGCAGGGGTGTCCTTCGATCTTGTCGTGCTCCGTCTGCATAGCTCTACTGAGCCCGGTCGCGGTGATGGGACCATGGGACCACAGGCCATTATACGCCCGCATCTGCCCGCCCATCAGCAGTCCATCAGTGCAGATCTTGTCGTGTGCCTGTTTTTTCGTCAGAGCCATGGTTCGGAGTATTGCATGCTGCTAGCCACACAGGAAGAGTCGGTTCAGTGGCTGAACGGCGCGTGTCCCACCGGGCAGGTCTCGCGCCGTACCACGATGCCGCGCTGATCGAGAAGCATGGCCGTGTGTGCGGTCCCATGCGTGCTGGCCCATGGCGCCAGGAGGGCAAGTGCGCTGCGTTCGATGGGCGCTCGCACCGCCGCGATCTGCGCGACCATCACCCGGTTGCGCTCGAGTGGCCACCGGCGCCACCTCGGAGATCCACGTTCCGGGACAGCGTCGATGGAGCACCATTCCACGCAGCGTAGCTTCCGCAGCCCACGCCAGTCATGCCGGGTCCCATCGAGTTGGAATCGGGTCCAGTAGAGATCGCGGATCTCGGCTTCATGCAGGCCCCAGTGATCTGGGCCCCCGGCATCACCGGCCACGACGACCGCATCCGGCGGCAGCACGCGGATCGTTTCGTACAAGATCTCCCGCGCCCAGGACTCGGCTGCCGGACTGTCGCAGAGCGCGCGCGAGCCGGTGATGAGTAGAACCTGTCGTGCGACGGGTTGCGCCACCACCAGTCAGTCCCGCGGATGCGCCACGCCGCGCCGAGCCATCTCGGTGCGGATCGCCGCGCAGCCAGCGCGCAGCCAACTCATGGCATGTCCCGAGAGCTTCTGGGCCTGCACCAGCATCCGTGCGCAATCGGCCTCGCGGCCCTCGAGCGCGAACTCCGAAGATGCCGCGCAGAAGAAACTGAAGAGCTCCTTGTCTTCGGGCCGCACCACAGCCACGTCGGCGAATGCGAGGTACAGCGTCTCGGCCAGCACGAGCGGCGCCGCAACATCGCTGACCGTCGCCGAGATGCGAGCCGCCCAGAGGAACGACAGCGTGGTCTTGGAGGTCTTCTGGCGCTGGAGCCACTCGTCATAACTCGAAACGTACGTGCTGCCGCCCATGGATCCCCTAGCCGGTGCCGGTGCCGAACATCGTGCTCGCCGCGGTTAGATATGCGAGAACGCGCGCGCAATCAAGGTAGTCCTGTTCATCGCGCAGCCGTCCCTCGGCATCGATCGACAGCCCAGGGAAGTCGGTGGCGAGTGGGGCGAGGGCGCCGAGGCTGTCCGGCCCAAGGCCACCGGCGAGCCCCAGGCCGGTGCCCAGACGTCCCCACAGCGTTGTGACGTACTCCCGGGCGACCGCTGGATCGAACGGGCGCCCCACACCCCCGGACGGGTCGATCAACAGGTCCGTGGCCGGATAGCTGACGTCCACAAGTTGACGTAGGAGCAACTCGGGCTCCGACGCCGCCAGCACGCTCGGCCCGAGCTGGAGCACGATCCGGTGCTGTGGGTACCTCTCGAGGTGCTTCTGGATCTGGCTCTTGCTCGGCCAGCGGACGTTCAGTTGGAACCCATGCAGGTTCGGGCCGCCAATCACGGTGAGTTGTTCGAGTTGGTCCGCGAGGCTGTCCGGCTGCTCCGTGAAGTAGTGGATCAGGTTCAGCGCGCGGGGGTCGGTCGGGAAGATCCCGGCGATCGCGTTCATGACCGGATACCGGCGTGGGTGGCGGTTCCGATATCCGGCCAGCGTCTTCGAGCTCGCAAGCACGCCGACCATCAGCTTGCGCGCGCCAGTGAGCGGGACCCCCCGCAACACCACAGCGACCTCGGCGGAGGACATGAACCCAGTGACGCCGATGTATGGAGGAGAACCAGCGTACCCAGAGGTACCGGACGGCGACGGCTCGTTCATGTCGAACCCCTCCGTGCTGACCTGCTCGTATCGATGTCCTCAAGCTCCTCGTCGGTGAGGTCCTGAAAACGCGTCAGCGTCGGGATCCAGCGCGCATAGGCGGTGCTCGTCTCGCCACCGCGATGCTTCGCAACGATCAGTTCGGTGATGCCTTTGTTTGACGAATGCTTGTCATCATAGTCATCGCGGTGGATGAAGATGACGACGTCGGCGGACTGCTCGAGGTCACCGGGCAGATCCGAGAGCCCCGGACGCCTGTTCGGCCTGTCCTCCTGGAACCGATTCAAATGTGTGAGCGCGACGATCGGGATGTTGAGTTCTTTGCCGAGCGCCTTGAGCGATTCGGCAATCGTATTCTGGCTCATCGTGCGCGGCGGACGGATCAGATGGAGGTTGTCGATCACGATCAGACCGAGCGGCGTGCGCGCGTCCTGGAGAAGAGCACGTGCGCGGAGATCTTGCGGCGTCACGGACGAATTGTCGTCGATGAAGATCGGCAACGTGGCGACGTAGCGCGCCGCGCCCAACATCGACGCCCGTGCGCTTGTGTCGCCACGCCTGATACTCATCGCGTCGACCGACGCTGCCTCGCAAACAATGCGCAGGTGCTGCTCTTCCCCTGTCATCTCGATGGAGAATAGCAGCGACGCGCTCTTGCCATCGTTGGTGCGTTCCGCGCACTTTCTCACGAGCTTTGTTCCAAAGCTGCTCTTGCCCATCGCTGACTTCGCCGCGACGAGGATGAGCGTTCCTGGCTGGAAGCCACCGGTGATGTTGTCGAGCTGGCGGAGGCCGGATGGAATCCCGGTGATGCCATCCGGCGTGTCTGATGCACCATACTGCGATTTGTCGTTCACGATCTTGCCCTCATGCTCTGTTCCTTGGCCGCATTGGCACGACGTTATTTGGCGCCGCCTTGCGATTATCGAGTTCTTCGAGTTCCTCGTCTGATAGATCCTGAAAGCGCGTCAGCGTTGCGATCCATCGCGCATAGGCTGTGCTCGTATCGCCGCCGCGCTGCTTCGCAACAATGAGTTCGGCGATGCCTTTGTCGGCCGAGTCCTTATTGTAGTAGTCGTCCCGATAGATGAAGAGCACGAGGTCGGCGGATTGCTCCAGTCCTCCGCTCTCGCGGAGATCTGAAAGCCGCGGTCGCTTGTCTGGCCGTTCCTCAAGTGATCGATTCAGTTGTGCGAGGGCAACGACCGGAATATTCAATTCTTTGGCCAGCGCCTTGAGCGCTTCGGCGATGACGGTAACCTGTCGTTCACGTGTGTCGCGCCCCATCGTGCGCGGAGGCATGATGAGCTGGAGATAGTCGATGGCGATCAGGCCGAGCGGCGTGCGTGAATGCTGCCGTAGAGCGCGGGCGCGCAGGTCCTGCGGGGTCACGGACGAGTCATCGTCGATGAAAATCGGCAACGTTGCGACGTAGTTCAAAGCGCTGGTGAGCCCTGTCATATCGTCCGAAGTCAACTGCCGCCGTTTGATCTTCTTCGCATCGATCGAGGCCTGCTCACAAGCGATGCGTTCGAACTGCTCTTTGTTGGGCATCTCGAGAGAGAACAGCAGCGAGGCCTTGTTGCCTGAGTTGTTGCGTTCCGCGCAGGCCTTCACCAACTTCGTCGCGAGGCTGGATTTTCCCATCGCTGGTCTCGCCGCGACGATCACGAGCGTCCCGGGCTGAAGACCAGACGTGATGGCATCGAGTTGAGTAAGCCCGGAAGGAACACCGGTGATGCCTTCTGGAGCATCTGCTTGTTGCTCGATGCGCTTCGTAAGATCTTCAGCCATGTCGATCATCGCTGCGGGCGCCCGTACATCCCGCTGTTTGGTGGCCTCAGATAATGCTGTGATCGCGCGGTCGGCGAAGTCCGGCACGGCGATGGACGGATCGAGGGCGAGCGCTGCGATGGACTGCGCAGTGGACTCGATGCGGCGCGCCATCGCGAGGCCAGCCACGATGCGGGCATGGGATTCCACAGCATCGATGTCCCGTCCGGCGTGGTACTTCAGTGTCTCGATGTCGACGAGACCACTGACCGTATTCAGCCGACGAATCGTTCGTAGTTCGTCGGCAATAGTGACCGGGTCAATGCTTACTCCGCGCTCTTCGAGCGCGACCATTGCTGCCCAGATGGTACTGTTCTCGGGCCAGTAGAAGTCCTCTATGCCGAGGATTCCTTTCAGGATCGCGATGGCACCCTTGTGCGCCATCGCATCACCGAGAACAGCCAATTCAGCCGGTTTGTTGGTGCGGATCGATTGCAGAGTCAATTGGGCTCCGTTGGCTGGTTGAGCGTAGGCGCCACCTCACCAAAGCGCGCATAGTTCGCGATGCGATCTGTCTCGGCTCGGTCAGCGCGGAGCTTTTGAAGAGCCGTACGACTTACTTCTGCGGCGGCGCGTGTATCCTCCGCGGACATCGGCCGTGGCGCGCGCATCTCGGCGACGTCGGCCCGACGGGCACGCAAGGATGTCAGATATTCCTCATTGGTCGGCCCAGAAGGCGCGTTGGACGGTCCGCTGGATGGCGCTGAGCCAGATGACTCCGGCTTCCCAGCAGCTTCCCAGGCCAGCGCTTTCTCGATCGCCTCGACGAGCGCCTCTGCACCATTTCTCAGCAGGTACCCCATGCCGGGATTCGATGTGGTCATCCATGCCCACGTGTCCGTTTCGCGAGCGTGATCGGCGAGCAGGGTCACGAGCTCGGATGCTGGCCGTTCATGCTGGTCCGCGAGCGATCGCATCGCACGTCCGAATTCCTCGGCCTGCACCGGACTGCATGACGTCCGCAACCGCCCCTTGGATTCCTTCCGAAGCCGATTCCCTTCGGCCGTCCAGTCGACACCATCGCCGTGCTGGCGATCGGTCAGGCTCCGAGTGATGCGCTCGAGCCGCGCCTCGCGTTGCGAGTCCGTCTCGGCCTGGGTCTCGGTCTGCGACTTGATCGGGATCGCTGGAACCGGGGCGACCAGACCGCTCGACTGGTCGGTCGTGGTCGTGGTCGGATTCGGGGTCGGAGGTCGGAGGTCAGTCGCGAGAGTCTCGCGAATGATTCGCGAATCGCTCGCAGCAACAGGTTCCGCTGTAGTTTCCACAGGCAGAACTTGTGTGTCAGTCGGCGTGCCGGTATGCGCCATCATGGGCGCCGTCGCACCGATGGGGGGTGCTGTGGGTCCGGGTGGTTTTGCGAGAGCTGGCGGCGCGACTGGCGGATGGCGAAGCACCAGCTCGCCCTGACCCGGCGTCACGATGGGAGCGGGCGGCACGTCGTCGGCGAACGGTTCAGTCGCGATGTACTCCAGCAGCTCGCGCGTGGGCGCGAACCATTCGCCTTCGGTGCGCGAGCCCTTGAACCGCTTCTGACAAACGGCCTCGACGTTTGCATCAACGACCCGCAGTACTTGCAACGGAGCCCTGGCAGTCGCCTGGAGCTTGGTGATGCAGGTCGCCATGTGAATCGTCTTGCCGATGCGAATCGGGCCATCGTCGCCAAGCCGGATGAAGTACGTCTTCCAGCGCCGCTCCTCAATCCGCTCTGGATCGGTTGGACTCGGAACGCGCGGCTTGCCCGGTTTATCGACCTTCTGATGCTTCGACCAGCCCGCGATATGGAGGTAACGCTGACCACGGACAATGTACGCGTCGATCAATCCGACCTCTTCGAGAACGTCCATCGCTGCCACCACCTCGGCGACCGGCGTACCCAGTGCCCAGAGCAGTTGTCCACGCAACATCGAAGGCTCGCCACGAAGATTCCCATAGTCGTCCGCCGTGACAATGAACGCGATGAACAGCCGGAACTCGAGGTGTGACAGTGAGGCGGTCTTCTCATCGTCGATCAATTCCGGCTTGATGGTACGGATGCGCCCCGACATCAATCGCCGCCTTTCAACTGTTTGATCATCGTGAGCAGGTCCTTTGATGGCATGAACCACTCTCCGTCCCCACGAGTACGATCGGCTTTGAAACGCTCGTGAAGCATCGTCTCCACCTGTTTGCCGCCAGGAATCTTGGCGATCATGATGATGTTCTCAGCGCTCGCCGTCTGGATGTTCCCGAACCGCTTTGGAATGGTGATCGTGGTCCCGATCTTGATGCGTCCCGACGTGTCACGGAAGAAGTAGACCCATCCCGTGGGGGGAAGCCTGACAGTGTGCGCGCTCGAACAGGCTGCGCATGACTCTCGTCTGCACCGCTCAGCAGTCCAGCGGTCGGCCTCGACGATCACCACGATCCCGGCGAAGTGCTGAGAACGGAGGCGCCACAAGAAGCACGGCTGTCCATCATGGAATGCCAACGTGACGCCACCAATGGGGCGGTGTTCGTTCGAAAGACGGGCATCATCCGCATGCAATTGCGACCTGAGCGATAGTGCCGCTTGCATCGATGTCTTGCGCCACTGCTTGCATCGAAGGCGTGAGTCATCGACGTCGCATGCATCCGCGAACCGATCGAATGCTCCACGCGATGCCGCGCGAAGAACGACACCGATCGGCTCGCTGTCGCCGAAGTACAGAAGGCTGCGTTCAAAACCCTCCTCGATAGCCTTGTCCCAGTTACCGCAACACCAGAACTCTGGTGGGTAGCGCCAATGCTCCCTCGAATTCCTAGACTCGATCACGGGCAATGCCGTCAGCTCGGTACTCACCATCGGAGGCTCATGCCCGAAGATGTTTGGCGCGTCGGCTGGGCGTGTATAGCCACGCGGCACGAAGTTGAGGGCATCCTGAACGCGGTATGCGTACTCGCTATCCTCTGTGAGCGGGAATGTATTCCACGCGACAAAGGCGTCCGACGGTCGATCATAAAGGAGGCGTGACTCGGATTCGTGCTGGTCACCGTGCCAGTAGTATCGGACATCGGGGATCAGCTCACGGATTGGCTCATTCATCGAGTGATCCTCTCATTGGCAATCGAGTCGAGTGCTGCGCCCCATGTCTCAGGCAGCATCTCATCGAGCGCGTTGTTCTCGTCCACCAGCGCCAGCACGGTCACGAAGTCGGCATCCCACTGCGCGAGGTTCGCGCTGCCCGCGAAGATCGCGGCGTTCTCGCGTTGCGCAAGCCTGATGATCTGCCAGTCGCCGCTTGGCAGTTCGAGCGCCAGTCTCTCCGCCACCAGGATGGCCAAGATCTCCGTCGCGCCCTGCCGAGCCATCGCCTCGGCGAACGGCAGCGGTTCCGAATTGGCATGGCGGATCAACGGCAGTACGTCGGCGGCCGGAAGATCTCTGCCCGCTGCGCGAACGAACAGAAACTGGTGTACGAGGTGCACCGTCCGTGACAGATGGCCCAATGGGTCCACTGGCTTCGCCAGTTTCAGCGGACCTCGGACATCGCGCGCGGCGTCGGATGGCGACACAATGACCCCCATGACAGGCATCGACAGCCCAGTGCTTCCGATCTCGGACACGTCAAACACGCCGACACAAACAACCGCTCTGTCAGATGCCGGTCGGCTCAATCATCGGCTGCACGTCGTTGCTCTCAGCGATATCCAGATAACCCGATAGTGCTTCGCGGATCACGAACGCCATGGTTCGATCGGTCCGTTTCGCGAGCTCACGGGCGCGGTCATGGACCGCTCTCGGAACATCGCACGTGACCGATATCATGCTCTCGCCGTGGAGCGGCCGACGTCCCCGCTTGGTAGATCGAGCCGCTGCGTTCTGCGTCATGAACGAGACTTATCAGCGGTCCAGAAGAATTGGCAAGACTTTGATGCGATTATCGCATTCAAACGGAATTCCCAGCGGTTAAGTCGTGTCCAGAAGAATCGAAGAGGTCGTGACAGACGCCCCGTGCACCCGCTCATGAACACGCATCGCAACGCGTTGCATTACGCGGTCGCAGGACGGCACACCATGGGTCGTGGGCCGATCGCTCGGACACCACAACGCCGTCAGCGGCGTCCACGTGCCGCGCGCCGGGCAGCGCGGTTGGATGCGAGCACCGGCGACTCGAGCGCGCGATCGAGTAGCACGCGCTCGAAATCGTTCATCGGCCTCGTACTTGTATCGCCGCTGATCGTGGTCGATCCGTAGCGTGCGGCTTCGTCGAGAATCGTAACGCGCTCGGCGTGTGGAAGGCGCGCAAGCGCGTGCATGATCTCGGACCGGCTGGGCAGCGCGCCTATCAGGATCGGCCCGTTCGTATCAGTGTGCTTGAAAACCGATGGGGGAGGTGGCGGGTTTGGCGGATTGCTCATCGAGCGATGCTACCGCATGCGCTCGGATGGTGGCAGCTAGTGCGAGGCGGATGGAGCGATCGGAAGCTGGCGCTTGATGACCTCGAGAGCCTCATCTCCACCGAGCCAGTTCGCCTGAATCCCGGCATCGATCCACGCGAAGAATTCTGCGCGCGAGCTGGTCACGGGTGGAACCGGCGCGATTGATACGGCGTGCCGCCCTGCAACTCTCGCCACAACACCAGGAGCCACGTCGCCATTGGCATGGCCGTTCCTGGTGTTCCTGGGCGCAGGTGCCTTCTCGCTGGCCGCGCTCTCGACGCTGGATGGCCGCACGTACTTGCGCTTGCGACCCTTGGTGCGATCGCGGGCCGCATAGGCCTCCAGGTCCGCAACATTGTACTTCCACCGACCCGTCGTCGGGTCCTTGGCCCTCCGAAAGTGGTCCATCTTGGCGTGCTGCGTGAGTTGCTTCTGATGCACCTGCCCGAACCGGGCCGCATCGGCTGCACCAACCCACTCCGAACCATTCAGCGCTGCCTTCGGTTTCGTAGCCATCGTCTTCACTCCTTCAATCAATCAAGTTCTCGATCTGGAACCATGGTCTATCTTGTCGCTGTCCCCATACCCCCTTTATCCCGTTCAGCGGCCATACAAACGTGCCCGCTGGCGCAATATGTAGAAATCGAGCGATACGCTCATGGCGCTCTTGGCCCGGCGTTGTCGTTGGCGATACCGGAGCCAACCGCGCCGCCGATCTTCCGAATGTCGGCGAAGTACTGTGCCGCCTGTTTGATCTCCGCGATGTCATGCGCGAGGGCAGCGGCAGGCATGCGCGGGTCGCCATCGACGAGTGCACCGGCCAGCGTCCAGCCGCGAGTCTTGCGACGCCTCTTGCTCACGGCGTCCTCGGTGCATTGATGGCGGCGCGGATACGTTCGATGGCGTAGTACAGCGCCCTGTTCTTCTCGTGAACCGAAGGCATGTCGCTGTTCGGGACACGCATGGACTCGAGGATTGCAGCCGCTTCCTCCATGCCCACGACGCGACCGCGGCGCTCGGCGGCGACGACTGGATCCTGCGGCGGCGGGTCCGTCTGCTTCGCGCCGCACTCGTGGCACCCGGGGTGCGTGATGTGGACCCGGTTGCGCGGCGCCGCGACGCAGCGGCACATCCAGTGCGTTGCCTCTGGCGCAGTCATTGGGGCACCAATGGGAGCAGCGTGAGGTTGGACTTCAGGTTCGTGTTCTGTTTGTAGTTGGTCATGCGTCTCCTACCATCTAACCCAGAGCGCCGCGACGATCGCCGAGATCAGAGGCTCGCACTTTGGAAGTCGCGGACCATCTCTGGTGACAGCTCATTGGTGCGCTTCCAAATTTCGACGGCGATCTTCCACTGTTTGCACTCCTCGGTGTGCCACCAGCCGCCGATGGCAGCATAGGCTTGGCGGACCTCGAGACTCGTGCCGCACTGGCAACCCGGTGGATGCGGTCCAGGATGAACGGACGCCAGGGTGCGATAGTTGGTGACCATCAAAACACTCCATCGTCATGAGACTCGGTTTGCGTGGCAGCGATGAATGCCTTGCGAGCACGTCCGGCAAGCCAATCCGCACGTTCGTTCCCGAGCACTCCGCTGTGGCCCGCCACCAGGGTGAGGTCGATCTGCGGCCAGCGGGCGACTTCGGCACGCACCTTGAGGCCAAGGGCGCCGACCGTTGACGCCGGGTCGAGCTCCCATGCAGAACCGTGCCTGACCGCACCAATGGCGAAGGAGCTGTCCGAGCGAATCTGCAACGGCACGTCGCGTGTTCGTGCGATCGCGTACACGATCGCGAGTGTCCGACCGATGGCCCAGAGTTCAGCGACGTTGTTGGTGCCGCGACCGACGTACTGCGATGCTTCGCAGATCACCTCGCCATCAGCGCTGACGACTACACCGATCGCCGCCGGTGAATGCTGGAACGTACCGCTGCCGTCCGTCCATGCGACGAGGCCCTCGAGTCCCGCTGCGGTATCGGGATGCGTGTACTCGCCACGGTAGCGCTTCACGCGCGGAGGCTTCACCGGCGCCGCCGGATGGACCGCCGCGAGGTAGGCATCTCGACAGACGGTGCACCACGTGTCGGAGCGACGTCCCTTCGGACGTGGCAGCGGCAGCCGCGTGTCCCACCCGTGGAACAGAGGCGCGCCGCAAAGCATTGTCCGATCGGCCACGAGGGCGGCGTCAAAGCCGCCGTAGGCAGGCTCCTCGAGCTCCGCCAGCAATCGGACATGTTCGAGATAGAGCCTGTCCTTGCGTGCCGTCACGACGTAACGAGGCATCAGAAACGCTCCACAACGTAGAGCGTCCCGCTGCTCACATCGCGAATCTCGAGAAGACGCACGGGCTCATGACGTGCGTACTTCTCCTTCGGGTCGACGATCTTGAAGCACTCGCCAATGACTGGCGGCTTGCGCTTGCGAACCACGCGCATGTGCATCCCGGGCAGCGAGCCGACTTTGAAGTAGAGGATCATGCGGGTGTTGCCCAATTCCTGGACAGCGTTGATTACGTTAGCACTGTGCTAGCTCTGCGCAATAGCTCTTCCAGCGTCGGCGGCACAGGGCACTCGCGGCGGATCTTGGCGACTGCCACGCGATACTGGAGCCGCTCGCGCGCGTCTTGGTAGTCACGGTGGACGCGCTCGAACCACTTCTCACCAGCGGAATCCATGTACCGGAGACGCGTGGGACCATGACTTGAGCGGCCTGCGATCCCCGGCAGGCTCCATGTGATATCCGCAGCAGCACCGGGAAGAGGTGGAGGGAACAGCGCCGCCGTCGATGCCGTCGATGATAGGTACCGCTGCGCGCCGCGTACGAACTCGGCGCCGGTCATCTGTCGACGCTGCCGCACCTTGCGCGGCGGTTGTGGCGGTGACTTCGCGGGCCATCCACCCGGTGGCAGAACTTCCGTTACGCCGTCGGAGACCGCTTGGAATGTGGCGACCATAGTCGCCTTCAAGGGGATCGCGCGATCACCCCATCCAAGGCGGACGACCTTCACCATTGCATGCGGCGACTCTGCCGCCTCCCATGCTGCATGCACCGGATCGCGCCCGCCGTCGCTCCAGCGGACCACCCATGCGAGTGGTGGATATCCGTCCTCGTCGATCCCGACGAGCAGATCGGTCAACGAGTCGACGAACGGATCGGTGTCGATCATGCGGGCTTCGCTTCGGCCGCGAGGTTTTCGCGGAACTCCTCGCCACGGCACGCAAGAACACGCATCGGCGAGCGCGGGTCATCGCTGAACCCGACCAGACCTTCATCGGTCTCGCGGCGGCACACGGCGTGAAACAGGTCGTGCAGATCGGAACCCATCTGCGCGACAGCCCTGAATGCGTCGTACAGCGAATCCACCGTGGGATGGGTCGCATCGTTGAGTGGCCGAGTATGTACACCGTGTTTCAGGATGATGCGATGCCCACGCTCGCGCAGGTCGGCCGGAAAGCCGGGCGACTCGAAACACAACGTCACGTCGTAGACGAGACCCTCTTCAATCTCGCGTAGCCGATTGTCGAGCTTCAGGTCGCCCTCGAGCTCTCGCGCTTGAAGCAGTGCGGAACCAAGATTGTCGAAGTACGCCGTCATTGATCTTCTCCACCGATTGCGAGGATACGCTCAGGACTGAGCACCGGCATCGCCCGGCGCAGCTCTTCGCACAGGGCAGCCGCCACGCATTCGTGCTGCGGCCCCGGGCAGGTGCCCTCAATCGCACCGGTCATGATCGCCGCGTTGAGTGCGAGATCAATGAGGTGCTCGTAATTTTTGCGGAACGTCCAGAACGCGAGGCCCAGGATGGCGCAGTCGAGGTGCACCAGAATGTCGTGGAACCAGCCACCACCCTGGATAGGCTTGGTGTAATCCGGCCCGTCTTGCCACGTCATGCCGAATGCTATGTAGTCGGCGCCTGGAGGGCCGGGCACGATCCGTGTCTTGAGCGACCTGAGAGCGTCGGACAGGGCACTCCGATCAACGATCGCCAGCACCAACGTCATGCTCACAGGATCCCGCGAACAGCTCCAATAGACCGCGATCGCCTCGGGGCCACTTGCAGCGTGGTTCACGAACCACGGCAGTAGTGAAAGACCGCCCGCAAGCTTCAGCGCGAGCTCCATCAACGGCTCGTCCGTGAAGCGGATCGCCTGTCTCGCAGCAGCCTCTTTCGGGTGCACCATCGAGCGCACGCTAGCGTCTGGCTAGCGTATCGTCAAGAAGCGCTTCTGCCCCGCGCGTAAAAACGCGCTAGACAACCACGCCAGCAGCGGTGATCCAATTCGTGCCGTCATACCAGATCGGGAGACCAGCCAGTCCCAGACTCGTGTCGAAGAACTGAAGTCCGATGTACACGTTGGTTGGCCGTGTAGCTGTCGGGCCGCTCCAATTCGGCTGGTTTGTGCGAACGATCTGATCGAGGGTTGCGAGGCCGCTCAACGTCACAGACGTTTGCAGCGGGATGCTCGAGATGTCACCACTGACCAGGGAATCCGGCCCGTTCATGGTCAGGGTGGTTCCGGGCTGCACCGAGTGACCAAACTTGCATTTGTATGCCTGTACGGGGCCCGAGAGGTTGTTTACGACAATGTTTCCGAGCGATCCGCCAGAACTCTCGAAGAGATTGTCGACGCCAGATCCCACGAGCTGGTTGAGCGTCAGCGTTCCGCCGCCCATCACACAGCCCTCCAGGAGCGTGGGGATCCCGCCCAGGGTCGTGTCGCCGAAAAGTTCAGAGGCGATCACTGTGAGCGAGTTGGAAACAGGGAAGACCCTCTTCTCGTCGATCGTGATGTTCCCGCCAAACCGAACGCCGAATGCGTAGAGCTTGCCCTCGTTGCTGATCACGGTTGCGAAGTCGACGGTGATGTCACCGAACACTCCAACGTTGATCCACGACGACCGCATGTCGTTCGCGTATTCGCCACCCTCTCCTGGGGCAATAGCCCCCACGAGTGGCGCGATGCTGAGCGTCGTCGCACCAACCAGAGCTGGCGCGGTCAGGACCGTCACCGCACCGCCCACGATCCAGGTCATCACTTGCCCTGCCGGGAAGGCGATCAGGAGAGGCGCGACCGGAATGGAAACCGCGTTGGGTGCGACGGCAGCCGTAGCCGTAGCATAGTTGCTCCAGCGATCATCGATCGACCAGTTGCCAGAGAGGCGAGAGTGATTGTACCCCTCCCCCATCAGGCAGATCTGCGGCGGCAGCACGAACGGACCGTCGTACGTCCCCGCGCTGATGAAGACACACGGGCGGGTGTATGGGCCTGGATAGGGCTGCGGCCCGAGCGGCGCCACGTACGTCTCCAGGCGTATTCCATCCCGGCCTGTACGGTCAGAAATGGCTTGCCGATCGAACCATCCGCAGTGGAGTCATCGCCATTCTTGGCAACGAACACTGTGTTGCGCAACGGTTGAGGAGCGGGGATGGAAACGAACTCTTCCCAGATGTGCGGCGTGCCCGGTCCAATCGCCACCGAGATGATCGGTTGATCCGTGGCGACATAGATCATTCCGATCGGGATCTGATCTGGCACCGGTCGCAGCGCGTAGGGACCGACCTTGATGCGTGGATTGTTCTGTGGGCTGCTCATGGAACTCCAGCGGTGAGTGGCAGACTATGGTCGTGCCTCGCCGAGAACGTCGGCTCGATCGTGACCGTACGCGCGGCGCTGACTCAGTGACGAAGATCGGCCGCGGTCAGGTACGCGTACCCGCGCGTCAGACTCCCGGTGTCGTAGGCCCACGTCGCGGGAGATGGACCTTTGCCACGCAGCATTCGAACTCGATACAACTGCCTGCCAGAGACCGTGCTCACGCTGTCGATCTTGAGACGGGTTCCGATCGGCATCATTCGCGGGGCACTGGTGCTCGCTTGAGCATCCGGCAGTGAGTAGAGCGGAGTGATGGCGCGCAGAACCGCGAAGCCAGAGCCGAGCACGCCCAGGGACTCGAACGCGATCCCCAACCCGCGAGAGATGGATAGGCGCAACAGGTTCTGCATCCAGGCATTCTGGCGTAGGTCGGGGGCGGCGTCCACAACGGCGCGCCTGTGTTCAGCCGGGCGCTGGCGCAGCGAGTACGACGACGTCAGCGGCGCTCCTGCCGACGCCGAGTTGCCACATCTGGAGTGACCGGATCGGGCTTCCGAGGCAGAGGCTCGATCGAACCATCGTGCAGTTCGTCTGACTCGGCCGACTGGCGGGCGTCGATCTCGGCGTCGGTCCAACCGAGGGCGACAAGCTGTTCGTACGAGAGTGGTTCCATGCGCGGTCTGTACGCCGCGTTCGTAGCGCGTGCAAGAGGTCCTGCCAGACAATGTCCGGCGCGGAGTTGCGGACCTCTGTCGTTGCCGGTACGTGTCGGTGACACGCGGAATCGTACCGCGCTAGCCAGTGGCTAGCGTTTTGATGTTGACCCGATCAGGCTTCGGGATTATCCCCAGGTGAGGCAGCACACAATGATCGAACACGGAGCCGTTATGAAGTCCACGACCCGCAAAGCAGTAGCCGATCTTCGGAGCGTCAAGGCGCCCAAGCCAACCGTGCGCGCGGACGACGAGACCTACTTCGACGTGATGGACATCGATCCCACAACGGCTGCCGCGTTCCTCGACAAGAACACCGACAACCGACCCATCGGCCAGAACCGCGTCGAGGCTTTCGCGCGTGTCATGAAGAACGGTGGTTGGAAGGTCAACAATCAGGCGATCGGATTCGATGTCGATGGCAACCTGATCGACGGCCAGCATCGGCTCTGGGCCATCGTCGAGTCGGGCATCACGGTGCGGATCTCCGTCGCGTACAACGTCGCCAAGGACGCGATCAAGACGATCGACCGCGGTGCGACCCGGTCGATCGCCGAAGTTCTGCGCCGGGATGGAGTGATCCCCGGACCGAAGCGCGTGACTGCATGGTGCAACGGCGAGCGCCAGCTCCTCACCAACATGTGCGGCAAGGGCGGCGTCGAGGACACCGAGGCGTACTACCAGCGGAATCACAAGGCGATCGACCTGATCCTCGAAGTGCTGCCCGACAAGGCGCCGTTCAAGCCCGCCATGGTCGGCGCGGCTCTGGTCTTCGCGCACAAGAAACACCCGGCGGCGGTCGAGGCATTCGTGCGCGGACTGGTCGATGGCACCGGGCTCGACAAGGATTCGCCGATCTGGGTCGCGCGGGAGACCATCATCGGATCCATCGGCAACGTGAAGGGTCAGCGCCGACCGTTAGCCTTGAAGATTCTACGCGCGGTCCAGGCCCATCTTCGCGGTGAGAAGGTGCGGCGCAGTCACATGTACGCGACGGAGTCGTCGCTCCATTTCTTCCAGGGGAAGAAGTGAGCGTCATGGCAGCGGACGAGAACGACCAGTTTGCGATCGTGGAGTTGATGGGACATCGCCGATTCGGCGCGAAGGTCAGCGAAGTCGAGCGCTTCGGGATCAAGATGATGCGAGCGGAGATCCAGGTCGATCCGCCGATCGTCCAGTTCGTGCATCCGCAGTCGGTCTATTGCCTGACGGTATGCACCGTGGAGCAGGCCAGACACGCGAACGATCGCTATGCGCTCGAGCAGGCAGTGCCGATGACGATTCCTGGCATCGCGGTGTTCAGCATCGACGACGACGAGAATGGATGCGGCGCCCCGGGCTGTCGCACTGGCTGCGATTCCTGCGTCATGGAATGACGAGGGGCCACAATGACGATTCACGATGATCAGATCGCGGCGTGGATCACGGCCGGTGGGCCGCACGCGGCGATGCGCCTCAAGGCGAACGAGCTGCTGACCGGATCGCTCAGCGATCACTCCGGCGGGCTGACCGAGCACGAGATCCTCGCGAACGCGCTACAAGGATTCTACGAAGAGGGCCAGCGCGATGCGCTGGAAGAGTCGCTCACGTCGCCGATCGATGTGAACGAGTGCACCACGCTCGAGTATGAGCTGCGCGGGCCCGAGGCATTGCTGGTGTTCGCGAACAGCGGCGAGGCGCCCGACTGGCGTGCCTCGCTTTTCATCATGGCGAAGAGATGGGCCATTGCCATTCGGGACCGTGCGCAGATGCGAGCTGCGTTGGAGGCAGCAGAACCGCTGGTCGGATGGTGTGCTGCTGTCAGCGCTCGACTCGTTGATGGCTCGCGCGCTGAGAGTGCCGAAGACGCGGCGATCAAGAACACTGGCATCCTTGCGTTGGTGCGCGCAGCACTCGGCAAGAGCGGCTGATGGGGCACGATCGTATCGTGAGATTCCGTCGTTCGGCTGGCCGGGCCACGCGGAAAGATGTCTGGCTGAAGACGCCGCCATCGCCGCGTCTATTGCAGCTCGCGCTCCAGGACTTTCTCGGCGGCGCGGGAACCGTCGACTTCGGGAGCAGGTGCTGGGTCGTGACCCTCCAGGGCACCAACACGTTTCCGCTGCACCGGGTCTTGAGGTCTTCCAGTGCGAAGAACCGGCAGCGTGCGCAGACAGAGACCCCGGAACGCCTCATTGAGGTCTTTCTCGACCTGCCCGGGTCGATCACGGTGACGACCAGATTCGCCGACGAGTTTACCGGCGTGGTCGCCGACGGATACGTCGCGCTGGTGAAGCGCACGTGGAGGACGCGGTGAGCAACGATCTCATCGAAGTGCAGATCCGTGCCGCGATTGCCGCGATCGGTGCGCGCTGCCCGACGACATCGGAAGAGGAACAGCTCGTACCGCGCGTGCTCGATGCCTGCGAGCATCACCTCGCCGAGCGTACATCGCGAACAGCGCAGATCCTCGCCGATGCGATTCTGGTGGCACGAGGGACGGACCCGGACAGCGCGATCCTCAGCGCGTGTGCTGCCATGGGCCATGCCACGCGGTGTGCCGTGACCCTCCTTCGTGAGGCGCCATTGATGAGCGGCCATCTCGTCAACGTGACCTCGGATCTACAACGGCATGACGCCCGCGTGAAGAAGGACCGGCCATGAGCCTCACTGATGCTCAGCTCCTCTTCAGGAAGTCAGGGATTGGGGCATCAGAGGTGGCGGCCGTCGCGGGAATCAGTCCGTACCAGAGTCCATTCGACATCTGGTGCGTCAAGAAGGGACTCGTCAACCGGAAGCCGACGCTGCCGATGCGGTTCGGGACCTTCAACGAGCCGTTCGTCCTCGAGCTCTATGCCGAGAAGACTGGGTACACGGTGATCCCAGCGGCGACGTACTGGCCCAACAGCGTGAACGGCACGCTCCGTCATGCAACGGTGCCGAGTGCGCTGTGCACGCCAGACGGGGTGGTGCTGCGTGATAGCGGCGATCGCGAAAAACTCGTCCAGTGCAAGACCGCCAGCATCCGGGTCGAGCATCACTGGGGCGAAGATGGCACGGACGCGGTCCCGGATTACTACCGCGCACAGATCGAGCAGGAGATGGCCGTTGCAGGCTTCGAGCGTTGCGATGTGGCGGTGCTGATCGGCAACGAGGACTTCCGCACGTATCCAATCGAGCGCGACCCGCGCGTCGGCGATGCGCTGCTCGAGATCGGCGCGCGGTTCTGGCGCGACTACATCGTCGCGAATGTCGCGCCGCCCATCACTGCCTCGCGCGATACGGGCGAGTACCTCCGCGAGACGCACCCGGCCGACCGGCTGCCTTTGCGCGTCTGGACCGAAGAGGCGTTGGCACTGAGCGAACTTCTGGCCTCCGCGAAACGCATCCGCAAGCAAGCCGAGCAGGAAGAAGCGCTGCTCATCAACCAGATCAAGGCGCTGATCGGCGACACTGCCGGGTTCGGTGAGGGCGATGCTCGGCGGGTCACATGGAAGCTGGACTCCCGCGGCAAGCCCATGTGGAAAGAGCTCGCCATGGAGCTTGGCGCGACGCCGGAACTGATCGAGCAGTACGCCGGGATGCCGAACCGCGTCGTGCGGATGGCGGGATTCGGGGTAGCCGATGATCTGTAGTCTGAAAGGCGCACCATGATTGACTCGCCCCCAGCACCAGCCGGATCGGATCCACTGCAAGCGTTTCGCGAGCTGCTCGAGCGATCGCGCGATCACATCGCAGCCGTGCTGCCGCCGACGCTCACCACCGATCGAATCATCAAGGTGGCCCTGGCGACCGCCGCCCGGTCACCGCGCATCCTGCTCAGCAGCCAAGGCTCGTTCCTCCAGGCTGTGCTGCAAGCGGCCGAGCTCGGGCTCGAGCCGGGCAGCCCGCTCGGACATGCCTACCTGATCGCGGTGCCGAATCGCGTCAGTGGCCAATTCGATTGCCAGATGCGGCCCGGCTACCGCGGTCTCATCGCGCTTGCACGTAGTTCTGGCGAGGTGCTCTCGATCGAGGCGCGCCCGGTGTTCCAGCGTGATCAGTTCCGTTTCTCGCAGGGACTGAAGCCAGTGCTCGAGCATGTTCCAACGTTCGAAGAAAACCCTGGCAACCTCGTCTGCGTGTACGCAGTGGCGCGACTGCGCGACGGTGGCGCGCCCTTCGAGGTGATGTCGCTAGCGCAGATCGAGCGCATTCGTACGCGATTGGCGGCGCGCGCCGGGGATGAGTTCGACGCGGCATGGAAGGGCGACCCCACCGATGAAACCGGTCGTCGGATCGGCCTGGGACGAAGTCTCGTCGTGCGGCGGCTGATCCAATCACTGCCGCTCTCAGCCGAACTGGCGACGGCGCTCACCATCAGCGCCCAATACGATGATGGCGACGTTGATCTCGTCAGCTTGCTCGAGATGCAGACGCCAGGGCCCGAGACCGTCACGCCTCCGCCGCCGGTACGAGCGCCGCTTCCCCCCGCGCCAACGATCGGATCGCCAGCGGCTCCGCCCGCGAAGGCGGCCCAGCAGCGCCCGGGTCTCTCCGTGACGCGCGCTGGTCACGTCGTCGCAGCGGCGACGCCGACGCCGCGCACTGCGGCGTCCTCGGCGCCCGGTCTGCGTAGGACAGGCAACCGCGGTGCTGATCTGCTCTCCAAGCTCACGGGAAATGCGCCGGATGCGCCGACCGGAGCCACTGGCCACGGCGACGTCATTGTCATCGGCGGGGTCCATGCCGGTCTCATCCCGCAGGCTGATGGACCTCCGGCCGGTCCAGCTCCAGGTGAGCAGAACGACGGAGACGGCGTTCGCATCAAGGGAGACTACTGATGACCGCATGGAAGAATGAGAACGACGAGCGATTCAATACGATCCTGCATCGCGTTCTCAGCGAGGTCCTGAGTGAGACCGAGAATGCGCCAGTCCTGGCGGCGATCTGCGACGCAGGCGTACCGCTGTGGTTCATGATCGTGCTCACGAACGTACTGCGTGCGAGCAAGTTCAGAGCACGGTTCTTCCTGCATCCGCGCGCGAAGAGGATCGCGGTGAAGGATGCCCACGATGGCGCCAGTCTGCTCAAGGAATTCGGATTCAAGGCATCAAGTCACACGTTCTTCGGGCTGGATGACAAGTGGATTGGGCCATCGGATCAGCCACTTGAATCGCCGTATCACATTGATGACGCACAGCGTCGGACGCTGCCGGACCAGCACGCAGCATCGCCGGTCTGAACAGACGACGAAAAGGTTGAACGGACGATGAGTGACGGCGATCGCAAGTTCGAGTTGAGTGCAACGTGACGGATCCTACATACAAGGTCATCCGAACACTCGAGGCCATGCTGCTCACGGCAGGCGGCATTGCGCTGGGCATCCCGATCGGCGCCCATCTCGGCCTGACCGGCGTGATCCCGGCTGATGTAGCGATCCGATCGACCCAGCGCCCGGTTCCATTGGTCGTCGCACAGTGTCCCGGATCCGATGACCAGCACACTGCGATAATCCAGCGGCAGGTGGCGTTCTCTGATGCGCTAGCCTATCTGCGAGTCGTTCAATGTGGATGCGGTACCGCTGAGGACCATGTGTGCCGCGCGGTCGCGATCCCGAATGATCCCGTCGACTGGCAGGAAACGCTCGAACGATTCGACGCATTGCTCGAAGCGCGACAACGACTGACCCGGCGGATCGAGACTGGAGGCGCCGAGTGAATACTCGTGAACCGGCGGGCGTATGTCAGAACTGGTTCGCGCGCACCCATCTCGCGCTTGAGATGGTGCCGACGTGAGCGCGGGCAAAGTCTGGATCGCCGGGACTTACGCTTACAAGAAGATGGCAACGGTTCGCGACATCGTCGAGATCCGCCGCGCCTCGGAGCCCTCGCGGGCTTCTCTCCTCGCCCGTGCCGAGGAGGCGGAGACGCTGCTCGCCGAGTTCGTCGGCACGCCAGACGGCCCGCCCGCGTGGGTGAATCCCGAGACGTGGCGCTGCCTCGGATGCGACGGCGGTATCCCGCGCGGTCGCGGGGACCACAACATCGGCGCACTCGTGCATGAGTCAGACTGCCGATATGTCCGTGGATGGCGGGCTCTCCGGCTTGATGTCGCGGTGCCGACACCATGACTACTGCGAAGCGCGGCAGCGTCGTAATCTTCGGGCAGCGTTTGCTCGACGCGATGGTCTCGGCCGAAGCCGCTCAACGTGCGCTCGAAGTCCCCGGGGTCGATCGGTCGCCATTATGGAATCGGCTCGTAGCGAGGCGCGATGCGGCATTGCTCGCGCAATCCCGCGCTCGCACGCGCTACTTCTCGGCGCGGACCAAGGCGGCGAAGTGAAACTCAACGAAGACCTCGCGAGCATCGTCGACCATCTCACCGAGCAACGCGATCGGCATAGTGCAGACTTGGACTGGATCGTACGTGTCCTCGTCGATGGTGATCTCGGCATGTCGGCGGAGACGCTGCTCGTGCTCGTGCTCGAGAACATCGATCTCGGGCACCGACCCTCCGATGAGGGGGACCTCGGACGTTGTCAACGCACGGTCGACAGCGCGCCCGAACACCACCGCGCTGCGGCGCAGGCAATCGTCAAGACTTGGCGGCCCGCAGTCCTGGCGAACTACCAGGAGCGCATCGCGATCTACAAACGTCAGCTCGCCGAGACGAACGCACCGCGCGATGATGACGATACCTTTGCCCCACGGTTTGCCCAGTGGTTGCGCGAGGCAGAGGAGACGGTCGCAAGACTGGAAGCCGAATGGCGCGCCTGAGATCGGATACGGCAGCCTGGGAACGCGTACTGGAGAGGACTCGATGAAGATCAAACGACTGCGTATCAGGACCTTCCGCGGAATCGAAGAGGTCGACCAGGATATCCCCGATGCAGGCGTGCTGGTCACTGGGAAAAGTGGCGGTGGCAAGACGTCGGTCCTGAACGCGCTGCATGCTGGACTGCAAGGCCGTGACGTCGGCGCCGATGCTATTCGGATTGGTTGGGATCGTGCCGAGATCCTGATCGATATGGACAACGCCAGTGTGCGGCGTGCGATCTCGAAGCGCGGGACCACCCTCAAGGTCACCGACTCCGAGGGTCAGACGGTGAGCAAGCCACAGACGTGGCTTTCGGATCTGTTCGGTGCATCCATCGATCCGATCGCCCTGCTCGAGGCCGCTCCGAAAGAGCGTCGCAAGATGATCCTCGAGGCGGTGCCGATGACGGTGACCGTTGAGACCCTCCGTCGGTTCGCGCCGGATCTGCCCGATGACACCGACGTGGAGGGCCACGCCGTGGAAGTGCTGGAACGGGTGCGGGGCGTGTACTACGACAAGCGCACTGTCGCCAACGCTGCCGCCAAGGCAGCGGTCGAGGAATCCTCCCGGGCCATGGATGACGCGCTCACCGCACGAGAGGCCAGTGATCCCGGCGACGCGATGCCCGTGGAAGAGGCAGAGCGAGCGCTCAGCGAGTTTCAAGCGCAGCGCACGACATTGGAAGCGCAGGCGGCGGAGGCGGTTCGCGCCAACCAGCGTACGACCCAGACCCGCACGCGAATTGCCAGCCTTCGGCAACAGGCAGAACTCGAACGCAATCTTCTTGTTCAGCGGGAGCTACCTGCTGTCCCATGGCACCAGGAACGCGTGGGCAAGGCCGATGCAACGGTCAAACGTCTGCGGGAGGAACTCGCGCAGGCAGAGAGCGCGCAGCGAACCGCGCTTCTCGAGCTGCAAGCGGCCGAGGCGCTTGAACTCTCGCAGCTCGCGATCCTGGAGCGCGCCACAGCTTTCGGCACACAGGCGGATGAACTCGAGGGCGCGCTTGCCCAGGCTGCGGCGCCGCCGGTTGACCCGGCCAGCCTTGCCAACGCAGAGGCGGTCGTGCGCCAGTGGACCGGCATCCGAGATCGCGCACTCGCATGGGCGAAATTCATCCGTGCTGAGCAGCACGTGAACACATGCGCCAGCAACGTCGCGAGCACCTCGGCAGTTGCCGCGACGCTCGATGGCATCGTGCATGCGCTCACCCAGGACGCGCCCGGGTATCTGTTCACGCAATCGGATGGCATCGAGGGTCTCGCCTTCGAGGGCGACGAGGTCTTTCTCGACAAGATCCGCCTGAGCGGCCTCGGTGGACGCGATCGCCTGCGCTTCGCGATCAACATCGCCAAGCGCGCCAACGCCAAGGCGAAGATCCTGATCGTCGACGGGCTCGAGCGAATCGACGACACACAGCTCGAGGAATTCGTCGCCGAATGTACCCGCGACTCGTGGCAGCTCCTGGCGACTCGCGTGTCAGCGAACGAGGTGATCTTCGAGTCGCTTCAGCCGGAGTCCAGCGAATGACGCATCACAACGCGTCCGTCCACCTATCGATCGCCTTCTGCGCCGTGTGCCTGTCATGGCTCTTCCTGCGCTGTGGCATCGCCATCCGAAACATCTTGCGCCATCGACGAGCATGGAAACAGATCCGCGCCAGGATGATCAACTCATCTGACCTGATCTGCGAGCGCGACGGCTGCGGCCATCCATTCGGCGAGCATACTCATGGCCACGCCAAGTGCCTGCGGTGCCCGTGTCCAGAAACCAAGTACACCATGAAACCGGTACAACAGACGTACAGTCAGCACTGAAAACGAGGATGAGGCGATGATCACCGAACTCTATTGCAGCGTCGACATCGAAGCGGATGGCCGCATCCCTGGCCCGAGCTCGATGCTGAGCCTCGGTGCCGCGATGTACGACTGGGAGAAGCGTCTCCTCGGGACGTTCTCGGCCAATCTGCAACTCCTGCCGCTCGCTCGTCCCGAAAAGGACACGATGGAGTTCTGGTCGAAGAACCAAGCCGCATATGACGCGACGCGCATCGGCATGGAAGCGCCGGACGTCGCGATGAATCGGTTCTGTCGCTGGGTCGAATCATTCGATGGCAAGCCCGTGTTCGTCGGCTACCCGGCGGTGTTCGACTGGACATGGACGTACTGGTACCTGATCAACTTCGCCGGTCGTAGCCCGTTCGGCTTTTCGAACGCCGTCGACATCAAGACGTACGCGATGGCGACGCTCCGGCAGACGCTGCGCGGGACATCGAAACGCACGATGCCGCCTGAGTGGTTCGACGAGGCGCCGCACACGCACGTGGCCGTCGAGGACGCGATCGAGCAGGGCGCGCTCTTCTGCAACATGCTCAAGTACCGCCTGGATCAACCATGATGACACCGAAGAGCAGGGCCGAGGTGATCGTGAACGTCGCAACGGCATCAACGGACGCCGCCCCATTTCTGGGTAGTGTCGTCACGGTCTACGGTGTGATGTTCGGAGACGTGTGGCTGATCGCGCCGGGCGGCAAAGAGGATGCCGAACGGTGCTGTGCAAACATCCGCGAGATGCTTGCCTATGCGATCGACCGTGCAGAAGACCGTGGTCGAGATGAAAAGCGATGAGCGCAGCAGCGCTGCTTGCAGCGTTGCTAACGCTGTACCCGGAAACCGATCGCACCCGGTGCATCGCAAGCCGCGCCGTCGAGATCACTGCGCATGCAGACGACAGCGCCGCGCGATACGGCGTGCCAGCGGAGATCCTTCTCGCGACAGGCATGCTCGAGAGCGCACTCGGATGCGACCCTCGATCCGGCGGATCCTGGGGCGCGCCGATCAGCAGGACTCGCCGTCTGGTCGCAGGCAACAGCGATCACACGGCGTCAGCGCTCGCGCTCGGATACGAACGCTGCGCGTCATGGCTCGATGCACTGAGTCACTTCCGAACGGGCCGGTGTAGTGGAAGCCCACCGATCGGATACACGCCGGACGCTGCGATGCGGCTCGCCGAAAGGCTCAACGCGCGCGTCGAAATCCTCGAAACACTGCGTGAACTGTTGGCGAGACCCACACGGTTGACGCTCCCGTGGCCGGTGGATAGCTTCGCGTCCATGGCAACAGAAACCGTGCCCGTGCATCTGACCGGGGCCGAATACTACCAGTGGATGCGCAACCGCGAAGGCGGTCAAACCTTCGGCACACGAACGATCGTGGCGCCGATCGACGACACGACGTTCTCAAGCATTCTTCGGCCGCATCTGCGTTGGGGATACGCCTCATCGGCGGCGGCATACTGGGCTCGGCATCCGCACATCACGCACCTGCGTATCCGACAGTCATCCGGGAGAGGGGACTGGGAGTTGGAGGGTGTCGGCAGTCGGGAGGCGCTGCGACCGCAGGGCCAAGCGCAGAAGCAGTTCGCGCTCCAAGTTACGTCGTTCGGCACGCCGTCAGCGATCGCCTGGGGGCGTACGGCAGACTCGGATGTCTATCCGATCGGTTCGTACGAACTGAGACCTTGCAGCCACAACACGGACATCCCCGGGCGCGGCCGGAGCAGCCTCTTTCCGCATCCGTTGGTCCTCGTCGGCCTGGGTGTGTTGTGGGTTGGCTTTCTGTCGGTCGTATTCGACGACAAGTCCGAGAAGCAGGCCGCGCGATGAACGCGCGCTGCTGTCGTTGTGCCAACCCGTCGACAACGTCGATCGAGGGTTCACGCCATTGCGACTCGTGTTGGCGCGCGCTGCGCGCATCACGCCTGTCGTTGCTCGCATCTCAGCTCCAGCCAGTTCCTGTGTTCGTGGCACTGCCCGATCCATTCGTGACGCGCATGAAGACCAGCCTGCCGAACTGAGCACTTGACCGTGCGCTAGCATCGTGATAGCGCTGCTGTGGGCCGAGCCGATCCGTCGGTGATGTCCACGGCCAGAGAATGTCACGCGTGCGGTTGCAGTCGACTGCATTGCCGATCTACCGTCAGAACCGAGGCTTCTAATGAACGAGACGGCGATCAAGTGGACCGACGCGACGTGGAATCCGATGAGCGGATGCACCATCGCCGGACCCGAGTGCAAGCACTGCTACGCGATGACGCTCGCGGAGAAGAAGCGCGGCACGCCAGCGTTCCCGAACGGGTTCGACATGACGTTCCGGCCGCACAAGCTGCGCGAACCATTCGCGTTGAAGCAGCCGAGCCTCGTGTTCGTGAACTCGATGAGCGACTTCGGCCATGTCGACGTGCCCGATGACTACCGCGACAAGATCGTGGACGTGATCGAGAAGACGCCTCAGCACCAGTACCAGATCCTGACGAAGCGACCCGAGAACGTCCTGCGCTACACGCGCGAGCGGCGCAAGCTGCCCGGCAACGCATGGATCGGGGTGAGCGCCGGTCATGTCTCGTCGCACAAGCTCCTCGAGACTCTTCGCCAGATCGAAGCCGAGATCCGCTTCGTCTCGTGCGAGCCGATGCTCTCGGACATGCGGTTCGATCTCACGGGACTGAACTGGATCATCGGAGGTGGAGAGTCTGGTCTCCACCTGATGGACGCGGAGATCCGAGCGCAGCGCGGGATGTCTGTGCGGGATCACCATGGGCACTGGACCCCGCGAGAGGACCGCGTGGACTGGGCGCGTCACTTGCGGGACGACTGCGCGAGTGCCCACGTGGCCTTCCATTGGAAGCAGTGGGGCGGCGTCCGGCCCGAGAGCGCGGGTCGTGTTCTCGACGGCCGGACGCACGATGAATTCCCGCGCCTGCCCGACGGCCGCGCGCTCGGTCTTCACGAACGGCATCTGAAGAAGACGCACTTGCCCTTGCTGGTGGGCCAATGACGCCAGCGCAACGCACGCTCCAACAGCTCTGCATCCAGGCGCACGAGAGAGAGCCCGCCACCGCAGAGCAGTACCTGGGGCTGGTCGTCGATGTCTCGCAGCCGCCGTTGGCCGACGCACTCGGTGCCGCCATGGCGGAGGTGGGGATACTTCCACGCCATGACCCCGCTGCGGAGGCGCTGTGCTTCGTGGGACTGGTGAGCGAGGCCCAAGCTCTGGCCGTCATAAGCTCTGTCGGGACCGGCAAACTGGCGGGGGTGACGGCGCCGGAGCCCGGTTTCTTCGTCTGCGTGGTCGCGGACGACCATGGCTTGCGCACGCTCCGACGATCGACGGTCGAGTTCCTCCACGCCTCACCCGACGAAGACGATGGCGAGTCCGACAGTGAGCAGCCGAGCGAAGAAGGACTCGAGCTACTCTCAGACGCGACAGAGACTCTGTGGGATCTCTACTTGCAGGCCGTCCCGCAGAATCCCGACTTGGCCGATACGCATATCGGTCTGGTCATTGATTGCAGTTACCCGGACCTCGTGAGCGCCATGGTGCTCGCAGAGTTCGAGCCGCCGACGTCTGAAGAGATCGCGTCAGGCGCCACCCTGCATATCGAGTTCTGTCCCGAGGACGAGCTCCATGACCTGCTCTGGGAGATTGGGTTCACCGATCGAATCGCTTCCATGATTGCGCCGTGCCCGGGAAACATCCGTGTGCTGATCGCAGATGGAACGGGCGTGAGTCGGTTCACAACGTCACTGGCTGACTTCCTTCATCCACCTCATTCCCCAGGTTGCAAACACTACGAGAAGCCATCTTGACGCAGATTGTGACGATCCACAGCGACGGCAAGACGACTCCGCGAGATGCTGCTGCCGAGGCGTTGCTCGCGGGTGTGGCGCGACTCCGACGCGGCGCTGGATACTGACGGACGGCCATGAGCGACGACGACACGGCGGTGAACGATCCGATCATCGAGTTGAGCAACACGATCGACGACGTGGTGCTGGCCGCGGAGCTATCGCTCGAAGACATCATTCTTGCGCTCACGATGTCCATCGGCGTGGTGGCTGCGCACCCAGCCATCGAAGCGACATCTTCCGAAGAGATCGCCGACAACGTGCGAAGTGCGGTGCTGCGAATGATCGATGAGGCGCGCCACTACCGCCGCAGCGCTGAGAGGACTCCATCGTGACCCAGCCGGACGCGCCCACACCAGACCCCGCGACCGGCAGCATGAACGTGCGCGAAGCCCTCATCGCAGCGAGAGCGCTCATCGATAGGCCCGAGGCGTGGTTCGTTGGCAGAGGTATGTCCGCACGCGACGCGAACGGCGAGAAGTGCGAACCAGATTCACCCACCGCGGTTTCATGGTGTGGCTACGGCGCCGTATTCGCGGTTCTGCCGACCGAGCGCGTCGAAAGCGGAGAGTATCTCCTGGCCATTCGGATGCTCGACGCAGCGTGTCCGACCAAGGCGTTCTGCTACTGGCAGGACACGGTCGCGCACCCGGTCATGCTCGCCGCGTTCGACCGCGCCATCGCCGCCGCTGCTGCGGCCGAGGGAACATCATCATGAGATCCGCCGAACCCAACGATACCGACATGACACCGGCGAGCATCGTCAGAAGCCAGTCCAATGAACTCCGACGCCTCGCGCGATACAGCAGCATCATTGCCGACGTGCTGGATGCGACGGTAGACATCGAGCCGCTGACTTGCTCGAGCGCACACATTCTGTGGCGCGAGGATGGGCGGTTCGTGTCCGTGTCGTGGATCCACGGCGAGGCAGACGATGGACTGGTCGAGCGCGTCTATGGGTGCGCGCATGGCGGTGGCGCTGCGAAGATCGAGGAGTCCCTGCCCATCGCTGATGTGCCAAGCATCGTTGCGTTCGCGCGAAAGCATCTGATCAGACCGGCGCCCGCTGATCCGTCCGCCCTTCCCTTCGTCGCTGGATTGATCGAGACCGCGAATGATCCTCGGTACGCGGACGTGTTCGCGGACGCCGAACGGCTCGATCGCGAATACGGCGATGACGTCGAGCGTGAGGCCGCAGACTTCAAACGGAGTCATAACGGTTGTGAGCCGTCGTCCTGGCGGAAACCGAAGCCATGAGCACCAGCGCGCCTCGGCGCGAACCCTTGGTGGTGGATTCCGAGTGCGTGTCTCTCTGGGACAAGCTCAGCGAACGCCAGCGTGCGCACCTCGAGAAGCTACATGCGGCGGCGCAGGCCAAGAACCCCGCGCTCACCGAGACCGCCGCGGACCGCTGTGCGCTCGAGCCTGCCACTGGCAAGGCGATCGTGATCGGAATCCTGAACCCGGTGGTGAAACGCGGTGCGGTGCTCTACGAGGGCAGCGGACCGACCCGGCGCGAGGATGGCATCGATTGGATCCAGTGCAGCGAAGCCGAGATGCTGAGTTACCTCTGGCGCACGATCCAGGGGCGTCAGATCGTGACCTTCAACGGGTTCTCGTTCGATGGGCCATTCCTGACAGGCCGCTCGTATATCCATGGGATCAAGCCCCTCCATCGGTGTGCATCGAGGTGGTACGACCGCGATGTGCACATGGACCTGCGCGAGGAGCTGAGCATCTGGGGCAAGGCGAAGGCATACAACCTCGACTTCACGTGTGAGTTGCTCGGGATCCCGAGTCCGAAGGGTGAGCTCGATGGATCGAAGGTCGGCGAGTGGTACCGCGCCGGGCGCATTGCCGAGATCGCGGCGTACTGCCTGCGGGATCTCTGGGCAACCACGGCTCTGTGGCAGCACTTGGCACCATGTCTGCCGTCTTGGACGAAGTAGGGCTTGCGCTGCGCTAGCCATCCGCTATACTCGCGCCATGGCAAACAGCAAACCCGTCGAACCAAGTCCTATCCATCCAGAGTGCATCTTTCCGAAGTCGTGTGCGATTCGGGAGTTCACTGGCGACGGCGTCTCGGTTGGCCGGTGTTGGTTTCATGTCGGCGACAACGACGTGTGCCCACGGCATGGTGACGTACGCGAGGTCATGACGCGGCACCGAGAGACCGGAAAACTCACCGATGATCCAAGACGGGCCGGTGGTGCGGTCGGCAAGTGAAGCTGTCGATGAAAGATCGCTGCCCGTGGATATGGAGATCAAAGCGCTGCCCGAACAAGCGCTCGTCGGTCGACGCGACGCTGTGTGGCAACCATCACCAACTCGAGCGACAGATCGCCGGGTTCATTCGCATGCGGGCGTATGTGGTCTCCGCACGGAAGCTGCTGCGAGAGGCGCAGACCGTCGATCGTGATGAGGTCTACACGTCGTATATTCCGGGATGCCGAGATATGGCGAACTGGATGAGCACGTGCGACGACGGGATCTACGCGAATATCATCGCAATGGACGAGGCGTGGCTCAAGGCGCGTCCAGGTCTCGAGCGCAAGGCGTTCCAGAAGGTCTTCGAGGATTCGTGAGCCATCCGTACCGAGAGTCAATGACGTCAACGGCACCGGCTCCACGACGATGGTGGTCACGGTTGCGGTGTTGGCTGGGATTCCATCAGGACGTGAACGAGTACGCTGGCTACCACGCGATGATCAAGACGTGTCGGGCATGCGGCGACCGCGTCGTGGAGATGGACTGATGGAGACGGACGATCTCATCGTGCGGTTGAAAGAGGCGAAGCGCGAAAGCGACGAGCTTGCCGCCGCGTTCCTCGCACGCCTCGCTGAGATCGAACAGTCGCTCGAGGCTCTTCAGCGCGAGGAAGACGACATCCGCATGGCTCTTCGTGCGTGCGGCCATCTCCCCGCGCAAGAGACCGTTTCGGAGATTTTCGCGAGCCTCGAGAAGGGCGATCTCACGCTTGGACTCGCACTGCTCGCAGTTGTGCAGGTGGCTGGACAGATTACGGCAGCGGCGATGATCAGCGAGTTCGCGCAGGCGAACAAACGCATCACGACGAGTGCGATCCACCTTGCGCTCTATCGCTTCAGAGGAAGGGGACTGATCATACGGGTCGACCCGAAGAGGGGATCAGCCTATCGGATCACGGCAGAGGGCCGCGCGCATCTGGGACGCCACCGATGACGGACTACCGCGCAGAGTTCCAACAGGAACTGATGACAAGGGTCGCCATGGGCGGCGGCACGCTGCAACAGGCCGTCGCGCTGATGGGCGCGTTCAGCGATCTCTCGCCCATCGACTTCCCGGACGAACTCTTCGGCACTGACTGGATTCGGTGCAGTTGGTTCGGTGACAAGCGGGCCATGCTCTTCGGCAGCATGATGAATCCAAGACGGACCGCAGCACTGCTCCTGATCGGGTGTGTCCCAACCGGGCCTCGCACGCTGATCAACTACGAGTTCGAATACTTCTACGAGGGCAATTCAGTTGAGAAGCTCCGCCCGGCGCAGATCGATGCGCTCCAGCGAGTCCTCCTCCGCGTGCTCCATCAGCTCACGCGAGAGACAGGCGGAACTGATGGGGTGACCGATGCCCTGCTCGCGATCTATGTCGAGGCGGAGGTCTACGCGCACCCGAAGAGCGGCCTCGCGATTGTGGAGCATCTCGCAAGACTGCCGCGCCGAGACGCGATGCTTGCAGCATCGCAGAGGACGGATGATCACGACCATGAACCCTGATAGGATCGTCAACCATGGATCTGCAACTCGTGACGGAACGAGTCGACGTCTACAAGAACCTGCATTGGTCGCAGGACGGCAAGACGGTCTACTCGATCCGGGAACATGGCGGCCGTGTGCTCGATCATCAGCCCATCGTGATCCTGCGCGACTGCACCATGACCGTGCAGCCCGCCGGGCGTCGCGCGGTCGCCGCCGGTGGGCCCAAGAACGTCCACGCCTGGATCACCGGCGTGCGGATGTTTGCTGCGACCTTCAGTCATGCAGTGCAACTCCGGTACGATCCACGTCTCTTCGAGACCTTCGTCGTCGCGAGCACCGGCGAGCCTGTTCACCGTGCCGCCCTGGTGCGCTTGGATGGTCGCGGGGTCTTCGCGGTCCTGTAGTCGAGCACGCCGATGGCTGAACGTAACAGTTGGGGGGAGCCTCGGATGCTGGCCGCGCTGCGCGAGCGGTATCAGCCACCGGCCTGGGCCTTCCTGTCGCACGTGCGAAATCAGACCGGATATGGCCGGACGACGCGTACGGCCGATGGCATGGCGATGTCCCTGTATCCGTCCCGCGGTCTCGAGCTGCACGGGATCGAGATCAAGGTCGAGCGCTCGGACTTCTTGCGGGAGTTGAAGGACCCCGAGAAGGCCGCGGAGATCCTTCGCTTCTGCAACCGATGGTGGCTGGCTGTGAGCGATCCGGCGATCGTGCAGCCCGGCGAGCTGCCGCCGACCTGGGGGCTGCTCGTGCCGAAGGGCAAGGGCTTCGCTGTGAAGGTCGACGCGCCGCCGTTGACGCCAGAGCCGATCTCCCGTGCGTTCCTCGCCTCGATCTTCCGCAATGTGGTCGACATCTCCACCAGGATCAGCGGTGAAGAGATCGCCGCTCTGGCTGCCAAGCGTGTCGAGACGAACAAGGAGGAGCTCGAGATGAGGCATGCAAGCTCGCTGCGATACGAACGCGGTGTCGCTGAAAACGCGAAACGCGAAGCGGCCCACCTGAGAGAGACGATCGCGAAGTTCGAAGCGGCATCTGGTGTGGCCATCCAGTCCTGGGATGCCGAGAAGATCGGTGAGGCCGTGCGCTGGGTCCGTGAGAATGACAGCTCGGTCCTACGCGAGCGCCTCGCCCACATTCGCACCGTCGCCGTAGGGATCATCGAAGTCGTCGATCGGGCCCCAAAGTAGCGGTTGCCCGGGTCGCTATCGATGTGCTATCCATTCGTTCGATGAACCTGAACCCATCGATGCCACACACGCTCGTCAAGATCAGTTCCGTGTATCTGTTCGCGGCCGAACGCGATGACGGTGGGGGAGACATCCCGGTGGTCTTCTTGAAAGAATCGGATGCGGTGAACCTCGGCGTCGCTCGGCTACGCGAACTCTATTCCGGCGCCAGCGCTGAGTTGGTGGACAGCGTAGTCGCGGAGTTCGAGCGAGAACTCATGATCGAGTTCTCACACAAGGATGGCCAATACATCCTGTCCGTGCAGACCTGCGAGCTACGAGGCGAGCGGGACACTCCATGAGCCGCGTCTTCTTGCTCATGGTCGAGAACGACAGCAAATCGGTGAAGGTTGCTCCGTTGGCATTCACCAGCGAGTCGCACGCGCTGGTCCATGGCGCGACGTTTCTGCGTAATCTGCTGGCTACTCACGACGAAGAGGTCGGCGAGTCGATCGTCGCCGAGTTCGAGCGCGATCTCAGCACAACCTTCCTCACCGAGATCTGGACGTTCAATGTCCGGGTCCAGAGCTGTGAACTGCTGGGCGACGTGCGTCGGAAGGAGCGCGGCGACGCATGCGGTCTATGCCAGCACGCCCGCGACCTGCATTGCAGCAAGCTGATCGACTCCGCCAACGGGATCGAGCGCGCGGCGACCGACGAGAACAAGTGCATCGTCTTCTACGGCGCGGACAACGCCTGCGGTTGTCCGGGGTTCGTCGAGACCGAACTGAGGGTGGGATGAGCGCGACGGATCGATATGCGCCCGACGTTCTCGCCTGCTGGGCCTATTGGGAGGCGCTGCGTCGCATCGGATTCGATGCGAACGACATCTTCATCACGACCTACCAGGAGGCGGTGCTCGGATTCGAGGTCTGCGCGGTGATCCTTCGCACGCAGTGTCGAGAGTTCAAGATCAACGCAGCGAAGCTCACGCGAGACAGCGAGACTTTCATCGCTGCATGGGTGGTCTTCGGCAATGACATGCTCGAAGGCCGGATCTCTAACGAGATGATGGAGGCGGCGTGGAGGGCTCGTCCGATGGATATTGGGATGCTGCCGATGGGCCTTCTCGAGAAGGGCTTCCAGCTCCCGGGAACGCCATCACGATGAGCTGCAACTGGCGATTGGAGTGCTCCTGCGGTTCGGCGCAGCCGGACGAGTTCGGGATGAACCACGCCGACGGCGACCTGCTCGCGATTCTGGACGCGCGCCCGCAGATCCTTGCGCTGTGCTCCGCTGGCATCGCCTTTTCGATCGAGGTCTGCGGCAAGTACATGGCGATCTCCAGCGAGTGGTTCGTCACGCACAACGGCGATGGTCACGTCATTCGACTCATCGACGAGAATGGCCGCATCATGCCGGAGTCGGCGAGGCCATGAAGCCCAGGGAATACCGCGCGCGAGTCCAGGCCCTGCTCCGCGCTGCGCGGCAGTGGCGCGAAGAGCGCATTGAACTCGGGCAGCGGATCATGAACTGCGGCGACGCGAAAGAGGTCATCCAGATGCACATCGATCCCGTGACCGAGAGCACTCTCCTCGGCGCCATTGACGCGTTGGACGATTGATGGGCGCAGCAAGCTCATGGCCTGATCCCGTTCCAGAAGGGGATCGTTGGTGGGAGCGACTCGTCGCGCGGCTCGAGCGCTTTCACAGCGCTCGCCGCGCGAAGACCATTCGCGTCGGCGATGGCTATCGCGCCACCGAGATCGATGTTCCGGGAGAGCGCCCGGCCTACCTCGCACGAATCGAGCAGGTGGGACGCTATCTCGATGCGCTCCCCTGGGCTCGCGCCGGTCGCATCGGCGGCATGAGCCTTGTCTTTGGTCTGATGCTGAGCGGACTCGTCGCAGGCGCGTACTACGTGTTCGCGACGCGGGATGCGAACGCAGTCGTCAGCGAAACGCGCTGGACCTTTCATGTCGGCATGCGTGCCCGACGAATCAATCACGGGAGTGACTGGCATGACCGGATGCATGCCCATGCATTCGATGTGAGCTGCACCACCCAGGTCCGCGGCCATCATCTGTGCAATCCGCATCAATGCAATCGGCACCAGGAAAACTACGACTGTCGTTGCCGCACCACCACATCCGGCTCGGGCCGTAATCGATCGTCACGTACGTCCTGCTCGACCTGTTCCCGCACCGTGTACGACACGTGCTGGGATTCTTGCACCGACTACGACAGCCACTGTGAATACGAGTACCCGAGCTGGCCGCAGACCCAGGAGCGCACGCTCGTCGGGAACGACCACATGCCGATTCGACCGCCGGACCTGATCGCCGTCGGCGGCCAGACCTGCATCACCGACGACGAGGCGCTCCACGATCGTGGGTTCGACGAGTGCACCTGGGATACGCTCGAGTACATGGTGCAGTTTGATGCCCGCGAGACAGGGCATTGGTCCATCGCGCCGAGCGTATTGTCAGAATATGACCGCTACCAACGGGGCGCGCACTGGCACGTGCAATACAATCACGCCGGTATGTTTCGACCCATTGCGCCATCGCGCTGAGAGGTGCTCGCATGTCGGATGACTCACTGCCGTTGTTCCGCTATGGGAAGTGTCCAGAGTGCCCGCTGCTTCAAGCGAAGATCGCGGATCTCGAGGCCACGCTCGAGAGTACGCGTACCGAGCTTGAAGCTGCACGCAGCAGGATCATCGGCCTGAGCATGACGAGCTTTCGGATGACTCGCTCCACCGACCCCGAGACCAGCGCCGCTGCTGCGGAGGAGGCTGCCAAGGCGGCGCGCAAGGTGGCCGCGGCGGTGAGGGTCGCGATGGCCGATGGTGTTGACCGGAACGACGAGGAGATCCTTCTCGCCTGCGCGACGCAGGGATACACGACCTCGTTGGACCGCATCCGGCATGGGCGCCTCGCGCTCGAAAAGTCCGGGGAACTCGTGTCGACCGGCCACACGCGACTTACGGTGCGTGGCAAGCCCTCGAAGACATGGATCGCGGTCAACGTGCAGCCACCAACGGAGCAAATACTGTGAAACTGGGCATTGGAGATGGCACCGCGGAATCGCATGGCGAGCGGATCCGCGCAGGTATCGCTCGACGCGGGACCCGGGCGGCCAAGGTCAGCAAGAAGAAACGTGCGATGGTCATGGCAGTGCCGCCTGCGCGGTGCTGGGCTGGCACCAACGAGAACTGTCGCTGCGTCTTGCCGCGCGGCCACTACACGCCGCCGCCCGGACAATCGCCCCATCAGGCCGCCGACGGCTCAAGGTGGTATGGAGTATCTCCTCGAAGCGGTAGACTGCCGCCCGAGGCACTTGGAGTTCATGGGTAGCGCACTCACGCTGGCTGGCTGGATCGCTCTCGTGCTGTGTGCCTGGATCGGTGTGGCTGCGCTCGCGCTCGTAGCGCTCTCGCTCACCATTGCGCTGATTGATCGCTGGACCAGAACCCACGATCTGATCAGCGTCGTCGTGAAGCTCGCGCTCGAACGCCAGAAGAAACGCGGAAAGACGCGCGGGCCATCGTGAATGACGCTGAGTTCCAGTATGAGTGCAGGGTTTGCGGCATCGCGGCTCGCTACTGGCGGCTGAACTGTCCAGGCTGTCACCGCGAGGGGAAACTGCGTGCGCGGATGGCCGGTCATGCGGCGCTTCGGGCGCGTATTCGTCCGCTGAACATGATGACCCGCGAACATCCACCGCGGGTCTCCACGGCGATGACCAGCATGGACCTTGTCCTCGGCGGCGGCGCCGTCCCTGGGTCCGTAGTGCTGGTGGTTGGCGACCGCGGCGTCGGCAAGTCGACGCTGCTGCTGCAAGCGTGCGTCGGACTGAGCATGACTCTCCCGCGCGTGCTCTACGTGTCCGGCGAAGAGGCTGAGTCGCAATTCTCGCGGCTGGTGGCGCGGCTCGGATATGGCGACTCGAGCCGCGTGAGCTTCCTCCAGAGCGAATGGATCGAAGAGCTGCTGTGGGCTGCGGATGTGCACCGCCCGCAGGCGATGGTGGTCGACTCGGCCCAGGCCTTTGCCTCGCCGTCCGAGAAGGGGCAGCGCGGCGGCACTGCGCAGATTCGCCGTCTGACGCGAGATCTCGTGCGGCTTGCGAAGCAGGCCAACATCACGGTCTTCCTGGTCGGCCAGACCAACGACGACGGCAGCGTCGCTGGCCCGAAGAAGCTGGAATTCTGGGTCGATGCGGTCATCCGCTACAAGCGCGTGGCACGGTCCGCTGAACTCCGCGAGATCATGGCCGACAAGAATCGCTTCGGGAAGGAAGGCGATCGCTACATCCTCGCGATGACCGCCGCTGGACTGGTCGACACCGGTGAAATCATTACCGCCGAGTCCAAGGCCACCGCCAGGAAGGACCGCGAGCGCGATGAAGATGATCGTCGCGCCGCCAAGAAGTCCAAGGGGAAGAAGGGGAAGAGCCAGTCGCCCTCGTCACGGCCGCCGCCGCCGATGCCTCGCACGCCTGCGCCAAGCACAGACGACATTCCGCCGCCCCCACGCATCCCGGCGCGCCCGTTCACGCCGACCATCGTCCGCAAGCCACCAGCACCACCGATGCTGATGATCGTGCCGGATCCGCCGGAAGAGCGGGCCGCAGAGCCGCCTGCGGAGCAGCCCGTGGCCGCGCCCGTCATCGTTGCGCCACAGACTCCGGTCGTTGTGTCCGAGCCAGAATCCGAGCCCGTAGCGCCAGAGCCCGAGGTCCTGCCCGATAGTCAGGACGAGGGCGAAGAGGGCGAAGAGGGCGAGGAAGAGAGTGAAGACGAGGATGGCGAGGGCACCGAGGATGATGCCGAGGAAGACGACGCCGAAGAGGGCGACGAAGAGGGCGATCCCGCAGAAGCCGTCGAGTCTGTCGATGCCGAGGTCGAGGACGATCCAATCGCGCGCAACCTCAAGAAGCGCGAAGAACACGCGCGTCGAACAGAGGCGGAGCGCAGGTTCTTCCAGGGGAAGATTGACGCTCAGAAGAGCGCGCCACCTGTCGTGGCCGAGTCCGAATCAGAGCACGATCCCGAGATGGGAGACCTCGACCGCGTGATCAGAGAGAACTTCGAGCGCAGCGAGCAGGGCAGACGTCTGCGGGTCGTGCCGCCTCCGGCACCGGCGCCAGACAAGCCAGACCCCAGCGACCCAGACGGTACCGAATAAGACAAACCAGTGTGGTCTCGCCAAGTTGATGACCAAGGAGCCCTGCGCCGCGTCGTCCGGGGGGACGGACTCTTCGCGGCGTTGGGACATCCCGCTTCACGACGCAGGAGTGAGCGGCGTCGTTGGCTTGATTCACAGGGAGCGTGATGCAGCGCCCATTTGCGAATCCGACCCTGAGTTTGCACGGTTTCCACGGGACGAGCAACGGCTGTCCACAGCTTGCCCACAGAAAACACACAAGGTGCTGGCTCGTGGTGTGGGAAAGCCGTAGGATCCTCGCCGGTGGAGCCAAAATCCAAGAGAAAGCGCGCCGAGGGCCTGTTGATAACGCCCGAGGTTGTTCCCCTGCCGGGGGAGGTCTCTCGCGCTCTCAACCTCCAGCACATCGGCATCGTACGAGAGGCCTGCAAGTCGATCGAAGCCGCGGTGGGATTCATCGACCCGTGGAACGAGATCCTCGTAGGCCGCCTTCACCACCTCTGTGAGAGCCTGATTCGCCGCGCTGCGGCACTCCAGGTGATCGCCAGCGCCTTCGATGGCGCGCCTCATAGCGACGTGCTGCGCCAGCTTCGTGTGCGGATGACCCGTCTCGTAGGCGAGGCGGATAGGGCGTTCACCGGCAAGGGCGTACGCGAGAATCCAACCGGGACCCGCAAAGAGTGCGATGCCTCGCTCGCAGTCTCGCGGGCCCACGCCTGCAAGGCCGAGCGTCTCAGCTTGATGGCGCTCGATTACACCTCGAGCGTCCGTCCGCATCATCTGAATTCGGTGCTCCAGAGCACGATCGCCTGCTGTCTCGCGCTCGCGGAAGCGATGCATATCGCCGGATGGATGCAAGAGTCGGAAGCGCTCGTCCGCATCACCGCTGACATTCGACCCGGGCTCGCGCCCGTCGAAGTCCGAGCCGCGGTGTGAATCGCAACTGGCTGATCGCGGGCGCCGCGATCGGCGGCGTGCTGATGTTCGTCCTGGCGCCCAAGGCGCGTGCAGCAACGACGCCGAGCACACCGAGCCGCTTGCCGACCCCCATACCGAGCCCGTCGAACTCGCGCGAGACCACCTTCACGGAGAGCGTACCCATGGGAACCGGATTCGCCGCCGTCATCGCACCGCTGTCTGACACCGCGCGCGAGCAAGCGATCCTGCGCGCCGCGAGAGCCGACGAGGTCCCCGCGTTTCTCTCGCAGCTTGTTCCAGTGCAGCTCAGCGCGCCGGGTCACACGGCCACGATCTACGTGGCGCCGGACTACTTCGGAATCGGCACCGATGCGGACTGGCTGCGCACGCCGATGTATCCACAGACGGCTCAGGCGGTTGCCGATGCACGCAACTCAGTGCTCCCCACCCGCAAGATCGTCAACGCGATCTTCGCGGCGGCACAGAAGATCGGATTCATCGGTGAGACCGATAGCCGCGCAGCGACCGCGACGTACGTGAAACACCATCAGGCGATCGAGCGCGCGCGACAAGGGCGCACCGGTCTTCTCGCGGGCCACAAGAAGGACATCGTCATCACTCCGGCGTTGACGAACCATCCTCATCACGTCGCGATCTATGGCGCGTGGTACAGCAATGCCGCGCATCCGATCCAGGACCTGAACGCCAGCAGTCACAGCGACCAATACGTCGATTACTCGCACGGCGTAAGGCTGATCTCGCGAAACATGCTGGTGGACGGGCAGCCCGCCGACCTGCTAGCCGTACTCGCAGATCCGCGCCTGAGCGTCCTGGTCTCCGATGAGGGCCCGGTGCATCCGGCGAAGTACCCCGTGTAGGAGGCCGACGATGATCGACAAGAGCGAGGAACCCAGGAATTCCGTGAGCGCCAGCGACGGCGAGATCATCGACGATGGCGACGTCGAGACACCACGCGTCCCCCGCGAGGAAACTCCAGAGCAGCTCTTGGCCCACGAGCGCCTGCGCGAGAGACTGGCCGAGATCGACCCAGAGATGCTGATGGCCGATGGCTTCGAGGGAGCAATCGTCGGCGTGGCATCGCGATGCGCGATGGAGCCGGTGATCGTCTACGACCGGGCCAAGTGCATCGAGATTCTCATGCAGCGCGACGGAATGGATTACGAGGAAGCCGTCGAGTACTTCGACTTCAACGTCGCCGGTGCCTACGTGGGCGAGCGCACACCGATCTATCTCGAGCTGCTGGCCGACCTGCCCGACGACTAGGGCTGACGCAGAGCCGCGAAGCGAGCGGTGAGTTCATCGACTTCATCGGCCGCCAGTCCGCCTGGAGCCGGGGCCACTGCTGGAGTTCCCGCAGGCGATGGTCGAACGGCGTGCAACTTGTCGCTCGAGCTGCGGCCAGTGCGCGCCATCGTCTCGGCGTTGTCGATCAGCTCCGCGGCTGAGCGACGTACTCGCGCCAGCACCGGACTGAGCTTCGATTCCATCGTTTCGCATGCCTCGAGAACACTCGGATCGGCCTTGGCCTCGGAGTTCATTGGATACCCTTTCTTGAAACGCTGGTTGTTACTTGCTCCACCGATCCATCGCCTCTTTGGTAGCTTCGAGCCCATTGCTGACCGTCGTCAACATTGCAACACATTCCGTCGTCAGCCGCAAAAGCGCAGCGGCCATCGCCTGATGATCGGCGACGCGCTGATCATGGATGGCTTTGAGCTGCTCCTCATGCCGTTTCGCCACTACCGCCGCAGCGTCCTCGTTGCGGCGGGCAGTTTCGTCACGCCTCTTGTCCATCGTATAGATCGCGAACAGAGCGATCAAGAGAAGAGCTCCAAGAATTCCGTTCTTTAGGAGTTCCGCCGAGGCTGCGTCCATCCTCGAAGAATCGGCTACTGCGGGTTCAACTGCAAGTTTGCTCCCGCGCCAACCATACGACATTGCGCGCCACGTGTGTGAACGGGACGAGGCGTGTAAGATCGATTCACGATGGCCGCTACCGAAGTCACCCTCATTCCATTCGCACCGTCACAGCTCGGTACGGCCTCGGTCCCCATCTCGAGCACCGACGCTCGACGGATTCGTGCGGCCGAAGCGCTACAGATCGGCGGCGACATCCAGATCGCCATCGACGGACCGATGTATTCGGCGTGCTCACCAGAGCCATGCGGATCGCCAGACTACTTCCTGCTGGACCGCGCGCGCGACATCGCCATCACCGGACGGTACCCCACCCGTGGCGCCACCATCTCGGTCGTTCCAGGACAACCCGCAGTCGCCATGCTCGGGAATCATTTCCCGGAGACAGCCAGCATCGCGGTGCAGGGATACCCGACGCTGGTCTGGAATGGCCGCAACGATGCCAGTACCGCGGTGAACACGAGCAGCGTCTGGCGCGCCGCACTCGGCATTCTCGATGATGGGCGGCTGTTCGTGGCGGTGGGCCATGGCACCATGCACGAGTTCGCAGAGGCCCTACGGCAGCGGCGCGCGAAGTTCGCGGTCTATCTCGACGGTGGTGGCTCGACGTCGCTGGTGAGTCGGGGCGGCAGCCGCATCGGACATCCCGAGAATCGCGCCGTCGCGGAGTGGATCACGGTACGCGGGTCGACGTCGCATTCGACCGGCCCCGCCATCGCGAGTACTCGGGGCAGGATCAGCGGCGGGCATGCACTTGCCCTCGGGACCGGACGCATCGGCCTGTGGGCGATGGGGCGCACGTGAGCAAGAAGCGTCTGAGCCAGGGCAAGACCGATGAACGGCTGTCCCTGCGAAAAGATCCGATCGATCAGCTCTATGTTTTCTGGACTACGCATACTATCCCGCCATTGGCATGGGCAATTGAATGGTCACGAGGTGGACAGGTTGATCCTGTGAATGCGATTTGGGCGGCATCGCTCAAGCCTGGAATGATGATCAACCTTGTCTTTTACTGGTTACGAGAACAGAACGACACGCCGGACGGTCGTGCCGATCTCATCCATCTCGTCGCATCAGTATTCGAAGTTGGCAGATTCGTTTGGAATGACGAGGGCACCTTTCCAGACCAAGTCATTCGAGCCATGCTCATCGGGGAGTCTCCGAAACTTCGAGATCGAGAATCAGCGCTGGAAGCGGCCATTCGTCTGTATAGCGACTCGTTACGTGCCGGTGCGGCACTGTCGATTCGCGAGCCATTGATCGGCGGCGAGAAGCATCCTATTGGTGCAGCGATGTGGGCAGTTGATCACGTTGCTCAGGCGATCGGCTTGGCAGGTCCTGCTGGACATGCCGAGGATCTCGAAGCGCATCGCATCGTCTCCGATGTCATTCGCGCGCATGTCCCAGCACCGACATATGCTGAATTCCTGGCGTGGATCGAACGGCCGCATCGATGACACCCGACCCTATCGGCGAGCTATACGAGTGGCTGAACGAAGGCGTCGCTCCGCCGTTGCGATGGGCAATCGAACATTCGGCAGACGGCCAAGATCCGGTTACAGCGGTCTGGAATGCGTCAGCACACGTTTTCGTCATGACAAGACTTCTTGATGTTCTTCGTCAGGACGAAGTCGAATTACGTCGTGCGATGCAGGCAGTTCTCGAGCTCGGTAGTTTCGTGTGGATAAAGCACATAAAAGAGGTGACCGATGTGCTTCGTTTGGGTGATCCGATACGACTGCCAAAATCATTGGCGAGAGCCTCGAAGGAATATCTATCTGCCATCGAGCGCGCACAAGTGATGGTGGACCCAGTCTTCAAGCCAGAAGGCAGGCGCGACGCTATTCACTGGTCAGTCAGTGAAGTGGCGAACGCCATCGGAATGGCGACTGAAGGAATCGCCCATGCCCCGGCGGCGCACCACGCTGTTGCCAACGCCATCCGCTCTCAGGTCGTGCCGCCGACGTTCCCGGAGCTGATCGCGCGGATCGAGCGTGGTTCGGCATGAGCAAAGCTGTATCGACGAGTCAGGACCCAATCCGGGAGGTCTTGACCTTTGCGCAGGACGGAACGGCTCCGCCGCTGGCATGGGTAGTCACGCGGTCCAGAGGCGGACAGATCGATCCCGTAAGCGCGGCCTGGATCGACTCTGTCGAGCCAGCGCACATGGCTGATCTCTTGGAACACCTCCGCCCATCTGCACTGCATGGAGTGATGCTGGCACTCATCGAACTCGGCCATGCGACTCTCATGAGAGCTATCCGGGAGGGCCGGAAAGGAGCCACCCTGACCAAAGCCATTGGTCGCTATCGAGCCGCTCTTGATCAACTTCCTGACGTTACTCGCGGCGAGATACGCGTATACTGGCTGGTCCAACTGATGACAGAAACGATCGGGTGGTTGTTCGATGGCGATGGTAAGTCTCTGCAATCACGTCAGAGAGTCGCCGATGAAATCCGTGCTCAGATACCTCCGCTCATGATGTCAGAGCTTCTTGCGCGGATCGAGCGCGGTCCAGCGTGAACCGTCCATCCCGCAGTCTCGACGACATTCTGGACTTCTTCCGGGAAGGCACTGCCCCGCCGCTTGCCTGGGCAGTCGAATATTCGGACGGCGGCCGGATCGACCCGGTGACCGCAGCTTGGCGAGCGTCCACCGATCCGTATGCCATCCTCGCTGTTGTCCACGCTGGCTTGGGACGTCCGGTTTCCCTCGAGCAGTTCAGTGCGATCGCGCAGGCAGTCTTGGCCCGGGGCGCCTGGATCCATCAGCGAGAGTCGCAATGGCGCATGCGGGTAGCCGACCTCCTTCGTCGCGCGACGCGCCTGAGTGAGTCGGAGGAGAATGTGCTTGTCGTCGAGCGCGGTGCCATTCAGCAGTACATGGACGCGGTCGAGAGTGCGACCATGAACATGCTCGGTCCTCGGCATGCGATGAGCGATTCGCAGGATGTCTGCGCCGGGATGGCCATCAGAGTCGCGCGAGCAATCGCGGTGCTCACTCGCCGAAACGAGAGCGACGTCATGCCGGAGGTTTGCGATGCGATGCGCAGCGCCATCCGCCCAGAGCCGAGCCTCTCTGAAATGCTCACAGTGATCGAGGGGCGTCGATGAATCGAGCAAGAGAGCGGCGTCGACTCGACGAGTTCGTGAGAGCCCACGCTGACAAGTTCGATCTGGCGACCGTGGTGGCATTGATGAGCGCCATCGAGTCCGATGCAGGTCCGCGCATCGATTTCTCGATGCTCGACGGCGCACTCCGGCTTGTGCGATCCAGATCGGCACGGTTCACCGACCCTGCGATGTTGCCGCGATTGGTCCTGCTGGTGGCCATGCCGCCAGAGCAGCCAGTCATGGACGATGATGTAGCGGAGAGATATCTCGAGGAGGTGAACGCTCTGATGGGATTCCATGGCGTTGTCAGCCTCGACAATTCCAGCAGCCGACCGGCAGCGCTCTATGTGAACACCGGTGAGACGTACGATCCAACCGTGCTCTACGATGTTGCCAACGGTACGTTCACGGTCATTTCGTGGGGCGCTTGGCTTGAATGGGCCGAAAATAAGCGGCGCCCGCGCCTGCACTTCGGCTGAGCCACAGAGTCACGATGGAACAAGTGGCGTTACGCCGTGTGGAAGAACCGCCGCTCTTCGGTGGTCATCCGGTCGCCCGACCTGCCCATGTTGATCCAGTACATCCGAAACTTCATCGCAAGCGCGGTCGCGCGGTCCCGCAGCTCCCGCGGTTTCGATGCATCGCTGGCGAGCTGTTCGAGCCCGATGAGGAACTGAACGTCGGCCTGTCTTCGTATCTCGCGCGCTGCGTGCTCGTTCATCGGAACCTTCATAGCACGACTGGCGGGTCACGGGTCACCGGTCACCGCTGCTTGCAGCTTGCAGTAGTGCTATCACCGTGCTAGACATCGGCGATGGCGCCACGTGACATCATTTTCGGGGGACTCGGATGATCGAGCTCGTGTGCGACGTGTGCGAGAAGCGCGAACGGATGCCGCCGGTCGATGCCGAACGTGACTTGCCGAAGGGCTGGCTCCGTCCGCCGACTGACGATGACGAGCGACTCCTCGGATCAAGGATTCGAGTCTGTTCGGAGCAATGCGCGCGCACCGTCTGCAAGACATACCCCGGCGTGCTGGCGATGATCGGCGGCGTGCTCGACCCGGCAGTCGGGCATACGAGGACCTGCTCGCGGCGTCACTGGCAGAAAGTCACAACGCAGTCATTCACGCGCGCTTTGCGACGGATCCGGCGGAGAGCGCTCTGCACTTCACAAAGGCGCTCGCCGCGATCGAACGCAGTCTCGCAACGGTCGTGAAGCGGTTGCAGACCCGGCCCAACCCGGGGGCCCTCATCGCCGGAATCCCCATGGCGATGCTCATTGGCATCGGTGCGGTCGGCGCGATGCTCTGGACCGCCTTGAGGATGCCGAAGACGAAGACAAAGGAGTAGACCATGGGAAACAAGGAACGCACGCTCTACCGCACGCGGATCGAAATCTGGTCGCGAGTCGACCCGGTCAAGAACGACTGGGATCTACGCGATTTCGCAGGCGCCGAACAGAACGAGGATGCATCGGTCGTTTCGTCAGTCACGGAGATCGTCTCTCCCTCGGAGAGCGCGACGATCATCGCGGAGTTCGGAGATGCCATCACCGCTCTGCGCGACGGCGACTGATGCCGACGTGGATCACCGCGGCCATCGTCGCCTGTTCGCTGCTGCGCGGTGACCACAATGTACCGATGGCGAATCGCGATGAGATCGCGCACGCCGAAGCTGTCGCATTCATGGCTGCGGTGCAGCCTCACCTCTCGCTTGACCTGCTCCTCGGAGTTGGGTACGTCGAGAGCCGTTTCAATCCCACCGGCAGCCAGCGAGATCGCGACAACGGGGTATTCGGTGTAATGCAGCTCCTCGCGCCCCAGTTACGCTGCTGGGGACGTCCGCAACGCACGGAATGGTGGACCTGGAGACGGCATCATCGGCGTCGCGTGCACCATGTCCGGTTCATACGCCACGATGATCCCGCAGCATGCACCGAAACGCAGACCGCCGCGCGCGCGGTCATGTTCGACCCGGGTGAGAACATTCGACGCGGGTCGAGTCTATTGCTACGTCGGTACACCCAGACCCAGGCCGCACGGCATTCCGCACGCGTCTATGCGAATTGGGTAGGGAGCTACTGGCATGGGAGCGTGCCGCTTCGCAGGCAGCGTCGTCTCCTGCGAGAGTTCTTCCGCTATGCCGGGCGCGTGAATGGCGCCAGCAACCGCATGCATCACCAACTCGAGCAATGTCGCAACGAGGCCAGCCCATGAGCGACACGCCATATCGCTCGAACGCAGAGCCACTGCCGCAGTCCACCGGATGGCCACCGCTCGCGGCTCGCGCGACGGAATGCCCGATGGTACCCTCGCCGGGATGTCGTACAACGGACGAGTACAAGGGACGATCTGATGGCAGCCGACACGCCAACGCGCTGGCCCTGGATCATCGGCGGCGTCGCCGCCCTTGCGGTGGCGAATGTCGTTTGGTCAGGCTACCGGCAGACGCGCCAAGAGCTGGACGAGGACTGTGACGAGTTCCTGCGCCAACTCTCTGATCGGAGGCCGCGCCGAGGCGCCTGCCGATATTGGCTCGGACTCCCAGAGTCTACCAAGCGTGACCTGCTCGCACGGTTCTTCGCCGCACGCGCAAGCACCTTTCCTCAGAGTCGGCCTCTCGAGGAGGCCGTCGAAGTGGTGGATGCCCGCTGCTACACCAGCGAGACCGGCATCTGAGGTGAGCCCTCACTGACCCAGTAGCATCGGAGATTCGTTCGATGGACAAGATGTGTATGACTGTCGATGCGGAGTTGAAGTGCCCCGAGTGCAACGCCGATGTGAAAGTCGTACGCGACGAGAACGATCGGCCTGGAATTCTTCATCAGAGTCCGACGTGCGAGCTCTGGGACAAGACGGAAAATCCCGTCGACTTCCTACGAATTGCTCGTGAGCGGCGCGAGGGTCTGTCGTAGATCGAGCCCGCCATGGCTGAAAGAGGCGCTGTGCCACGACCTCAGATAGACTGGCCGGACGATGTACATCTCCTCGATCCGCACCAACTTCGGCGACGGCACGCTGCCCGCCGAGATCTACCTCACCGGACCGACCGCGCAGCGCTGGGCAGTGACGAAGTTTCCGCCCGCCCAGGCCCCGTCGGCGGTCATGCTGGCGGATCCGTCGTTTCGCGTGGTGGTGAGCGCCGAGAGGAGTGCTGACTTTCTGCGTTGGGCGCAGGCGGCCCTCGATCCGAACGCTGACCCGAACCGTCCGCTGTGGCAGACCTGGGGCGACGACGTCGTCGATCGGCTCCAAGCGGCGTACGATCGGATTCGCGCGGTGCGCCCGATCCCCGCGAGTGTCGGGACCGCGCTTCAGCGAGACCGCAGCTACTCGGGGCAGGCTTCGCGGCCACAGATCAGTGCCGAGACCCTGGCCCTTGCGATGGCAATCGCGGCCAGCGATGGTCGTGATGATCAGGTCGTTTTCGAAGACGTCTCTCTGCCGGTTGGCGCCGCGTTGCCGCAATACGGAGTTCGGGTCTACGACGCTACCAGCTACACGCCGGGACGGTTCAGCGCCTCGGCGTGGACCGAGACTCCGGCGCCAGCGATCGCGCCGCCGGTCGTTCCGCCTCCGGCCGCTACGCAAACGGCGCCACCAGCGCCTCCAGCAGTGACTCCGCCGCCCGCGCCGCCCGCGGCGGCCCCACCAGGAACGATCACGGCGACGGCAAAGGTCTCGATCGTGCCCTGGCTTCTCGGCGCCGCCGCGGTGGTCGGCGTCGCGTGGTGGCTCTGGCCGAAGGATGAGAGCGGCCCGCGGTCGAATCCGTCGCACTCGTTCATCGGCAGTCACGTCACACGACTCGGCCATGGGGCATCGGCCGGACGTCATGGGACGATTCTCGCGCTCGAGGGACACGGCCCGATGATGACGGCGACCGTGCGCTGGGAAGATGGCTCGGTGGGCACGGCCCATGGGAAAGACCTCGGGCTGATCGGGTGATCACGACGGTCCTCATCGCGCCGATCATGACGGTGCTGGCTCCGCCGCCGCGGTCTGCCGGGCTCGTGGAGGCCGCGCCTGCGGTCGCAGAGGACCCGGCGGTGCGGGCCGCGCGCGACGTGCGGCTCGATCTCGGAGTAGCCCTTGGCGCCGCCGCCCTCGGACTGCTCATTGGGTTCGGCATCGAACGGCGCGCTGAGCACCGTGCGATGGCACGTGCGCACGCGCACTGGCAGGTGCCACGATGAATATCAGCGTGCCCATGCCCATGGCTGTTGGTGCATCCGCTCAGGTGGGTGCCCCGCCGACGCCACTCGACAACGGGAACATCGCGATGCGACGCACGTTGATCGCGTTGGCATTCGGCGGTGTCGGGCTGGCGATGGGGGCTGCCCTGGCGCGCGCGTTCCCACCAGCGCCGCCGCCGCCGCGATGAGCCGACAGAAGCTCGAGCGAGACGAGCAAGACGAACTGATTCTCGAGGCTACCATCAGCCATCTCAGCACTGGCGATCCAATTCCGCTGTCCTGGGCTGTCGAGCACGCGACAGAATTCTCACATGCCTGGGCTCGCAGTGGCCATGCGAGTCTGCTCTTGAAGATCGCAGCATTCGCAGTGCCCCGGCCAGCACTGGTGCTCGCGGCATCCGCCATCGCGAAGAAGGCTCTGCCCAGCGCCTACGACGATCGACCCGAGAAAGCGATCGACATCGCTGAAGCATGGGCACGTGGGGAAGCATCAGCCGATGACGTACGGGAGGCATGCAACGACACGGCGGATGCCGTGACCGACCGCGGAGGCATCTCACGTGAAGTTGCCAGGGCGGCGGGGGATGCTGCCTTCCTCGCGCTGGCGGTGGATTCATACGATGCTGCGGATTCCGCCGTGAGTTCTGCGGAGGCCGCTGTCGAGGCCGTTTGGCTCAGTTCCACGACAGCTCGCACTCGGGCGGACCGCGTCGCGATCTGGGATGGCATGGCGAACATCGTACGCGCGCAACTCGCGCACCGCGACATTCTGGCCGATGTCGTGAATGCGAACCGGTCGGCGCTGTGAGCCACCCGCGCGAGTTCTCTGTAGGATTGCAGCTCCGACTGCGCCTGGAAGAAGTACTCAAATACCTATGCGATATGGAGCCTATCCCACTGCATTGGGCCGTCGCGCACGCCGAGGAATTCGCGAGAGCATGGGCCACAAGCCGCAATCCAAATGATCTGTTGAGAATCGCCTCGCGAGCTACGCCGCATGCCGAGTATGCGCGCGCCGCTCTCGCCATCGCTAAAGCTGCCCTGCCTTATGCAGCGAATGCACATGCACACGAGAAAGCCTGGATAGCGATCGATATCGCCAGCCGCTATGCGGCTGGCGACACTTCTGTTGGCATCTGGGACGTGCGCGTCGCTGCTGAAGACGCTTCCGTTGCGGCCGACGGGTCTTTCGAGGATCTCATTTCGCGACATGCGACTCGTACGGCCTCTGAGGCAGCTCTCGTGGTTTCCACCACGGTCGGCGAGGAACTCGACGAAGCGATCGATACCAGCATCGCGGCGGCAGGACGTACGCATGAGACCTTGAGCTTGCCAGCGCTTGCGGACATCGTACGCGCACAACTCGCGCACCGGGATATTCTAGCTGACGTCGTCAATGCGAACCGCGGATAGGCGGATAGGCCAGCCATGGACAGTTTCTTCGAAAGCACCGGCGACATCGTCCAGATGGTGCGCGATACGCCGCCCGACCCGAGGAATGTTTCACCCGAGGAGTGCGACGAGCTGCATTTCCAAGGCAGGAGAGTTGGGTGGGTCGGCAATGGATACATCGTCGAGGTCGAGACCGACCGCGTCCTCTTCATGCAGGACAACATCTGGAACTTCGGTCACGCCGCTGGCGTGATGGAAGCGATGGCGAAGGGCTATTGCTTCGAGATCCCGGCCGCGCGGATTCACCGCATCACCGCAGCAGATGTCCACATGACACAAGACTGGGCCAAACGCGGCGAGCTTTCGTACCAGTTGGGCATGACGCGCCCATGGACTCGAGCCGATATCGGCCAGTACGAGGCACAGCTTGTGGATGGCAATCATCGCGCCGCCGCCGCGATGGCACTCGGCGAACGATCGCTCTGGGTGTACGTGGGCGAGAACTACCGCGATGAGGTCCGAAAGAAGGACTGGACTAGGCCATCGCACCGACGGTGACGATCATCGAGGCGAAGTGCGTCAGGCTCAGCGTGGAGCTGAACTTGTTGCAGACGTCGTCGTAGGGGAACCCGTAACAGAGACCGCCCTTGAAACTCTCGTGCAGCAGAGCTGAGTACTTGTTCGTGATCGGCTGTTGATAGAATCCGCCGAGCGTGCAGAACGCACCAACATCATCCGTCAGCACCGAGCGATTCAGCGCGGCGCCGATCTGCCGCTTGATGATGCCGTCGACCTGCTGCTCGAGCGGCGGCAGTGATCCATTGATGTTGAACGCGCCGTTGCACAGGAACACGTCCGAGGAGCTCGGCATGTTGATCGCGTACGCGTTGCCCTTGTTGTCGACGAACTGGAAGACATCCGAGCCATCCACCATGCCGATGGCGGTCGTGAATCCAGCCGGTGCTCCCGTCAGCGCGAGGTCGAGCGACTCGCTCGCGTACTTCTTCCAGCACAACGCCACGTACGAGTCGAAGTAGTTGGCGTCGAAGTCGGGCGAGTACCCCGGCGCGATCACGCGGACGTTCGATGTCCCGTGGGTGACCGCCAAGCATTCGAAGCCGGGCGTGGCCGCGAAGGCTGCGAAGAGCGCGTCCCGCGTGCCGGACAGCGGGGATGTGCTCTGCGTGTGGCCGTTCTTGTCAGCGATCGCCACTTCGGTCGGGATCCCGAAGAAGTCCACGTTGGTGTTGTTCGCCCAGATCTGATTGAGCGGCGACGTCGGCAGCGAGTACTCGACCTTGTCGTACACGCGCAGGTAGTTCGGATCGCTCGGCAGGAAGAAGACCGCGTCCTGGACGGCCGGATTGCCGTTGCCGTCCTTCACGATCTTGATCTGCAAGGGCGCGCCGATCGTGAAGATGATGCGCGCCGAGATCAACGGCGGGAACGGCAACGTCGCCTTCTTGCCAAGCACGTGCTGATAGAGCTTGCAGTCGTCACCGATCTCGCACTTCTCGATGGCGCCGTTCGCGCGCACGTACGAGCAGGCGTTGGTGAGCGGGTCGGTCCCCAGGATCATCCAATAGATGTGGTGCGGCTGGTTGGATTTGTTCAGCAACGTGAGGTTCATCGGCCCATGATGCCACAGGGCCGATCGTGGTAGAACTTCCGACCATGTCGAAACTCCAAGACGTCCGCATCAGGGGTCGCGAGAAAGACCCGCGCGGCCTGCGCCCGAACCTCGCCCTGAGCGAGCTGGAGCCGGAGCTTGTGCAGATCGTGGAGGACCCGGCCGCCGTCGCATCCGCGCTGAGTGAGCCCGGGATCTATATCGCCGAGAGCTGGACGTACGCCTACCATCTGTTGCGCGCCGCGATGCTGCGCAGTGACGCCGCGCTGGTCGGCGAGCGCAGCCTGCCAGATGGACAGAAAGCGATCGCGGTCCGCGCGAAGACCCGCGCGAATCCGAAGATGATGGCGATCGATCCCGAGGCGTTCAAGCGGGTGAAGCAGGAGTACACGGACTGGCCCACGAAGTGGTGGCGCGAGGCAGTGCAGAACTCCGTCGACGCAGGAGCAACAGAGATCCGCCTGTCCACCGAGCCGCAGCCTGATGGCACCGTTCGCATCATCTGCGAAGACAACGGCTCGGGGATGGACCGCGAGGCCTTCGAACACAAGTTCATGGTGTTCTACGGGACGAGCAAGGTCGGCGCGCGTGGCGCGATGGGCGGGTTCGGCAAGGCGAAGGAACTGCTTTTGCTGCCCTGGCTCTCCTGGCGCGTTCACTCCCGGGACATGGTTGCCGCAGGCGTCGCCAACTCGTGGGACTTCGAACCAGCGCCATTCTATCGCGAAGGGACCCGGGTCGAAGTGCTGATGGCCGCCCAGGATGCAATCGATGGGGTGTCGGCCACGACCCTCCTGAGCCGAAGCTATCTCCCAGCCGTACGGTTCTGGGTGCAAGGCCAGCCGGTATCGGCCGCGCTCAAGGCCAAGAAGCGCCTGCGGACCCTCGCGGACAAGCTCGAGCTGTTTTTCTCCGACGTGGAAACGGACTGGCCGCTGCTGATCGTTCGCACCGGCGGCCTGTACATGTTCTCGCGAGACATTCCCAGCGTGATCAAAGGCAACGTGATCGGCGAGATGCTGCGCCCATCGATCGAACTGCTCACCTCGAACCGCGACGCCTTCCGTGATGCCGAGCTTCTGAGCGCGATGTGGAAGTTCGAGAACGAGCTGGCAGTCGAGACCCGGTCTGCCCTCCAGACGAAACAGAACGTCTTCCGCAAGGTCTACAAGGGCACCGGCCCGGCGGTCTCCGGCAGGGATGAGGCCGAAATCCTGCTCGCCACGGGACCAGCGCACGTTGCCGGGCCAGCGACGATGGTGATCGCGCCGGATGGCTTGGCGCGTATCGCGGAAACGCTCGACAGTATTCAGCGCGCTCGCGGCCAGCGTGGCGAGAGCGATGAGCGGACATTCGAAGCCTCCCCCGAGTCCGCAGCCCATCTGATGTCAGGGAGGTTCCTTGGCCAGGATCATCTCGAGGCTGCCATGGCGCAGCTCGTGTGGCAGCCGGATATGATCGTCGTGCAGGAGATCGCCGGATTCAAAGTGCCGCGCCGGTTCGAGCCCGCGACGATGAAGCCGCGTGTCCTGAAGCTCCTGAAGACCTGGACGGAGATGTGCCGATACGTACTGATCCAACTCGGATCCAGGGTGCAGTACGGCGTCGGATGGCTCTTCTCCGAAGAGAACGGCGCCGCGGCGGTCCGTGAAGGCCAAGCGGACTGGCTGGTGCTCAATCCGTTCCGTGATCCGAAGACCCGGCGGGAGATGCTCGCGCCGAGTCGCGACGAGGATCTGCGCTGGCTGTACGCGGCGGCGATCCACGAAGCCACGCATCTGGTCGACCGGCTCTCTTCGCACGAACAATCGTTCGCGGACGCGATGACTCGGAATGTGGCGCGTTGCGCCGACGGATACCGGAAGATCCGAGCCATCGCCGCTTCAATTCGAATGCGGGAGGAAGAGCCCGAAGAGGACGAGATCCCGGCACTGCCACCGCCGAGGAGCATTGGCACCGCAATCGCTTGGGCGCGTCACATGAGCTGCGAATACTTCGCGCTGGATCCGGGCATGCCGCAGGTTGGCGAGCAGCGCTGGTTGGATCTGTACAACGGGGATCAAGAGATCAACGCCTTGCCGATGCATCCGGCGATCGTCTGTTGGAATGGTCATCGGTGGCGGACCGAGGTGGATCGCGCAACGTACCAGCGGCTCTGGGCGCCGCTGCCGTGACTGATCTCGAGGACGTTCGAGTGCGTGTCCTGGGCGCAATCCTGGCGCAACGCCGCGCGACGAGCGCGTTGTCTCAGTTGGAACTTGCGAGCAACGTGGGCGCCAGCCAGAGCCTGATCTCACGCATTGAACGGGGAACGGCGCCGCTCGATGCTTTCCTCGCTCGGAAGATCGCGCAGATGCTCGGACTGACCATGGACACGCTTCATCACCTCGTCGATACAGCGCTGGCACGCACTGCGACGGTGGTGCTCGACGTCTGCGCCGAACAGGCCCATCGGGAGTCCTGGTGGACCGATGCCGAGCGGGTTGGCGGTCACGACGGCCTGAATGCGCTGATCAGATTCACGGTGGCGGCAGTGCTGATGGAATCACCGGCGCCAGAAGTCGGCAGCCGCTACTAGATCAGCCGTCGAAGGAGCTGGGTCGATGGCCAGATGCACCACCAGCGTCGCGAGGACGGTGCGCAAGTTCCTCGCCGTTTGATACTTCGATGGACTTTCTGATGCGATCGCGTAGTCCTCGAGTGCGATCCAGACTGTGCGCAGGATCTCCAGATCGCTGAGGATGGTGACGCTCTCAGCGGTCTCGCGATAGCCTCGGCGGTTCTCGCGAACGATCTGGGCGTCTCGCGCGGCGGCCATTAGACTGATGGCCCGGCCTTCGAGCTGGAGCATGCGTGCGACTTGCTCGGATGAGATCCTCGGCGTCTCGAGGATGGTATCGGCTTCGTCGAGCAGGTCATCGAGCGTCCGCTTTTGATGGCCGCGACAGCGCATGCTCGGCAACAGGGCCCGGAGGTGGGCGCGAACGACTTCGAAGGCATTGGGCAGCAGGACGATCACGTCCGCGCGGTAGCCGCTCGGAAGTCGATCCCACGCGCGGACTGCCTCGGCGGAGTCCGCCCAGATCGCGAGATGCAACGGCAAAGCGCCAGCCTCTATGGCTTGGGCGATCTCGTTCCACAACCGCGCGCCGTCGGCATCGCTCAGACTCATTGTCGCCATTCAGCGGCTTCGACAAGCTCACCGATCGTAGGCGCCGGATAGACGTGAGGAACTGCCGCATTCACCAATGCCCATGAGCCCCTGCATGAGCCCCTGATAAATCGGGCGTGCAACATTTCGTGTAGGAATTGGAGCGAGAGATGTGTTCCGTCTTCGTTCAGGAGGAAGTCAAAGTCGCTAGCCCTGTAGCCGCGCCGAACAGCCGGGTCAGGATTCGAGGCCAGACGGATGGCGGCGCAGACCTGCTCGTAGAACTTGGCTGGAGTTCCCGGCAGAAGGACCAATACATCAAGGCGCGCGGCAAATAGGAGGTCAGCCCACGCGCGCGCGGCGTCGGGACCCTCTGCCCAGATGGCCAGATCCAGCGGCAGATGCCCTACTCGCACGGCGCTTGCGATCGCGCTCCAACTCACAGCGCGCGCCGCACCAGCCAGAATACCGCCGCTGCCAGGGCCGCCGTGCCGATCACGAAGCGCGCAGTGTTCGGTGCTGGCGTCGTCCCAGCATTGGTGGGAGGCCCGGCGGGGATCGGTTCATTGCCCAGCTCCCACCGAGCGACGTACCCAGGTCGCGTCTCGTAGGGTGCTGCGCGTTCCCATGCAGGCATGATGGCATCCGGCGGGATGTCGATCTGGCCCGGGTGAACGAGGTTCGGCGTGGGATGACGACTGTAGGGTCCGTAGGCCAGGAACAGGGCATAGCGCATCGTGTCCGGTCCCACGCGGCCTGCGACGAGGTCCTGAGCGATGCTCGTGGCGAGGTCAGGGAAGAAGGGCATGGCGCGCGCGCCAGCAGCCCCGGGCAATTGCGCCGTCCTCCACAGGCCCTCCGCCTCGTAGTCCGCGGGCAGCAAGATCCCGCGTTCATCCAGGTGCCGGGGACCCATGCCGCTCGCAAAGTTCCAAAGCAGCGCCATCGTGTCGGGCCCGAACGCACCATCGATCTGGAACGGGTGGAAGAGGTGCCGGACGATCCCACCGATGTACGGAATCGACGTGACAATGCCTTCGGAGCCACCCGGCTTGCTGATGAGGACGGGCCGAACAGGCGAAAATCCGCCCCAGACGTTGCCTTGGTCGAAGAGATGCGGATCCGGGAACCCGAACAGTTGCCCGGTCGGCATGTGATCGACCAGGGCCCCCTGGATGGCCATGATCAGGCCGCGCCCACTTCCAGCATGGATCCAGGTGTGGCCTGGGATCGATTCCCGCCACCACGCAGAAAGCGGGGCTGCGTCGTTGAACGTGCTCTGGTCGGGATACGCCATGGGCCGAGTCTACGCGGGGTCAGCCGCGGCACCAAGAAGCGCGTCGCTGTGGCGAATCGCCGCTCAGATCTGCACTCTCCGACCGTCGCAGAGCACGCGCAGGAACGGCTGTCCGTTGTGACCGAGCTTGCTGTTGTCGAGAGGGTGTCGACGGTATGCGCGTTTGCACGCGGCACACGTCGCGTCGCCCGACGCGCGGTGGAAGGCGAACTCCAGTTCTAGGTCGAGCGAACGCTCCTGTACTTCGGCTGCGAATGACATGGTGGCACCACGTGTCGAATATAGCCACGCGCGTGACCGATCGCAAGTTTCGATCGGTGCGTCCGTCAGGCGCCCCACCATGTAGGTGCGATGCAAGCGCAATGCAAGCCAATCGCAAGCGCACGCTTGACGCCACATATCGGCTCCAGTAAAGCTGCGCTATGACCGAGGCGCAGGCGCGAGAGGCGGTACGACGACTGCTGGCGGACCTTTCCAGCCGCAGTGGGTGCGATGTGATCGAGAATCTCGAGGAAGACCTCCAGGAGGAGATTCGCGAGCGCTGGACTGCCATCCTGCTCGAAGTGGACCTCGGATGGAGACCGGGCCAATGAGTTCTGGAAGGATGAAGTCGGCGCCGGATATGCGGCCATCGGACGTCGTCTTGCTGGTTCCGTGCCTCGTAGGCACGCTGGGCCGGTCGGAGCGCGAAATGGCAGCGGCCTTGATCGTACGAGCCTGCCAATTGAAGGGCGATCAATGGGGCAGCGTGGGCATCAAAGAGATCGGCGAGACCATCGATGCCGATATCGCGGCGGGACGCCAACCATTGGCCGCTCTCAACAGGTCTTCATTCTGCCCCCGCCCAGACTTCCGGGATCTCGTGAAGGAAGGCTTCGCCAGATTCGATGGCGATCCTGAAAAGGATGCGTCCGCATCCATCGAGCTGACGCACAAGGCACTCCGGGCGATTCGACGACGCTGGTACCGACCTTCCGACAAGCCTTGCCCGAAGTGCGCGACGCTTTCTCGGTGCGTCGAATGGATGAAGGACATGACCGACGTGCAGCCGGATTCTCCCGAGGCCATCTTCGGGCCCTATCCGATCCTGGTCGGCGGGCTCGAGTTCCGCGAGGCCTATGCCTGCCCCGTCCATGAGGAGTTCGGCTTCCTGGAAGACGGAACGCCGTACTTCTTCACGCCGGAGATGTGGGTCACGGGACCGGACGGCAAAAGATTGTTCTGTACGTGAACGACGACGCACCAGCCATCACCGTGTTCATCTGCCCGGGCGGCTGCCGTTGCAACTGCCCCGGCACGTGCGAGCACGTATGGGACGGCCCCACAGTGCTGATCGGCGAGAACGGCGAGTCGGCCTCGTGTTCGCGGTGCGGGATGCCCGCCATGGACCACGATCTGATGGTCCTGCCGTGAGGCGCTGGATCGCGCCCATTGCGCTTGCTGCCGTGCTGACGTTTGGCGGGACGATCGCGCTGCTCGAGTACCGACTGTCCGACCTTTACGAGAGGTACCGTGAACTCCAGACACGCGTTACTCGTATGGAGAGGCACGCTGTCGTCGATCAGCAAGCTACCGAGAGACTGCTCACGGGGCTCGAGTCTCGAATTGATTCCCTGGTGCATCGTATCCGCGACTGCGAACGCAATGATCTGATGAGGCCGCCGTGAATGAGCAACCCACCACGAACCGCATCCAGGGCTACTTTGGCAGGCCGCGCGTCCTGCTGCCGGTGATCCATCTTCCGCACGGCATCTCGGGCGCCATCGCGAACGTGAAGATCGCGATGGACGCGGGTGCCGATGGCGTATTCCTGATCAACCAGGGAATGGAGATCGAGGAGTTCCCCGAATTGATCGACAGGATCCGGTCGCAGTCAGGCACCTATGGCGTTGGCGACCGAGAACGAGCATGCGAATTCCTGTGGATCGGGATCAATGCCCTCGGCATGGATCCCTCTGCGGTCGTGCGGAAGTTCGGCAACGACGTGGATGGGATCTGGTCCGACGACGCGCGCGTCGACGCATATGGCCTGGATGCGATTCACGAACCGCTCGCCAGGAGCGCGGCCGAACTCATGGAGCAGGCGATCAACGACACGATGTGGGATGGCATCTACTTCGGCGGCACGGCGTTCAAGAGCCAGCCAGAGATCCCTGCCTCGCACCTGGGATATCTCGCGCGCATCGCGATGCAATGCATGGACGTGATCACGACCTCGGGCCGCGGCACCGGCATGGCTGCCGATCCCGAGAAGCTGCATGCGATGCACCGCGTGATCGGCGACCATGCGCTCGCGCTCGCCTCCGGCGTGACCCCGGAGAATGCACGCCGCTACCTCCCCTACGTCGACGCGTTCCTCGTTGCGTCCGGGATCGAGAAGAGCTTTGGCGAACTCGACCCGGCACGCACGAAAGCCCTGGCCGAGATCATTCACGCGCCAGTTGCTTGAGCGGCTGCTGTTGGAAGCCATGGGGAAGAAACTAGGAAGGGTGGTCGAGCGATGAACCGAATAGGGAAGCCCCTCAACGGCGAGAAGACGCACCCGCTTTCCGAACATGCGTTGCGCGTGTTGCGCAGGATCGAGGGTGCGCCAGTGCCCCGATATCTGATCAACCCAGGTGTCAGAGATCGGCTGCTTCGGGAGTCTCTTGTGGAGGAGCACATGCCGCAGAACTCGAAGCACGTTCATTTCGCGATCACGGATGCCGGACGAAAGGCCCTGCGATGAACCGCACGTCCGCCGAATTTCGGGTCTTGGTCGAAGCGCACCAAACACTTCACGCGCTGTGATGATTCTGGTGGACAGTATGCTAGCACTAGGCTAGCGTTGCGGCCGTGAGCGAAGAACGCGAAGAACTCGAGAACACCTGCCGCGAGATCGCGAATGTGATCCGAGATGCGCTTCCAGCCGAAGTCGGATTCTCGCTGGTCCTCTTCAATTTCGGCGACGTTGGGAACATGGTCTACGTGTCGACGGGAAAACGAGCCGATACCATCAAGATGCTTCGCGAGCTCGCTGGCAACCTGGAGCGTTCGATGCTACCGGGTGGCGGATCATGAGCAACTCGGCGCCGCGCTTCCCTGACGACTGGACGTCATGCCCACTCACGCTGGGCGAGATCGCCACAACCACCGCGGTCGGACCCTCAGAAGCGGCCGGGCAATGGGTGCGCGCGCAGTTGCCACGCCAGTTCCCGCAATGCGGCGCAGTCATGGCCTGGGCAGCGCAGATGACCGGACGGCTCATCCAGCACCTGAGTGATCCTCCGTTGGGACGTAACGTCTCGGCGGTGATGATGGGTTTGCTCGAGACGGGCGCGGTGATGTGTGCCATCTGCGACGGCGGGGAATCCTACGTGGTGCTGCTGGCGGCCAGTGACGTGCCGGGTATCTGCGAGAGCTGCGTGAAGGCTGCGCGTACCAGGGCAATGGGATTGAACTGATGAGCGAGGTGGAAGCGCTCCTTGCGAAGTACGACATCAGGCCGCCGCGGTGTGGCGCGGGGTGCGGCAACGGCTGGCTGCCGCTGATTGAGGCACTGATCGTCGACCTGATCGCGCTCGGCTGGGACCGCAACTGCGCCCAGGTGAAAGAGAAGCTTGGGTCGCTGAGATTCTACATTGATGGCGTCGAAACGCCTGAGATCCGCGCTCGGATCGGCGCGGCCGAGTCGCTTTCGTCGCAGACCTGTGAGCGTTGTGGAAAGCCTGGACGCATTCTGCGTGAAGGCTGGGTACTCGCCTGCGAGTGCGAGGACTGCCACAAGCTGCGGCTCGAGCGGAACGCGCGAACGCTGGTTGATTGAAAGAGAGGCACACTGTGGTCGAGGAATATTTGGTGGGTACAGTGATGGCGCTTGCGCGTCGAATCGCAGCAGGGCGCAAGACCAAGGACGGCACGAGCCTGTCGATGCAGGTCCATGGTCGCGTGCTCCTCGATGAGGAGATCATTGGCAATCAGCATGCCGTGACACTGAACGTGGGCACCGCGCCTGCTGTGAACACCGCGAACGCGGACAATGTCCTGTTCGGCGCGAAGACCACAGCGTCCAGTCGGTTCGAAGCTCTCCGGGCGATGGTGATGATGCTGTCGGAGATTCTGCTCGAACGAGCGAATACCGACCTCGGAGTGGTCGAGGAGGCGCGGAAGGCTCTTGCCACGCTGACAGAGCCAACGGCAACGCTGGCAGTAACGCCCGCGGAGATCGGACACGAGCAGGCTCCTCCAGCGGTTCCTGGTGCAGCCGTTCCAGAAGGCAGCGCTGCGCTGACCGGCACGGCCTTCCAGGCTGGCGGCGTGACGATCAAGGACACGAGTGGTACGGCATCTGCCGCAGTTCCCATCGTTGTTCCAGCGATCGCCAGACCGATCAGTCCGCCGGTGGTGGATACGACTCCCGCGCTGACAGCGATCGAGATGGGGCGGGCCGCGTTCGTCCCGCGTGACCCGACTGGGCTGCCGGGACCATGGACTCGAGTGCGGCGCAGCGATGGCAGCGATGCCGTGGTCTACGAGATGCGCTGGTGGGCCAACCCCAACGGTGCAGATGGCCTCTTCGAGGTTCGTGTGCTCGGAGCCGATCCGAATCCCGAGCGGTTGTCGGCAGCCTACGTGCGAGCTCAGTTCACGGCTGTTCCGATGAACGCCGCAGGCGAGTTCATCGAGACGGCCGGAAGCTGAATGTATCCGACGGCCGCGAGCAGAGCTACGGAGCCGCTGGCGGCGTGGTGGCAATTCCAGCAAGTCCAGAAGGAGCGATCTGTGGTGAGCGATGGACCGACGGCGTGGGTGGTGGATCAGGACGTCGTCCCGGCGGAACTGGTCAAGGCGTACTCACCGATCAGGGCGCAAAGTGCTGCCGCCTGCGTGAACTGTCGGAAGCCCACGCTGTCCGTGCTCTGGCTCTGGTGGCGAAACAACCCGCAACAGCAGAACCGCTACTTCTGTTGTTTCGGGTGTAGTGCGCTCGGCGAGGCGCTCCTCGTCGACAACGGATGGATCCTCGTTCGAATGGCGAAGGCGAAGTGGCGCAAGCCACCTCGAGATGAGGTCGCGTGGGCTATGCGCGCGCCGATCGAGAGCGGCCTCGGGCGAGCGGTGAAGATGCCCGACGGCAAGTTCGCGGTCGAGCTGATCAACATAGACGATATCGCAGCGGCGCGAGATACTCCTCCCCAATGCCCAACCGTGAGACGGTCTTCGACGAAGCGCTGATACCGTTGCTCTCCCAGATCTACGACATCTGCGAACAGCACGACATCCCCTTCGTAGCGACCTTCGAATTGGATCCGGCCGAGACAGGGGTACTTGTGATGGGCACGAGCATGCTCCTGCCAGCGCACACGCGCAGCGTTGATCTACGTGAGTTTGGCGAGCTGATGGATCCTTCGGAGCCAACCGCAGCCGAGGGCGCAGTGGCTCCAGTGATCCCGATTCGGCGTGAGCGATGAAAGAGCTGCCGATCTACGCGCTGGTCAAGCCACCGAATCGCCCGAACATCGCCTATCGGGTTGAGATCGCTGCGACGCCGGAAGCACGCGAGCGCGGGTTCCAGAATCGCACCTATCTCGAGCCTCACCAGGGAATGGTCTTTCTGTTCCCGCGTGACCAGTACGTCTCGTTCTGGATGCGCGACACTCTGATCCCGCTGGACATCATCTTCGTTGATGCGACCGGACGCGTGCTGCGCGTCGTACACTCGGCCGCGCCGAGGAGCGATCAGAACTACACATCGCTCAGTCCGGTGCGCTTCGTGCTCGAGCTCGCTGGCGGCACGGCGCGTCGCACTGGGATCGTGCCCGGCGCGATGATCGAATTGTCCGGCGACCTACCAACGACGGTCACATAGACTGCTCGCGTGCGCTTCGGCGAGATGGTAACGTCCGCGCCATGGCGTGCGTGATCACCGTCGATGTGTACAAGGGCGAAGCAGTGCTGCCGGTCCATGCGACGTATACGTGGCGTGGGAACACCGAGGCCGAGGCAATGACGGCCTATCGGGCCCAGCTTGCCTCGGACGTCGTCCTGCGGGACTACGTGAACGGGAAGCACGATGGCGCGAGCTACGTCGCGAAACTCAGCGTCCAGAAGATCGATTCACGCGCCGACAAGCCGACGTAGCGTCGCGATCGCGAGCGTCTCTGCTCGCGCCTCGGCCCGTCTCACCGAGATGTTGAAGGGGGCCATGAATCCAGTGACGACACCGCGCGGCAGCCGCATGGTGCCGACCGCGCCGGGCGTATGCCGCATGCAGGCATGGGCCTCGATGGCATCGTGGAAACGGCCAACCACGTGTGCAGAGTCGTTGAAAACGATGTGAGTCGGCGTTGGAACCGGAACAGGCGGAGGTAGTACGTCGGCCATTTCGACCTGACTCTAAGCCCTCCATCGGCCGCTCACAAGCACCGCCACAATTGACGTTGACGACGCGCTAGCACTGCGCTAGCGTCGGTCCTATGGCTCTGTCACCACTCTGGGTTCGCGATGTCGTCGTCGACGCGTTTCTCGACGATGGTCGCGACCACACGATCAAGGAGCTCGCCGTCAGTCTCGGCGTAACCGAAGCGGTCTGTCGCCGGGCGGTCGAACTGCTTCCTGGTACCGAAATCCGGTGCAGCCAAGAGATGAGGACGTCGTACTCGAAAAGCTTTCGGGGCATGGAGTCCGGGGTGCATCGTGTCTGGGTGTACGGACCGACGCGTGAGTATCTTCGCGAACGTCTGCTCGCGATCCGGGGGGCACGATGAAGTCGTTCATCGGACTACAGGTGCTGCCTATGAAGGATGGCCGGTGGAAGGCCTATCTCTGGGGGGCGCACCGGCGATTCGTTTCGATCGAAGGTCAGCCGCGAGCCGGATTCTATTCTTCTGAGATAGCATCGGCCTGGGTACGTCATCGCTTCGCCTCGAAGCAGGACGCCCTGACGCTCTCGCGCACGGTTGGCGGCGGCACCCGTCTGGACGACGCGCTGATCGAGCGCGGTCGGATCGTGGCGCTCCCCGAGCTTCCCGCGGCTGTTGTTGTGATCGGCACGATCACACTGGACGTTTGTGGCGTACGGCTGACGGGCATTCACTGCCCGACGTGCAAGACGCCGATCGACCAGTCCTGGTCCTGGACGCCACCCACGGCTGCCGCGAAGAGCGTGAAGGCGCTCTGCCCGCACTGCGAACAAGATTGCCGTGTCGAGTTCGCACTGAAAGCTACCGTTGTATCCGTGACTCCCGTTGGCGTCGCACCGGGCGCCAAGAAAGCCCGCCGACCATGACCGATCGCATCAGCAGTTTCGTCGTCGTGCTCGCGGAAGACATGCGAGTCGACGAGATCAAGCATGTCCTCAATGCAATCGGCATGGTGAAGGGTGTCATCAAGGTGACCCCGAACGTCGCCAAGCACGAGGACGTTGTCGCGCATGCGCGGATCGCCCGAGGGTTGAAGGACGAACTGCACAAGGCTATCGATGTCACGATCGACAAACGGAACCGGTAGGAGACTATGATCCCTGCGAAGACGATGGCGAAGTGCCCATGGTGTGGCTGCACCACATGGGATCTCGGCGATCAACGCTACAACACGGACGACAGCAGTGTCGGCCATTACAAGTGCACGGGGTGTCTGACCCATGCGGTGTTCTTCGCACAAGGCCATGCGAATCTGTTCGTCATCAGCGAATTGGCTGCGGAGCTGATCTGGATCGAGCTGGCAGTCGTTCCAGCATGGGCTCTGGAAGCGGAGCGACTCGAGGCGGCGCGTGCCGAACTCTCGGCCATCCACCGTCTCGAGACCAACAAGGCCATGGGCTTGCCGCCCGATGCTCGAGGCATGGCGATTCCAGATGACGTCCGGTCCGAGTGGACCGACCGACTCGCCAGCTTTCGCTCTTCGGCTGCGTGGCAGCATCCGAAAGGATTCGAGCGCTCGCCATTGCCGCCGCAGATGCCTGCGGGCATGAAGGCCTTCATCCGTCAGCCTACTGGCTGGGAGCAGGTCAATCCAGAGGACACGGCGAACCTGCCGATTCCGACGCATCCGATTCGGACGCGACACGAGGCCCTGTTCGGCGAGACATTCGCGGCGGTGAAGTCCGCGCTGGAAATCGAGTTCGTGCCGACGGAGCTGCCGAGCGGGTACGGTCCAGACCCGTTGAATCTCGTGCCCTGGTACTCGTTCTTCATCGGTCCGGTGGAGTTCACTGTAGGGCCACGCAAGAGGGTGATCTCAATCTCTGCGAAGTCGCCTTTGCCGATGAACCTGATCGAGATCCATGAGCTCTCAGAACGTGACGAGCCGACGTATGAGCGCGACGGCGACGATCTGGCGGTGCTGATTCACGCATGGGGCCGAGAGAAATTGCTCGAGTACCTTCTCGCGATCGGCCGCGCGGCGCGCGTATTGCGACAGCCGGGACGTGGACCTCGAAGCGACATGGCATTCGAGGTTCGCGGGCTGGTGAACTGGCCGACCCATCTTCACGACGATGGGCAGGGTGGAATGGTCGTACTCGCAGTCGTTGATGCTTTCGTATCGCCAGCGACTCCGAGGAAACCATGGCGTCACAACCCGTGGAGCCGCGCGGAGCTGATCGAGCCGAACCATCATGGCATCTCGCTCGAGCGCATGGAGCCCGTGCTCGCCTGCGTACCGCTCGGAACGAGCGATGGCTGCTGGTGGCGCGGTGAACCCGACCCGAAGAAAGACTGCGATGAGTCTCCGTACTCCCCGTGGCAGTGCACGCTCGAGGATCTGACGCACGAAGGTCGGCAACTCGTGCGGACGCTCCAGGAGTTGTACCGGCGGCCCGTACGCCTCGTAACGCACATCGACACGTAGAAGCGAGGAGCAGAACTATGGGTGTCTGGAATACAGATGCACGATGGAAGACATCGGGAGTGCTGCACGGCGCAGGAGGCAAGAAGCAGAAGCTGTCGACCGTCCACATGCGAACGGTCTGTGGATTCGTGATCTGCATCAACGAAATAATCCCGGGATCGTGGGAGATTCGCATGCGGCGCGATCGAGCTACCTTTGTCATGTCCGAGCTCCCTTCGCAGGCCCGAGCAAAGGGTCTCTCGTACGAGATCGCACGGAAGCTCGCGAACCTTCCCGGGGCTCCATGAGCCACCACGACTTCGATCGTCTGATCGCGTTCATCAGGATCAGCAAGTCCAAGATTGCGATTCGAGAACGCTCGATCCGACTCTACTGCGAGCAGATGGGCTCGGTCTGGAATCTTCAGATCCGCGCGCCGATCTCGCTCGACCATGGGAAAGAGGGCAAGGACTTCGTGATCGCGACGGCGGCGCTCAACATCGAGGATATGCGAGCGCTAAGGTCGGCAATCGATGCCTTTCTCGTAGAGGCTGTTGGAAGTACAGACAACGAAGGAGGATGAGATGGCCAAGACGAAAGTGACCGTTACGAAGATCCCGACCGAGACGATCGCGACCACCGAGAAGAAGACGGCGTATGCCGCGACGGACAGCGGTTCGATGGGCGGCATGCCAGTCAAAGGCAAGCCGTTCGGCATCGGTGTCGTCGTCGAAGGCGAGGCCGGATACCATCCCGTTGCCGATTACGCCTTTTCGACATTCGCTCTCGCCGAAGCGTGCGCACAGCGCTTCAACGACCGGCTCAACACCACCGCCGAGCAGGCTGCGATGATCGTCGTCAGCTCGCTTCGCGCGCAGAACGTAGCGGCGCGCCGGGCTCGCCGATGACGGAGCAGAAGACCGGAGGGAAGGTCCACTGCCACAGGTGCGGACGAAACGCCCGAGGGCTTCAAGCTCTCCACCATTGCCCGCATGGGATCACTTGTCAGACGTCCTCCTCGGGCGCCCCGCAGTGTGCCGAATGCAGCCTCCCGCGCACCCGTCTAACGCAGCCGACTCGCACTGCGAAGGTCAGTCCATTTCGCGAACCCATCACACTTCGCGGCATCGCCGATGAGTTGAAGCATCTCGAGCGGTCTCATGAACTACTGGGCGCTCTGTTTTCGGAGATCGGTCCGTACCAGGACGGCAAGATCATCGAGGCGACCTGGATCCAGGTACGAGATCACTTCGACTTCGACGACAGCGAGTGAGTTGACACGAGTGCTAGCGATGCGCTATCACTCTGAACGAGGCAGCATGAGCGACGCGCCGTTGACGAGTGATATGCCACTGGTGGCAGAGATCAACGAGGCAAGGCGTCTCGCGCATGAACTTTGGGATGCGATCCGCACGGATGTTCTGCATCAGGGGGATGTTCCGCTGCATCATGCGGTGGAATGGACGGATGACCGGCTGGCACAGATGTGGGATCTGCTCACCATGAAGCAGCGGATCGATGTGCTGCTCGATCTCCGGCTGCACGAAGAGTTGGCGCTGCGGCTCTGCCCAGAACTGCATGCCCGAGAGTGCGTAGCTCTGATGGCCCGGCTCGATGCACATGCTCCGATCGAGGATCGGATACGTGCCGTAGAGAACATGTGGTCCATCATCTTCCGAACGATGGACGTCGTCACAACCGACTCGGTAGACGTCGACGTGATCGTGCAGTCGCTGGGGCCACCGACGTTGGAGCAAATTGTTGCCGCGGCCAAGGCATGGGGGCCACCGGGTCCGTCGCGTTCGCCATCCAGCCAAATCATGAGCGGACCGCTCGCGCAAAGACCGGCGGCTGGAAGTGTGCCGGTCGGGACATTGTACGTTTCCACCGATGGCGTGCTCGCAATCGCATGCGCATTTCCGGCGGACTGGAAGGCACTCACGTGAAGGTCATCTTCCCATTCGGCGGTCGTTGGCGCATGTGCCGATGGCATACGGAGAACGACGGTCACCATCTGATCCTTGCGCGTACCCATGCGGCGATTCTGACTGCCTTCAAGGCCGTGCTGGAAAAGCAGCGGTTCGCAGAAGTCCGTGGGTACTTCGACATCGAGGTTCTCGCGCCATCCGCGGCAATGCTCGCGATGGACAACGCGATCCGCGTCGAGACCGCACGTCGTGAGTTCTGGAGCTACCTCACGTGGGAGAGCACATCGTACTTCGACGATCTCGGAGTATACCCGCCGGGCGTCACCGCGTGCGCCGCATTCGAGGCCGCGGACGACTACAAGGATGAGATCGCATTCGATTATGTCCCGGACCCGAAGCACTACGGCTGCAAGCACTGCAAGGACGGCGTGGTCATTGTGGCGCCGGACCGCGAAGCGTTCTATCAAGCCCGGCGCGCGATGTTCGAAGCCAGCGACCATTGGCTCAGGTGTGCACACGACGAGGGAAAGCCTGCGGTTGCGAGCCGTGCGACGCCTGCCGCGGATGGACAAGCGTTAAGCGTGGCCATCGCGAACTTCGGGCACCACGCGAAGGGCGCACATCTTACTGAGTTCGAGATGCCGGAGAGCGGCGCGGTCTATCTACCAACGGGATTCAGCGACGTGCTGTTCTTCTACAGCCCGATCGGGACGCTGGCAGCCGACGACATGGAAGCGATGGCGAGAGCATCCGAGGAGGCCATCCGCTCGGAGGATAAGGTAGAGGCCGAGCGATATCAGCGCGAGCGGGGGGAGTCTGAGATCGCCACCCGTCTCGAGTTGATGGCGATTCTGAAAGGACCGACCACGTGACGACTGAGGAAACGACGGCGACTGACAAACTGGCGATCACCATCGGATCGCTGCGCCGATGGCTTGCGAAGCGGCGCGCTTGCTGGATGCAAGACTTCAAGCCGGTCGATGGCGGTTCACTTTCGCTTCTCGAGTCGCTCGAGGAGTGGAATCGCTACCGGCCCGGCATTCTCATAGCACTCAACGATCTCGATGAAACTCTCGGGGACGACGAGCGCGGTCCCGGCAGAGACCTCGACGTCGTCGACGAATCGTCGGCACTGGTCGCTGCGAACCTCGAGATTCAGCGGTTGCGCGGCGAGCTCGAGCGGCTCGGCAAGACCGATGGCGACCCGGTGAGAATCCTCTCCCCAGTCAATCTCGGTGGTGATTCGTTTGAGCGGGTCGTTGCGCGGATCACGTCCGACGCTCCCAAGAACATCAAATCACCGACGCTGGATACGACGCAGCAGGACTGGGTCGAGATTGATCTTGGCAACGGCGTGCGCAAACGCGTTCGCAGGTTCCCATTGCAAGAGCTTGGACCGGTGGCATTTGCGCCTGCGAAGCCAGCGGCGATTGCGCGGCGAGGTGGGAAGCCCGCGAAGGCTCGGTATAGAAAAACCGTGCTGCTGGCGTTCACCCTTCGTGACCGCACTGGCTACCATGAGGCATGTGAGTTGGTCTTCGGGCGCACCGCGCGCGACGCTCGCAAGAATGGTTACCTGGATGGCGTCGACTTCATCAACCTTGAAGTCACGCGTTCGCCCAAGTTCGACGAGTTCGCTGGCGTTCCTGGACGGCCAAACATTCGCGACAAGCTGGAGCGGGGATGGTGGCAGAATTGCGGCGGCTGCCACGATTTCGTCAGGCTCGATGGCGGCGAGTCCGATGCAGCGAAGATCATCACCGAGACTGACGCGTTCTGCAACGAGATGTGCCAAGCGACGCACGAGGGCATACGGCGCGGTCTCGACTTTGCGAACGCCGAGCGGGCCGAGGCGTGGCCCGAAGGCATGACGAAGCCCGAACGCATGTGGCGCCCATCTCAGGAGAAACGATGACGTACGAAGAGGATCTGGCTCGCGATGTCGCAAGGGTCGTCGAGCAGGCGTCGCTGCGCATCGCTGCCGACGTGAAACACGTACTCGAGTCGCAATACGAGTCGGGCTACAACGACGCGCTGCGCGACTGCGCCCGGCTGATCATCCGCTGGAGGCGGCCGTGGGATGCGATCTCGATCAAGGACGCCATGGAGAAGATGATGCACGGGTACGACAACCCGGGCTTCTGCGATCCCGAGATCAATGGCGAGATCCCGCCGTTGGCCGATGCGGAACCGACGGACCAGCCCAAGACGTTGTTCACGGTCAAGTCCGGTGGCCACGTCTACAGAGTCGCAGCGCGCACTCAGGAGGAAGCGAGGCTGGCTGTCAGCGGCGACGCCAATCAGCAGATGCCGGTGTTTCTGTGCAACGTACCGTGGAATCCGACGACCATCGGCATCTGCCAGTGCGGTCGCGCGCTCGCGCCCGACGGCGCTCATCTGTTCGACCCGATCGTGGGCTGTGCGCATACGATTCCGCGGACATCCACGGCGTTGAAGTAATGGATGACGTCGAACTCAAGTACGCGATCACGCTCTTCGAGAGACTCCGTGAAACGGGTCGTGATCCTGATGGGGCGCCCGGCGTTACGCGACAGACCTATGGTCTCGGCGAGAACTTGGCCCACGGGCTGATCTTTCTGGACGCTCGTGAGTTCGGCATCGATGGATACGTCGATGACGCTCGCAATCTCTGGCTCGGTTCGCCAACGAATCGGTCCATCGTGATCGGCAGCCACCTGGACTCCGTCCCATGTGGCGGCAATTTCGATGGCGCCGCAGGCGTGGTCGCCGGGCTGCTGGTGATGCGGCGGTTGCAGATGGCTGGGATGAAACTGCCGCTTCAGGTCGTGGCCTTGCGTGGCGAAGAGAGTGCGTGGTTCGGAGAATGCTACCTCGGGAGCAAGGCTCTGCTCGAGGGCTGGACGGATGATACGTTCTCTCGCGTCTCGCGGGCGACCGGCATGACTCTTCGAGAGATCTTCGGGGCTGATACTGCCCCAGGTCCCGATGGTGCGCGACTCGGGCGCGACATTCTGAGTTCGAATGGCACGCCCTATTCCGACGCGGCGCTCGCGAGACGGGCATCGTGCCGGAAAGCTCTCTCGAAGCCGCTACGATCCCCCGACTCGATCCGTGCCTACCTCGAGCTGCACATCGAACAGGGGCCGGTTCTCGTGGATGCGGACATCCCCCTCGGGGTTGTCACCGGCATCCGCGGGAACGTCCGACATACGATCACCTGCCATGGAGAAGCAGGCCATTCTGGAACGACACCAATGCATGCGCGCCACGATGCCGTGGAAGCAACCGTGCAACTGCTCTACCGTTGGAGAGACTGGTCGATGAATGGGACACTTCTGGGATACGATGACCTCGTGACGACGACCGGCATCCTGCATACCGATCAAGCCACAGAGTCGGTCTCGGCGATCGCCGCGAAGACGATGTTCTCGCTCGAGTGGCGAAGTCTGAACAAGGGGACTCTGACGGCCATGGGCCGTGACCTTCGCCGGATGACCGATGAGGTTACGAGCTGCCTGGGCTGCACCTTCGAGATCAGCGCGCCGATCCGCAGCGAGCCAGCCAATATGGACAAGTCGATCCAACGCTTCCTTCACGAGGCCTGTGAGCACGTCGATGTTCCAAGGATGGCGATGCCCAGTGGGGCCGGGCACGATGCCGCCATGTTCGCCATGGCGGGCATCCCGACCGGAATGCTCTTCATCCGCAACCAGAACGGGTCGCACAATCCGAACGAGGCGATGGACATGACGGACTTCATGAAGGGCGTGGATGTGCTGCACCGCACGGTGTGCCAGATCGCGAAGTCCCGATGAACACGCGCCCACGGGTTCTATTGAAAGGTCTCATTGCCGAGAGACCCACGGCACCACCCCTTGGCACCCACTTCATCGAACTGAACGCTGAAGGTGAGGAGATTGGTCTGTCCGTGTTTGCTCAGCCGCATAAAGGCGGCGGGCAGTGGATCGACGTGCCGATGGCGTGTCCGCACTGTGGCAAGGCAATCACGGTGCCGATGGGAGTTCTACTGTGAACGACCGATTCCGCATCATCGGCGCCGAACTGATGCCCGAGGAGGACAACGAACGCGTGCCGGTCAAGCCAAGTGTGAAGGACGGATGCGTCACACTCACGCCGAACATCTTCATCGAGCATCTTGAACGGGTAATCGAGCGCCAACTCCGTCCATTCGTTGCCGAAAAACAGGCAGCGCTGGACATGAAGGGATACTACGAGGCTGGTGGCATGAATCGCGAAGTGATTCATGACTTACAGGTGCGGATGCGGGTGACCATGGCGGATGGAATCGTTGGGCCGCAGACTGTTCGGCGCGCACGAGAACTCGGGGTCGAGATCCAATTCCCACCACTTGGTAGGCTCGCCTATCCAGATAGTGGCGCGTGGGAATGCGTCTGTCCGTTCGCACGCCTCCAGATGCCGGACAGCGAACGATGCGGCGTCTGCGGTATCCAACGTCCATCAGCGCGCGACCCGGGCCGGTGGCGCCGATGACCGGCTGGTGGGACGACAAGCGCCAATTCGTGTTCACGTTCTTCGACGGGCACGAGAACAGTTATAGCGCGGATCAGCTCGATCGCGGCTTCGGCCACGTTGTCGAGGTGCGCCGCGAAGGAGAGCTGACGCGTGCGCAGCTACTCGACGCGCTCGAGGCATCCGAGGGTATGCGCACGAGCGGCTACACGGCGTGCGAGAATGTCGACTGCGGGCATCGTATCTGCCACCACCATCGCGCCGATCTCGCTCTCGTGCACAGAGCGCTCGCGGCGATGCGGAAGCCACCGGTATCACCATGAATGACATGAGCAAGAACGGCATCCTCGTCTTCATCGCGCTCTGTACCGTCGCGGCGGCGGCGATGCTGCCGACGCGCCCGCAGTACGTTCCGCCCATCGTCTCCGCCGAAGAGATGCGTCTGCGTGCAGACGTGGAGCGCCTTGAACGCCGAGTCGATCGTCTCGAGCTGCAACAGATCGACATTGACTCGCGGGGTTGGTCCCGCACGGAAACCGTCAACCGTCGCGTCGACAGGCTCTACCGATCCTCGGTAGAGCAGTCTCAACGGCTCCACGACCTCGAGATGTTCCAGGAATATTTGCTGGAACGCAGTCGACCGAGAATTCGAACAGAAGGACGCGAATGAGCTCGGACGAACCGATCGGACCAGTGCTCCCTTGCGGATGCTTCACGCCGATACTCGACTGCCCCTACATTCGCAATACCATGGGTCGCGGCCCGCGGTTCAAGGGCATCTCGTGTTTGTGGATGACGGAGAATGGATTCACGCGCAGCGCGGAGTCTCTCGCGCGCGCCGAGGCACGAGACCGAGCGATTCGCACCCGCGCCCTCGACAATCACCGACCCGGTGGATAGGATGATCGGACCATGCTCGAACACTTCATGTAGGTTTGTCACTGTCGCGGACCTCCCATCGTGCCGTCTCGAAGAGAATTCGATGACCGAAGGCACGAACGATGAGGTTTGCGAAAATGAAGAAGTCACAGTTGGTTGGGTTGCGGGCTCGGATCGCCGAGTTGGCCGCGCAAGGTCGGGCGATCAGGGCACAGATCCAGAAGGCGTTCGCACGCGCGCGCTACGATCTCTGGAACGACAAGCGCAGCATCGGCAACGAAGCCCGGTGGATGCTGCTCGCATATGCGTTCTTGCGCGACATCCCCTACCGCGTCGTGGAACCGACTGCGGTCCACAGCGGTCAGATCCATGGCGGGAGCAAGGGGCTCGCGATCGCAGTCGCGCGGGAGGCAAAGCTGCCGGACAGTGCTGCCGTCGAGGCGTGGCTCGCAGTGCCCGAGCAGATCGACCGCAAGGCGCGCCGCGAGGCCGCATCGGCAGCAGGCTACGAACGGGGGCGCGCGATGCGTCTCGCACGTGCGGCGCAACGTGCGCGAGGTGCAGCATGAGCGGCGAGGCCATGAGCGCCGACGATGCTCCGGCGACAGTGCGGATCGCAGCGCTGTTCGCAGAGCTGCGCATCATCAATGCGGAGGAAGCGGAGTTCAATGACGCCGCCCGCGATCTCCTGATCCGCGAAGCACGGATGCTCTTTCGAGACGCGAGCACGAACTGGGGGAGTCCTACGTACCGACTCACCGTGAGTTGGTGGAATGGCTGTCACTGCCACGGACGCGAGGGCTCGGAGAACCTCGAAGCGGCGACGATCGAGGAGATGGCGGAACAGGTCGCAGATCACGAACACGGCGAGGCCAAGGACGTCAACGAGATCACCTGGAGTTCGACGCTCACTGAAGAGGAACGCACAGCCTTCGCGGCGGCGTTCGCATCCAGAACGGCCGCCAACACCGAGAGAGCCAAGGCGGCTGCCGAGCACAAGGCCACTCTCGAGCGAGCGCGCACGGCAGCGGATGCGCTCAAGCGGGCGCAGGATGATCTGGCAGACCGGCGCCATGAGCTAACCGACATCGCGATCGCCGCGCGCGAGGCCGAGATCGCGGTCATGCGGGGTGGGCCGTGAAGCCCGCCAAGCTCTACGTCGTGGTCGCCGGGTGTCTCGACCCCGGTCTCCAGATCACGCAGGCCATGCACGCCGCGCGTCAGTTCGCAGAGGAGTACTCCGCGCTCGAGCGGGCATGGTTCACGGAATCGAATACGCTGGCCGTGCTCTCGGTGCCCGACGGCGACGCACTGTCAGCGCTGTGCGTCGCAGCGCGCGATGCGGGGATCGCTCACTCGATCTTCCACGAGCCGGACATCGGCGATCTCGCGCCCGGCTATGACCGGTCCTGCACCGCACTTGCCCTCGAGCCATCGAATGCGTCGCGGCGCTTGTGCCGGTCCCTGCCGCGGGCACTCAAGGAGGCGAACGCCGTCCGAGCGGCATGACCGGATGCGGTGCGCGCACATGCGTGCACCGCTCGATTGCTCCGTTGGCTGAGTGGAAAAGCGCCCAGCTCTAACCTGGGATTACGCGGGTTCGAGTCCTGCACGGAGCGCCAGGAGACAGGATACCGAAATGCCGACATGGACACGAGGTCTGACGCCGGAAGCGAACGAAGCCGAACGCGAGGAAGCGAGTCTCTGGACGCCAGATGTGCTCGAAGGTTCGAGTCAGACAAGCTTCAGCGATGATGTGTCGGAGCTTCTCGCGCTGATCGAGGACGCGGGAGGGCGTCTGACGTTCGACCGGCGCCGCGACATCACGCTCTGCGCGGTGTGCGGACGACGCAGTCGCTGGGGAATACCCCATCAAAAGAACGAGGCATGGACGATCAGGCTGCCGTGGCTTGGCTCCTGCCGGATGGCATGTTCCGAGCGATGTGAATGGGAAGCCATCGGCATGCGAGACGGCATCGGGGAGAGCGACTGAGTGCCTCGATGTCTTGACAGCGCAAAGGCGTGGCGCGCACTGTCGTCCGCACGATGGGTCGAAAGAAAGTGCGTCGTGCTCGAACCCGCAAGCCAGCACGGCGCACGGCATTCGTGCGGATCATGCCCGTCGCCGAGGTCCGCCACGACCCGGCGCTGCTCGCGCGGCTCGAGAAGCTCACCCTCGGCCAGGACGAGTCCGAGATGCTCGCCGTTCTCATGTACGACCGGGCGACCACAGTCTTCGTCGCTTCCCGAGAAAGCGAAGCCGTTCTCGGTTGGGCGTACCTTGCACCACGCGCGAATCGTGTCGATGTCGGTATCTTCGTAGACCCACTGCTCCGGCGCGCAGGGATCGGAACCACGCTCATTCGCGCGCTGCTCGCCTTCGCGCAGAGCAACGGCATCGATCCGAAGACGTTGCGGACCTATGCGGCCACCGACGCAGCACATGCGTTCTATGCGTCGTTCGGTATCCGCGCGCTACTCTCACCGCCCGAGCCCGAGTGAAGACTGAAACGTGCGGCTGCTGCTTGTTCGTCCGTGGCGCTACCCGGGGACGCATGCGCCAGTGCCGTTGGTGTGCTGGCGCCGGTGATCCGCCATCTGCCAAGGCGTTGAAGCGCGACGGCCGCAAGAACAACGGCGGGAAGAACAAGCCGACCGCGGCAATGCGCGCGCGAGTCGCCGCAGAATGCGACGCGCGGAAGCGTTGACACGGTGCTAGCCACGCGCTAGCGTCATGGCATGAGCGCGAAGCCGAGTCTGGACTGGAATGATGTCCCGCAGTTCCCGCGAGCGAGCTACGAGATCGACGTTGGCTGGAACTACTTGGAGACGCAGATCGAAACGGCGATCGCGGATGGCCTCGATCTGGAACCAGAGTTCCAGCGCGCGCACGTCTGGACACGCGAACAGCAGATCCGTTACGTCGAGTACATCCTGCGTGGCGGCGAAGTTGGGAAGAACCTCACCTTCAACCACACGCTGTGGGATCGCTGCGCCATCGCGCCGCCCGGCTCGTACACCATCGTGGATGGGAAGCAGCGCTTGCAAGCGGTGCGGACGTTCATGCGTAGCGAGTTGCCAATCTTCGCGTCACGCGACCCTGGCGGCGTCGGGTACCTCGCATCCGAGTTCAAGGGCAACATGCGGATGCACAAGTGCACTCTCCGATGGCGCGTCTGCACGCTGGCATCGAAGAAAGAGCTGCTCGAGCTCTATCTCAGCATCAACGCTGGCGGCACGCCGCACACCCGGGCCGAGCTCGACAAAGTGCGCGTGATGCTCGCCGCCGCGGTCGAGAAGGATGACTGATCTGCCCCGAAGTGGCGCCGCCGAGTGGTGCGGCCGTAGGATGGGCCTGTGCCGTTGCTCAACGAACTCTTGCAGGCCCTCAAGAACGGGGCGCTTCCCCTGCATCTTGCGGTGGAAGCAACGCCCGACGCGCTGGGACAAGCGTGGGATGCCGCACGCTATGATGACGAGACGATGCTCGAGCTTCTGGCGTACACCAGAGGTGCAACGTTGGTGCGGCCCGCACTCGAGATCGCCTTCGAGATGATCGATCTTCTGAGCGATGATCTTGCGGCAATGGCGCGTGACTCCATGCCGTTGGCGCTTGAAGTCTGGAACCACCGTGGATCCGTCGACAGCAAGGAAGTGCTGAGCCGAATGGAGCGTCTCATAGCGCTGCACCAGAACTTCTACGCCAAACGTCGTGAGGAAGGGCTCGGAAGGGATGGACGACCCGCGGCTATCCACGCAGTGGAAGAGGCCATCGACAGCGTGCTATCTGTCCTTGTTGACGACGATATCAACAGCGCCGGATGGAGCGCGATGGCGGCGATCTGGCGTTCAGCCATGACCCGGCAGAACCTCAAAACGCGCGTCGAACAGATGATCCGGCCATTCGGCCCGCCGACCCTCGAAGAGATTCTCGGCGTCATCCAGCGAATGCAACCATGACGGCGCCGCCGACCATTCTGGAAGCCATCGCTTCCTGCTTTGATGGCTTGGAACCCATCCCTCTCCACCTCGCGGTACAGATGACGCCCGACGCGCTGGAGCATGCATGGGGGCGAGCCAGCAACAAGACAGTGAAGACGCTCTGTGCGACGACGATCGCATTCCAATGGAATCTCATCGGTACCGCGAGTATTCGCAACGCGATCATCTTCCATACACGCCCGCGCCATTTCGCGGAGGCCGTGCTGACGTTGATGGCCAAGAACGTCGGCACTCTGAAAGACGACCTCGATGCTCGCGTGTGGGAACGCCTGCGCACAGGGTTGAAGACGACGAAAGCCGTGCTGGCAGGCGAGATGGAACCGCGCTCCATCGAGAGCTTCGTCTCGGATCTTCGTGAGTTGAATCGCGAGCCATGGAACTCGAGTTGGATCATCTTTGCACTCGGTGACGCAGTGGGGGGCATCCAGGACGGCTACGACACCGATCATGGCGTCACGATGCTGATGCGAGCGTTGCGCGTCGGCATCCAGAGTCGTCTCCGCCCTGGACAGGACTTCGCAGCAGAGGCCTTCGTAGCGGAGATCGAGCAGAACTTTCAGACGTTTCTCGCCTCGATCGGTCCGCCAACGCCAGCGGAGATCATCGGCGCCGCAGTCCGGCTGACCCAAGAGCCACCGTAAAGTCGCGAGCCCACGACACCGATGATACGGTAACCACATGGCTTCCATCTCAGATCCGATGCGCGAATTGCTCGTGCGCGCTGCCCACGGCGAACAGCCGGACCTGACATATGCGCAGTGGGCCTGGAGTCATTCCCGGGATCCGTACGCGATGTTCGAGTTCCTCCAGTACATCCGCAAGATGGACCCGACGATGTTGCGCGGGGCGATGGCGATGCTCTTTCTCAGAGAGATGAGTTGTGTCGGCGACGATCTCGCTGAGCGGGTTGGAACCGCCATCGGTATCCCGCTCAAGCTGGCGACGGGCGGCAAAGTTCCGCGGCGCATGGTGACGAAGGCTGCCGATCAGATGCAGGAACTCGTGGGCGACCTCGAGGCGCAGTTGTCTGGTTCCGCGCCGCGTACATACGCAACCTGGACGTTCGCGAGCGGCGTGTACTGGCTCATCACCGGCGTCGAGCAACAGACCGATGACGATGAGCATCTCGCACGAGAGACAGTCAACCAGTTGGAGACGATCTGCGAGGCGCTGTTGGAAGGCTGCCTGGGCGAGCGGATGTCGCCCGAAGCTGCGGAGCGGGAGGTTGCGCAATGGTTGCGGACCGCGCTCGAGACCTTCATGGCCTCGGCGCCGCCCGCGCCACGAATGCTGCACGACTGATCATGGCGACACCCTGGTACACCGACCTCGTCGATCGGATCATGCTCGGGCCGGGCAACATTCCGTTGCACATGGCCGTGGAGCTTGATGAGGCTCGGCTGCTCGAGGGCTGGCGCGAGTCGGGACCAGCGATCCAGATGCTCATGCTCGTGGCGCTGGGCCGCGACGCCGCTCTCGCGGTCAGGGTTGCGCATCTACTGGCGGATCTGCCGGGACTCGAGCCGGTCACCGCAGAATTTCTCGGCCGTGTGGCGCAAGAGGTCCAACTCGAGGTCATGACCCCACTCTCGATCAATCTGCCTGATCTGACCGAGGACCTCACTCGACAGAGCCGACGAAGCGACGGTTGCGATCGGATGGCGATCAGCGCGATGTGGAATGTCGTGCATGTCCTAATCTGGAATCGCGCGACATCGCCATCGGGCGGAGACCTTTCGCTCGACCGGCAGCGCGCGCTTCTGACGCTGACCAGGACAGCCGCGCGCGTACTGGAACACTGTGGCTCGCCAGTGAGCTCACAGAAAGATCAGGGCGAGGCCTTGGCGCCGCGGTCGATGCTCGAGATCGTCGCGGCGGCAGAGAGCTGGCCGCAGTGACCGATGGCATGTTCAGCATGGTCATGTCGCGGTGCATGTTCCTGTCGAACATCATGGACGCGATCGATGCGCATGAGATCCCGCTGCATCTGGCCGTGCATATGACGGATGAGCGCATGCATGAGGAGTGGGATCGATGCGAGGATCCTCGCGTCCTGCACGAGATGCTTGTGCGAACACATCCAAAGGAGGCCATGCTGCCGTTGGCGCGCGAGATCGCCACCGGGACTGGCGTGCCGTTGATCTATCTGGAGACCGTCAACGATATAGTCGAGGGCAGTCACCGATGGCGGTCATACGTCAATACGCGCATCCGCGACACGCTTGAACAACAGGGTAGCGGCGTCATCAACAAACTTCTCAGTTGGGACGAGCTGCCACTGGCCTGGATGGAGCGAGAGGGGTTGTTGAGGGAGGGCGTGATCAATGGTCAACGCCTTCTCTCGATCCTTCGCGCCGCTGGCGCGCCGACCCTGGCGGACGCGGTGCGGGCGGCCGAAGGTTATCGATGAGCCGCGTATCCCTGCTGGTGCGAGCCATCGATGCGATCGACAGGGGCGAGATTCCGCTCGCACTCGCCATCGAGCTCGATGCGCCGCATGGTCTGGCGCGTGCGTGGGACCAGATGAAGGAGCCGCACGTTCTCTTCGAGATGCTCCTGCGTACGCGTCGCCACCGCATGAAGATCCAGCGCTGGGCGCGTAGCGCTGCCTATTTCGCGGGAATCGATTCTCGGACCATCGAAGCGGTCCTGCGCGATCACCAACCGATCCCCGAGAGCGTGGCGCAGCTTCGGCCATCATCGCCGCGGTTCTGGGCGTGGGAGGTCATCAAGGAGGCCATGGTGAACACCATGCCGAGTGCGCGCACGCTCTACAACCTGGGGCGTTCGAACGTCCCCGACGACTTCATTCTCGATTCGATGCTCCGTCCCGAAGGCCCGCCAACCATCGCAGAGATCATCGCCGCCGCGGAACATACGGCAGGGATGCAGAGGCTTCACAGCCGATGAGAAATCTTGTCGAGCAGATCATCGACGCCATCGACCAGGGCGAGATCCCACTGGCGCTCGCGATCGAGCTCGATGCACCGGGACGGCTGGCGCGCGCATGGCGCCGGGCGAACGTCGACCGAGTGTTCGATGTGCTAGCCCGCGTGCGCCCGCAAGCTTTCAGGCTGCGAGATGGCGCGCGCCTCGCAGCTCTGTACTCGGGGATCAACCCCACGCTCGCCGAGCACGTCTTGCGTGGAGACCCTCTCCCGCGTGGAGCTGGCGTAGAGATGCTGCGAGTATCGATGCCCTCGTCGTGGGCATGGCAACTCATCCGCACGGCGCGCGTACAAGACAGGACGCTGACCACCGGGGATCTCTACGACATGTATCAGGCCGGAGTGCCACACGAGTTTGTTCGTGATTCGATGCTACAGCCACAGGGCATTCCAACGATCGCCGAGATCGTCGCAGCAGCCGCCCATATGCGTGCCGAGAACGGCGAGCGATGAGCCTTGCGATCACAGCGGTCTCCCGCGCGATCGGACGCCGAGAGTTGCCCTTGGCCCTGGCGGTCGAGATCGAGGGGCAACTCCATCACGCGTGGGCGGAAGCGAACGACGCCGATCGCTATTGGCTGCTGATCTGGACGCGACCAGCGGCTCTTCGACCGCTCGTCGACGCCATCATTCGTGCGTCGGAGTTGCAGACTGACGAGTTCGAAACTCTCTCGGCATGGTTCGACGCCGACAGGTCCATGATCGACTACATGGGTCGCATGCTGTCTCGTGGCCTATCAACCGGTGCATTCCAACGCGCCGAAGTTGGAATTCGTGCGCTCGCTTTCCTCCTCAAGCCATGGAGTTCCGATGTCGCCATCGAACGATTCCGCGAGGCCGGGGTGCGGTCGACGGTGCTTCGCAAAATCCTGAAAGCTGGCGGCCCGCCGACGCTCGAGGAGATCCTTGCGGCGGTCGCGAGGCCAAGATGACCGTCCTCAGTCTCTCCGAGATCACGGACGCGGCAGTGTCAGGGACGATCCCGTTGCACATGGCTGTCGCGCTGGCGGAACCCGGCGCGTTTCACGCGGCATGGCAGGGCAAGCGCGCGTCGGATCTCGACCGGACAGTGCTCCTCGCCATCACACGGCCACATGCACCGGTGTGGTCCGAGCTGATCGATGATTGGACTGCGGCCTTTGGACTCAGGCGCGATGAGGCCGATGAGGCCATGCAACTGGCACTGGGTAACTGGGGAGAGTTCTCTGCGGTTGGCACGCAGCGCGCGAGATCCGAAGAGAGGCTCGTTGGGATTCAGAACCAGCGTCATAGCCGTGAATCGGTTGGCTACCGTGGCTGGCTTGGACTCGGGTACCTCTCTCGCGTATTGGCGGGAGTTCCTCTGCGGCTCAGCGGATCATGGCGCCGGACGGCGCTGTCCGTCGTCCTCAACGTCGACCTCGATGCCGAGAGGCGCGAGAACTGGCATGCATTGATTCGCGCAGCGGGCCCCCCAACGCTCGATGAACTGGTGCAAGCTGCCGCCCGGGCCACGCCATGAAAAGCCGGATGCGACAGATTCTCGATGCGATCGAAGTCACGGGAGAGGTGCCTCTGACGCTCGCGGTTGAACTCACCGCACGGGGCGTATTGCGAAGGACGTGGCATGACGCCACCACCGTCGAACGCGTCCGTTGGCTGCGCGCACGACCTGGGGCGCTCGAACCACTGGTCCTGGAGGTAGCACGCAACGCGGGATTCTCCGACGCGATCATCGAAGAGGCGCGAGCGACGCAACATGACTGGTCGCGGTTCTGCCAGATCGGGCAGGCATGGTTCGATGATCCCCAGAAACATACGCAGTATCACGGCTGGTTTGCGCTCGGCCGAATTTTCCATGGAACCTCGGAGATGCTCGGCAGCATCGAAGACGCGGGACTGGATCGCCAACACACTGCGGAGATGATCTTCGCCGCAGGGCCGCCGACGCTCGATGAGACAGTCGCTTACGCAGCGACCATTCTTCCGATCGGCGGACGGCGATGAGAGCGCCGGAAATGGTGAAGCTCTGGCAAGACATCGAGAAGGCCGTTGTCGCGGGAGAGATCCCGCTGCACCTCGCCATCAACTGTACGGACGACACGCTCGCCGAGGCATGGGCGCTGACGCCGAACCGCGGGCACTTCAGCACTCACGAGTCGCGCAATCGGATGATCCGACTGCTCGTTGTATTGCTGCGGCACGAGCCGTTGGCGATGCAGCTTGTGCATTGGGTCGGCGAGTCGGATCCGGCCCTCGCTGATGTCATCGCCATGATGGATCAGGAGTACTTGGAGCCAACGATCAATCGGGACAGCGACTGGATGGTTCGGCTGAGGACCATGTCAGCCATGATGATCCCGACAGCAGAGCCGTTGCGCGAGGTCGCCTGGATCTTGGATCCGCACTATCGACTGCGCTACCCGATCGGTCTTCGAAGCAATCTAAACCTCGTTGCAGCGTCGCTCACTCGTGCGCTAGACAGCGCTCGGTTGTTGAGTGGCGACGACGTGACACTCTGGAAGATGGTGCGGTCTTTCGGCCCGCCCACGCTCGAGCAGATCCTGGCGGCAGCAGAAGTCTGGGCTGGCTCGACACAGCAGTGGTAAGGAACCGATGAAGACTCAAGACGCCGAGGCACTCTGGAACGAAGTCGTCTTGGCGGTGCGCATGAATGGGGAGGTGCCGCTGCACTGTGCTGTCGCATGGACGCCGGAACGCCTCGCCTCATCCTGGAAGCAACTCAACAACAATCTCCTTCGCGGAGTACTCACGAAACTCTCACTGCAAACGGTCTTCGCGCTGGATCTGGTGGATCGCGTCGTATGGAATGTTGCGCTGCGCGACCCTGACGATGCGACTGCCGCGAGGCATCTGATCGCGGCGGTTGAGCGCGCGGTCGGCGAGCCGCCCGGGACCGTCGATCTGAAACCAGTGCGCGAGCAGCTCGAGAAGCTACGGAGCGCAGCGCTTCGCGAGATGATCCTGGAGTTGACTTGGTGGATTCAGGCGCCGGAGGCGTACCCGGCGCATCATCTTCCGATCATCCTCGAGCGAGTTGCCGCCAACGAACTGAACACTACGTCGCGCGAACTCCTTCTCTCGTTCGGTCCGCCGACGATCGAACAGATCGTCGGCGCGGCGCAGGCCTTGGCCAGCGCGCAAGGCTGACCGTCACGTTCCTCGACGGATCGGATGCCTGACAGTAGGATCGCTGTAGCGATGAAGCCCCCCGAAGCGCGCCGCATCTGGAAGGATGTCCGTGATGCCGTGGTCCACGATGGCACGGTGCCACTGTCCGATGCGGTGCAGTGGACGGACGAGCGGCTGGCGCAGGCGTGGGACCTGTTCAGTATTCCGCATCGCGTGGAGTGGTTGATCGATCTCCGGCTGCATGAGGAGCTGATATTCCGGCTGGCCTACCGCGTCGCCGCCGGATGCCCGCCGGTGCATGCCAGCGAGTGCGCCGAGGTGATCGCCAAGCTGGAACAGGAACGCGTCTACCCAGGCTCAGTCGATCTGCCAGCGCTCCGTCATCATCTGAACTATACGCCGCACATCCCTCGCATCGCTGGGTGGTCGACATTCAAGGAAGTGACCTGGGTACTCGACCCGATATCCAGAATGCCAGGAACGCCGATCGGCGATCGCAACTTCGTCGTCGAGAATCTATGGATGCGCTTGAAGCGAGCAATGGATGGATCGCGTGAGTTGCCCCCGGAGTTCGCCACCGAAGAGATCGTGAAGGCGATGGGACCTCCGACGCTGCAACAGATCGTGGCCGCGGCAGAGGCCTGGGGCCCGCCGGTGCGCCGGTGACCCGGCCAGCCGATATCATGACCAGCGTCGAGAAGCTGGAGTCCCTCATCGCAGAAGGCTGGCACATCCCGCTGGCGCTCTTCCTGGTCCTGAGCGATCTGCTGCCGAAGCACCCCGAGATATGGGTCAACATCGACGAAGGCGGCGAAGAAGACGAATTGCAAATCTCCGTCCCGAAGACGGCAAAGCGGTCAGTTATCGCCGTTGCAAAGGCATTGTCCGGGATGAATCCATATATCGACGACGTCGAAGAGTCCGAGATAATCTACTTCGTGTTCGATGCGCGATGATGACGAACGTCGAGAAGCTGGAGTCGCTCATCGCGGAAGGCTGGCAGATCCCGCTGGCGCTCTTCCTGGTCCTGAACGATCTGCTGCGGAAGCACCCCCAGGTAATGGTCGAGGTCTGGCTGCGCGATGATGCGTACGGCGGCGTCGAGACACCTATCCTCGATATCTTCGTGGCGAGGAAGAGGAAGCGCACCATCGAGGCGATGTACGCGGCGTTCGCCGACGTCCCTGGAATTTACATTCGCGTGGATTCTGACCCAGAGGCCGTGAACTTGTACTTCGAGTACGAGCTCGAGAGGCGCTAGGACGGTGGTCGATCCGTAATCGGGTCCGCGGGCATCGTCGCGATGCACCAGCGCCAGTACCGCTCGCGAAAGGCACTCAGCTCGAACCCAGCCCGATGCAGCCGCGTTCCGAGGCCAAGTGGCGCATCGAAGATGTCGATGTGCGCCTCGCCCCACCCGCAGCTCCGGTAGAGCACGTTGGCGCCGAGACGCTCGGCCTCCAGAGCGATCTCGGTGACCGCTTGAGGAGGCGTGGACAGGCGCATCACTGGTGAGTATCGCACGTGTTCAGAGAATACCGTATTCCGCCGGTCCGGTCGTGAAGAACACGCGGCGCACGCGCTGATGATGCAGCCGATTCAGGCACTGCGGGCACGGCCGGGCGAGCGCCCAGGTCCCGTCGCGCGCGATCCGGGCGACGAACACCGTCGCACCGGCGTCGAGCTTCCGGCATAGGCGCAGCTCGGCATGCGTGGCCCAGAGCCGCTCGGGCGCGCCGCCGGACGGCGTGCGGCCGATGCGGATCGCCTTGTTGGTACTGTGGACCAGTGCGCCGTCCGCACGCAGACCGACAGCGCCGAGGGCGAACTCTTGCGCCGCGCCGGGCAGCGACTCTGCCAAGCGCGCCGCGCGCATCAGCAGCGGCATGGGATTCATCGGATCGGGGAGCGAGATTCGAACTCGCATCGGCCAACTTCAGAGGCTGGTGTACTACCAGTTGTACGATCCCCGAATAGCTACGCCTGTTGGCGTTGCTGCTTCGGTAATCTGTGCAAGGCAGGCCGCTCGGGGATCGAACCGGACCGAACGGGTTTGGAGTTTGGAGTGTTCAATCAGTCAATCAGTGGTGATGCGCTATCAACGTGTCCAGAAGTTCTACGAGCTTGGTCACATCTAACAAGCGACCTCTGTATCGCTTAGCCTCTGCGATGACGCGCGGATCAAATCGACGCGAACTGTGCTCGATCTGATGGCAGTTAGCACATAACAATTCGCACCTGTTCAGCTCGCGCTTAATCACATCCCAACTCTTGTTTGCGACGCCGCCAATCGTGAAGCCCTTCGCGCCCGGATGATGAAATTGAAAGGCTGCCGGGTGACCTTTCCAACCACAGCGTTTGCAGCACCCTCCGAGATACACGATCGCCGCCAGCTTGGTACGGTAACGACGGATCAGTGTGTCGCACGCCTCGCACCGACGTCTCCGCGTCGTTACCAGCGCGGCTCCACACAACCGACACGTTCCTGGGAGGACAGGATCATTGTGCAGGGTGCGCGTGTTGTGCCTTCCGAAAGGGGAGCACTCCAAACAATACTTCCGGTTCTTTAAGTTCCGCCTGCAACCATCAATCACTATATGGAAAGCGAACGGCACCGAGCACTTATTGCAGATCGGCATCGGCGCGTATCCCAACTATCCTAACCACGAAAAGCCAAATCGTGCTAGCGGCCAGCTCCAGTACCACCAGAGTGCACGGACCGAGATTCGAACTCGGAACCTCCCGGTAATCGGCCGGGCGCGCTGCCATTGAGCCATCCGTGCATGCATCAGTCGCTCGCGTCGATGCGCGAGCGCCGGTAATGAGCTGGCAGTTCATGGAGCCGGTGACAGGAGTCGAACCTGCACAGTCCTCTTTACAGAAGAGGGGCCCACCATTGGGCGACACCGGCGCATGCGAGTCGCGGAGCGAACGGCGTGGTGTGCTCGTTCGCTCGGCGGTGGTCGTGCTTGTGGTTGTCGTCTTCATGGTGCGTGAGCCGGGGTACGATCCCGGGACCTCCCGGTTATAGGCCGGGTACTCTTCCGCTGAGTTACTCACGCATGCGCGCGAGCGTTGTATCTTCTGGGCCTCGACGCCCGGATTCGAACCGAGGTGACGCGAAGTAGGAGTTCGCTGCCTGTCCACTAGGCTACGTCGAGAAGGAGCTGCGAACGAATCGCGTCTCCTCCTCTTCTCGGTACGGGCAGAGCGAATCGAACGCCCATTCTCGGTGTGTAGAACCGGTGCCTCACCATTCGGCCATGCCCGCATACGACGACCCTGCTGCTCACCACACGGGTGAGCGGGCCGAACTACGACGTCCACGCTCGAAGTGACGCGTTCCATGGTGCGGGCTGAAGGATTCGAACCTTCGCCCGTTCGGGTAAGAGCCGACTGCGCTCCCGCTGCGCCAAGCCCGCGTAGATGCTCCCGCGGTTTCCCCGCGGGGCCCGCGGGGCAACGCTTCGGCAGATGGCGACGCAACGGACACATTGGTCATGCTCTTTCGGAGGAAGCACTCGGATTCGAACCGAGGATGCCTTGCGGCATGGTGGGTTTCGGGTCCACCGGCATAATCCATCTCGCCCATGCTTCCAGATGCTGCCGTCCGAGACGGCGCAGGTGCGTGGTCGAGGACGGCGAGTACTAGGAGCGTGAGGTCGTGAATGACTTCGCGGTCGTTGTGCGTTGAATGCACCACGACTGGAAGCAGCGTACGAACCTGACGGATCTCTGTATTACGCGAACGCTCACGACGCCACCCTACGCCTTGATGCGCGTCAGCGCAAGGGCGTCGCCGCTATTCGATCTCGATGCGCGTGATCGGCAGCGCATTGGCGACCACGCGGAGCGCGTAGTGCCCGTCGCCGTGTCGATCCCTGGTTGCATAGATGTGTGGAACGCCACAGACCGTGAGCATGTAGACCTGCTCGCTCATCGGGGCCCCGATCCGATGCCGGAGAGCAAGATCAAGAACCGCCTTCGCCTTGCCCAATCGAAAACATTGCGACCGATGATGCTGCACCATGCGATGGAAGAGCGCACCGAGTTCGAGGTGAGCCGACGCCTCGATCGCCGACACGAGATCGGTAATCGGCGCGGTATGGTACTGACTGTACAGCAGCTCTTCAGAGTCGTGATGCTTGGACCGATCGCGCTGGCGACACACGGTATAGAGTGTCGAGCCTCGGCTGAGCGGATCGTCTGGATCGCGGTGGGCGACCTCCGTGATCCCAGAGGCCACGAAGGCGGCAAGCTGCTTCAGGATCGTATCCCACGATGTGGCCATCGCCGACTCACACCGCAGCACGAGCTGCTGGAGCCTAGGGAGATCGTCTCGTCGACAAGGCCACATTCTCGTGATCCCAATGCCATCTTGCCCGTCGGGCGGATACGGCCGTACCGCCCAGCGGTGATGCCGACGACCATCGCGATACACGAAGCCATCGCTGCTGTAGCCCTCGTACCCGTCGACCTCACTGGCGAGCATCGAGCCACCGAGCTCGTGAGAAGCCGGAAAGGCAGGGTCGAAGGGCCCGTGGCGATAGGTGCATGCTGCTTGCGCCATGAGATAAAGCTAGCGAGATGCTAGCCACGTGTCAATCTGTCGCTCCCGGGGCGACCGTGTGATACCGTCCTGGCCATGCTGGCAGAACGCGAACTGCGCAACGTACGCGCGCTCAAGAGCGAAGCGCGACTCGCCCTCGGGCAGGTCAAGTGGCTGTCGGTTGGCGCGTGGCGGATCGGCGTCAGTTGCATGATCCACGACGGCGAGATCGTGCAGTGGGCGTTCTCGGCGCAACTCCTCGATCGCACTCATTCGACCGAGCAAGACTGGGCTGCCCTGGGGCAGCTCATCACCGCCGTCGGAGCGCCGTTTGATCCGGTCACACCGATCGCGCAGACGAAGCCCACCGATGTGCACCACTGGGCCTGGGTCGATGGACCGGATGGTCCCATTCATCTCACCCTCCAGCCAGAGCTGGTGGAGACGATCCGAGAGGCGGTGCGCAAGCGGCCGAAGCCATCTTGAGAGTGCGGACCGAAGACGACGACCGACTGGACGACTTCTGGATCGATTTGTGGAACACGATCGAAGGGGGAACTATCCCGCTACATCTCGCAGTCCAGCTCACTTCGGCCCATCTCGCGAAGATGTGGTCGGGCTGGATGGCGAGCCTCACTGACCGAGAGAGTATCGACAATCCGGCATACTTGCTCATGGTGGCGGGGCTCGGGCGTGAGCTGGTAGCACGGATGGTCGAGATGCTCCCCGCCATCTACCCGGACACGCCTTGGCTGGCCGAGAGCGCAGAAGCAGTGGCCCAGGAGGCACGCTCACCAGGATCGAACCCGCTGTTGAGGGACCGTCTTCGCGCGACCGTGGCAAGGGGTCCCGCCAATGTGTGGTTGACCTTGCGACGGGGGCTCGAAAGCCTCACCGCGTGGACCGACGCAACGCGGCGGGGATCCCGGTCGCACAATCAGCGCCATATCGACTGCCTGACGTCCTGGCACGCGCTGCGAGAGTTCATCGTGCTCGCGCGCAATGCACCACATCCACCGGGCCAAGAGCCATGGATCGACGAGATCATTGCGGCGCTTGGACCGCCAACGCTCGAGCAGATCGTGGCTGCCGCAGAAGTCTGGCGGCGCGGATGAATCAGCAAGACGAAGAGTACGCGATCCACTTCTTCGGAGCGATCGCCGCCGCGATTCGTGCAGGTGAGCTGCCATTGCAATTGGCGGTGGCCCTGGAGGGCGAGACTCCAGCGCGGCTCTGGAAGCACATCAACTTCGAAATCGGCGGCGCCGGGCTCACGACGTCGCTGATGCCGTACCGCGCCGGAGAAGCCGTCATGCGCGTGATCGAACGGATGACGGCAATCCATCAGCATCGCCGACATCACATGCAGATCGGCTCCACGCTGAACGAGCCGGTCTACCAACTCGACGATGATAGGCTCGCTACGGATACGGCTCGGCTCACCGCTGATACGTTGCTTCTTCGCCGACTTTGGGATGGTCCGTTCGACGCCGACCAAGCCAAGGAGCTCGAGCAGCGCTACAAGACCGACCTCTGGAAGTACAAGAATCAGGCGTTCCTCGAGGCGATCCATCTGATCAGCTACTTCCGTGATCCGGCGATCGGCCTTCGTCGTAGCGTCACCCCGCAACAACCCATGACCTTCGCCCGCGGCGGCGACGAGGCAGCGCGGAGGCTCGCCTGGGATGTGTTCCATCTGGCCGAGGATGCAGGTGTGGATCGAGACGAGATCATGTCGATCTTGCGCGACTTCGGTCCGCCGAGCGCGCAGGAAGCCATGGAAGCTGCGATGTACAACGCTCGCTTCAATCGCTGCGCGGTCCTGATATGCTCGCTGGAGGGAGATACGATGCCGCAGAACCCATGGGCAGTCGTCGGAATCGGATTGTTCATCGGAGCAACCGGAACTTGGCTATACAAACGACATCGCCGGTGGCTCGAGATCGCCGCAGTTCTGCCGCTCATCCCGCCCTGACTCGCGATACCTGATGGAGTGCGCGAATGGCTGTGTTCGAGATTCTGAAGTACCCAGACCCGCGGCTCACGCGCATCGCGGCGCCCGTGACTCCGGCGGACTATGCCGCGCTGCGCCGGTTCATCGACGACCTTGCTGAAACGATGTACGTCGCCCATGGGCTTGGCCTCGCAGCGCCGCAGGTCGGACGTCTGATCCGCGTGTTCGTCGTGGAGCTGGCCGCCGGTCCTGTTGGATTCGTGAATCCCACGATCGAGTACACCAGCGCGGAGCGAAGCGACTTCTCCGAGGGCTGCCTGTCGATGCCCGGCGTGACCGAACATCTGGGCCGCTCCGCGGTCGTGAGTGTGAGCCGGATCGACATCGTGACGGGTGCGCGCGTCACAGAGAGCTTCACCGGCATGGAAGCAGTTGCGGTACAGCACGAGAACGACCATCTCGATGGCGTGCTGATTCGTGATCGGCTGTCGCCATTGAAGCGACGGCTAATGGACAGGGAGTACGCGAAGCGGAGACGATAGTGCGCGGTGCGGTGCCGCCAAGGCTAACGGAACCTCTTCGGCTTGTACTCGTCGGTGACGAGCACGTCGTGATGGCATTTCACCTCTCTCTTGAACGTCTCCCAGTCCTCCGCCGTCACTGGCTCGTGGGTGCAGTGCAGGCACTCGGCGGCGCCATCTCTCTGCGCGGAGAAGCTCGTGTGGATGTCGATGCCGTTCTTCCCGAACCGCGCAATGCTGCTGCCATCGATGCCGGAATTGATCCACACCGTGATGCCATCGGTCCAGATCTCGTGCTTCATGCGCCGATCTCCTCGACGATCAGATTCACGGACCGTCCGCGCCCGCGCTGCTCTTCGACGGCCGGTCCATATGTGAAGCAGCAGTTGAACTGAATGCGCGACGGCCAGACCAGAATGTACCGATGTGGCTTCTCGGCATCGAGCCAGCCCCAGTAGTCGGACACCGGGTCCCCATCATGCCGTTCGCGAACACGCAGCGCGACGACGGGATCATCGATGCCGAAAAGATCCAACCATCCTCGATCGGGTGACGCGTGGTCGTAGATCGTACGCTCTCCGTATATGCGCTTGTGCGCGTAGTATACTGGCGCGTCGGGCGACATCGCCGTCACAGCTTGGCCGAGAGATGCCAACCGATCGGGAGGCTTCCGAGACCGATGCTGGCGAGGAAGATCTCGAGCCCTGCGACGAGGCCGAGTTCGGGTTCTTTGGGAAGATGCTCGAGCCTGAGCGTCTCGCCACACGGATTCGTTTTCACCAAGGAGATAGAGAGGCCGATGGGGTCATCGTCGCTCGGTTCGCTACCGATGAAGACAATCTCGAGACCTGCCTCTTTGGCCTTGGCCTCGAATGCCTCCCAATTCGCAGGGAAGGGTGAGATCAGGACACCGAAGAACAGACAGGCTTGCGGAAAAGCGCTCATGACCGATGGCTAGCATGGCGCTAGCGCGCCGTCCATTCAGAACGTCGTGGCCGCCGGGATCGCTGGATAGAAGATG